CCCACCACGCCCGGCCCCTCAACCCGCCGGAGCCCCCGATGCGACACCTCGACAGCTCCCTCGCCCGCTGGGCGTTCCCCGCCGTCGGGGCCTTCGCCCTCACCCCAGGGCTCCTGCTCCCCGCCCTCCTCTGCGGCATCGTCACCGCAGCCGCCTGGAAGATCCACCGCCCCAAGCCCTGGAAGGTCTACCGCCCGAAGCGCCGCCGCCAGTAGCGCCACGACACCCGCCACCCCCGACACGACACCCGACACGACCCCCGACACAACACCCGACAGAGGAGCGACAGAGTGAACGCCCTGACCGCCTGGGCCACCACCAACCCCCTCACCGCAGCCGGCACTCTCGCCGCCCTCACAGCACTCCTCGCCTGGACCACCATCCGCGGAATCCGCGGAATCCGCCACGCCCTCCACGGCACCCCCGCCGCCGTCGTAGCAGCCGCCACCGCAGCCGCCGTCTGCACCGCCTACAGCGCCGACACCAGCTGGCGATTCGCCGCCCACCGCCTCGACATGGACAGCGCCACCGAGCGGGCCGCGATGTTCGCCGCCGCCGAACTCGCTCTGTTCGCCTGCGCACTCATGGCCCGCCAGAACCTCCGCACCACCGGAGCCCCGGGCGTGCCCGGCCTCCTCGTCTGGGTCATCACCGGCGTGCAGATCATCCCCGCCTACGCCGAGTCCGGCATCATCGGCGGCACCGTCCGCGCCTTCGTCGGCCCCATCTTCGCCGCGCTCCTCTGGCACCAGGCCATGGGCATCGAGCTACGCCACACCAAGCCCGGCGCCCTCTCCCGCGGGCTGCCCGCCACCATCGCCCGTGAACTCCGCGAACGCCTCCTGTCCTGGCTCGGCCTCGCCGCACGCGACCGCACTGCCGAGCAGATCACCCGCGACCGGTGGACCGTACGCGCCGTCGAACTCGCAGCCCGGCTCGCCGACAAGAAGCCAGGGGACCGCGGCTACGCCCGTCTCGCCCGCCGCCTGTCGGTGGCTGTCGGTCACGCACAGGTCGGTGCCGAGCCGGAGCAGCGTCGGATGCTGCTGGAGCTGCTGGCAGCCCGCCGCCACGCTGTCGCCCTCGCCACTGTCGCCCTGCCGTCCCCCTGGCAGCCCGACACCGTGCCCGCCATGGCAGCCGCCGATGCCGACACCGCTCCTGCCACCGAACCCGCCACGTACACGACGGCCGACACCACAGGCGACACGGCACCCAGCCAGGACGACACCAGCCGCCACGACGGACCCGACAGCGACGACAGCAGCAGCGACGCGCCGCCGCCTGTCACCTACGACAGCCCCGTCGACCGCGCCATCCGACCCCTCTACGAAGACGGATACCGCCCTACCACCGGCCAGATGACGGCCGCCATGGCAGCCGCCGGACTCCAGCCGACGGGCTCCACCGCCCGCCAGTCCCGAGCCCGCATCGAACGCCGGGAGCCCCATCTGGCCGCCCTGCCCTCCGCCCTCTACAGCTCGACCGGGAGCTGACCGTGCTCACCTACGCCACCCCCGACACCGCCGCCATGGCAGCCGCCAGCACCCTGCCACCGCTGCCACCCGGCTTCGAGTACGCGCCCGCACCCGCTGCGCCGCCGTACACCGAACCCGTCGTCGAACAGCCGGCCCCGCCGCGTCGCCCGGCCGGACCACCCATGTCCGGGCACATCACCACCGTCACCAGCCACAGCGACACCACCATCACCATCCACCGCGCCGACTACACCGCCACCGACCACCTCGGCGAATACACGGTGCACGGCTACGCCTGGCGCTGCACCGGATGCCGCACCCTCACCAGCGGCTACGAGCCGCGCGAGTTCGCCGAATGCCTCGGCGACGGCCGCAACCACCACTGCGGAGCACGCCATGGCTGACGACTGGTGGGACCACCTCTACAACGACGACCAGGAGCCCGCGTCTGTCGCCGGAGGAGGACGCCTCCCCGACTGGCGCAACGGCCCCATCAACCTCGACACCGACACGAAAACCGCCGACACCGAACCCGCCACACCAGACACGCAAGAAGCCCACGACACCCCCGACCAGCCACAACAAGACGGCGAACCCGCCGCCGAGACCGAACCCCGCCGCACCCCGAAGACACCAACCCCCCGCATCGAAGACTTCCGCATCTCCCAACTGCGCCGCATCCTCCAACGCGCAGTCCTCCTCAACACCCCCGCAGCCGCAGCCGGCGCCTGGACCTACGGAGCCTTCACCGCCGACTGGAGCACCGGCATCCCCCAGACCGTCCTCGGCTGGATGCACGACGCGGCCACCACCAGCACCTCACCCCTCACCCCGCTGATCATCGGTGGTCTCGTCACCGCAGGCGCCGCGGTCATCGGCGGCGGCATCTACGGCCGCCTAGCCGCCTTCACCGCCCACACGCCGGCCCTGTCCACCGCCCTGCACTGGCTCATCGTCCGCATCCCCGTCGCCTCATCAACCACCGCCCTCCTCCTCTACACCACCACCTGACAAGGAGAAACCCGTGCCCACCCACCTCGCTGCCGGCGACCTCACCACCGCCGTGGGCGGCGTGTCCGCCACCGGCATCGCTCTCGTGCTCGTGGTGGTGCTCGTCTACGGCGTCATCGGCAAAGGCAAACGCAAACTCGCCTCCGGCCCGGCCCAGATGATCGGTATCTTCGCTGAGCTGGCGTTCCTCCGCTCACAGGGCCTGTGGCAGGACATCGGCGCCGCCGTCCAGACCATCCCCGCAGGCCTGGCCGACAACGCCCAGCTCGGCTCGCCGGGGATGGCTGTGGTGTGTCTGCTGCTGATCGTGTTCGCACTGTTCGCGCGGATCGTGCCCGCCACCGGCGCTGTCCTCGGGCTGCTCATGGGCGCCGCGTTCGACGCCGCGGACGGCAGCATCTGGCAGGCGATCGTGGCGCTGTTCTCCATCCCGTTCGGTCTGCTGGGGGCCTGACATGGGGCTGTGGCGCGAGGTGAATGTGCTGCGCGGTTCGCACCGGCTGATGCCGGTTCTGGGCCGGTCGACCGGCGTCATGTGCAAGGCGGTAGCGGACTGGACGCGGGCGAAGAATGGCCAGTTCATCGGCCGGTTGCTGCTGGTGCTGGTGCCCGGGTACGTGGTGGTGCGCCTTTCGGCGTCCCGGCCGTGGACGTGGCTGGTGTGGGCAGCGGTGTGGTTCGTGGGCTGCTGCCTCATTGCTGCCTGCCGTGGCGATTTCGTCGAGGGGCCCGGCGAGGTGGAGGAGCCGGACCCCACCCCCGAAGATGATCAAGAAATGGTGGGGGAGCAGCACACCGACACCACCACCCAGCCAGACGCCGAGAGCAAAGCGAAGTGGCTCCGCCAGCACGTCGAGTACGAGACCGCCGCAGCCATACAACGCCCCAAAGACTCCCCCGTCCACGGCAAAGGTGTCCGCGTCGAAGACCTCCTCGCAGGCATCCAGGCCGATGGCAGCCTCCCCGGCTGGGACGTCAAACAGTTCGGGGCGCTCCTGACGGGCATCGGTATTCCCGTACGGGAGCAGATGTACTTCAAGGTCGACGGCCGTAAAAGCAACTGCCCCGGCGTGCACGCAGAAGACCTCACCACGGCCCTCGGACGGGCCCCCAGGCTGCCCCCTCACCTGGTGCCCGACCTCACCCCCGCCAGCACCACCCTCACGGCCGTCAAGGACCACCCGGACAGGGAGGTGGCCTGAGTGCCCGAGCATCCGCCGCTCTCCCCTCCCGCCGGGGGCGCCCGAATCCGCTACCTAACTACCACCACTTACCAGACCTACCAGCACAAAACGCACGCCACTTCCCTCCCCACACCCGGGCCCGCTACCGTCAACACCAAACGACGAACACCGCGGGAAGGAGGCGAACATGGCCTGGCGCTACCAGTGCAACGACTGCGACACCCACACCACCTGGATGGGCCGCGCCGACGCCGAAAGCTCCCGCTACCGGCACCACGACACACACCACGCCGGCCGCGCCCCGGCCCGCGAACGGTTCGTCTCCAACGCCGAACGCGTCAGCCTCTCGCGTACCGCCTTGTTCCTCGGCGCACTGCTGGCGCTGAGCGCCTTCTCCTGGATCTCCGACAAGCTCGGCTGACCCTACGCCACACCTTCACGGGCCTACGGCTGATGCCGTGTTCCCGCGCTCCGCCGCGCCCTTCTGCGCCCTCGTCCACCGAACTCCGGAGCGGGCTGCTCCATCCGCCAAGACGCCGCAGACCGCCCCGGACCCCCATCCCAACCGAGACAGGAGCCCACATCGTGGCACTCGAACCGATCAGCCTGGACGAACTCCGCCGCCGCAACACCGAGTCGCAGCGACAGGCAGAGGAAACCCGCCGCACACAGGAGCAGCAGAAGCCGAAACAGTAGCCACCCGTTCGAGTGAATAGCACAAAACGACTACAACCATCCCGGCACCCAACGAGTCTCACCCCAACACCAATCCAGCCTCAGGGGGCGACATGACACACCCGCAACAGCCCAGCCAGTACCTCACCACCCCTCCCGGCAGACCGCTCATGTACGGCAGCACCATCGCCAAAGTGGTCTGGACACTCGTGCCAGTGATCAGCCTCAGCGTCCTGTCTCCAGTCCCGTTCGTGGTGGCAGCGGTTAAGGGCGTCATCGCCTGGTGGCTGGCCGGGGTGTACATCGCCGCTACCGTGACGGTGCTCACTGTGGTGACGATCCTGCCCGAGGGGAACCCCTTTGCTGGGCTGCTGCTGATTTTGCTGTTGGCGACGGCTGCGACGCATGCCGCGCTGTTGGACAACCCGAAGATCAGCTTGGGAAAGTAGCAACTCGCGCCGGGTCCCGCCCGGTATCGAGTCCCCGCCGCAACCCCACGCCCGGCGGGGACTCGCCCTACCCTGCGCGACGCTCGTAGGACCGGCGCTCCCAAGCCATATATCCGGCAGCCACTCCAATCCCCACGAGGAACCAGACAACGCCGCCGTAATTACCCAGCACCGCAGCCACCATCGCAGCAGGAATCGATCCGAGTACCGCGAGCTGCAACAGGCCACCGAACCCGATGCGCCAGCCATTCCGCTCCAGCTCAGCCACTCTGCGGCGCTCGTCCATCTGAACGGCCGTACAAGGCCCGCACAGTGGCAACAGAAGCTGCTCGCCGCTGAAGCTCGTCGCAACGACAACCTGCCCCACGCACTCTGCTTGCGAATCGCAGCGGTCAACCATCTGACGGGGATGAGCGATGCGGCACGGGCAGCGGCAGGTCAGGTGCGTGGGTGCGATCATGAGGGCTCCGGGGCGCCAGCGTTTATGCCGACGTGCGGAGTGGCCGTCGAAACCCTCCGGGACGGCGTAGCCGTTCAGGTCACGCTCGCTCACCGCTCCGTCTCCGTTCCTGACGCCCACTCGTGCCGGTAATCCGAATGCTCGGCATACGGCAGAGCGAGAGCGCCCACAACTGGGGCCAGAATGCGGGCGGCTTCGATCAGCTCGCTCTCACGCCGGTGCAGCCGAGCGAACTCGTCATGGTCCTTGTGGATGACCTCTCGCATCTGCGCCCGAATGGCCTGGCACTCTTCCAGCGCCACGGCGTAGGGGGCAATGGCCCGCCGCTTGGCCTCAACCTCGGTGAGGACACGGTCGGGGTCGTGCAGCGCGATGTGCTCGGCAAGGACCGGAACCTGTCGCCGGGCCACAGTAAGTCCGCTGGCAGCCCGGACGTCAGTACCGTCGTATGTCCACGTATCACCGCCGGATTGACGAGCGGTCGCCTTCCGTGCGGTCTCTTCATCATCGGCAAGCCGGTCCCGGATGAAGGCCACCAGCTCGGCGCTCACCGGCCGCTCCCCTCGCCGGGCTGCCAGTCGCTCACGTCCGGACGCTTCGGTTGCGTCACTCCCGGGCGGCGTAGGTACCAGGCGATGAAGTCGCGAATGACCTCGGCACGTTCGGTGCCCATGGCTTTGGTGGCGCGCTCGAAGTCGTACCAGTCGTCTCCGATGCGGATCTGTCTGGGCGGGGTGTGAGTGGGCTTGATGGTCATGGGGCGAGGATATCGGGCCGTAGCTACACGGGCAATGCGCGAACTCTCGTGATGTAGCTACAGAAATCTTGGACAACCCTCTTGCGTGTAGCTACACACTCCGGTTAGTGTGTAGCTACACAGCGAACGAGGGAGACACCATGAACGCCGCAGCCACCACCAAGAACCACACCACCCGGTGCCTGCGCTGCCACCGTCCCCTCCGGTCCGCCAAGTCGATCGCCCGGGGATACGGCAAGGGATGCGCGGCCAAGATCCGCCACTCCGCCGCCGACCTCGCCGACTTCAAGGCCCACCAGATCAACTCCGCCCGCGAACTCATCGAGGACGGCGCGATCATCCCCCTCCGCAACCAGGTGTTCATCGCCGTCTCCTCCGACGGCACCGAGACCTACTACTCCCACCCCACCAACTGCAACTGCCCCGGCGGACTCAAGGGCAGCACCTGCTACCACCAGCTCGCCGCCCGGCTCCTGCTGGCCGCCTGACCACCTGCCCGCACGCCACCGCAAGGAGCCACCCCGCATGACCACCGCCCCCACCGCCCTCCTCCTCACCGGCGACGGCGCCATCGCCGAAATCAACCTCCCCACCACCAACCAGCTCACCGTCATGCAGGCAGTCCTGCGCTGCGACCGCGTCGACGTCGTCGCTCTTACCACCCGCATGGACATGTGGATCGACGACGAAGGCATCTACAACCACGAGATCAACGTCCCGGCAACGCTCCTCGCCCGCCGCTACGGCTTCTGCTACCAGGCGTACCACGGCCCCGTACTCCTGACCGGCGGCGCCGACGCGGAAGGAGACACCCTCCCCCTCACCCCGGAACGGCTGAGAGCCCTACTCACCGCACTCCAGGACACCACCGAGTAACCCCGAAACCGGCATCGGGGCGGCCCCTACCGCCAAGCAGATGCCGCCCCGGGCCTACCTATCCCGACTCACGGAACTGGAGCACCCATCATGACCCTCACCCTCACCACCCTGGCCGCCGACCCCATCGACCTCGTCACCTGCGGCTCGTGCACCACCGCCGCGATCGAAGACGAGACCACCGAACTCGGCTGGGTCCACGACGCCGACAACGATGAGTGGGCCTGTGAGACCTGCACCCACGCACCCGCCACCCCGCGCCTGCACGGAATGCGCACCACCTGACCACAGCCACCGCCTCGGGCCTGCTCCGCACCACCGGAGCAGGCCCGCTTCCGTACTCGACCAGCACAACATCGGCCAGTGGATGCGAGTTGACGGCGACTCATGGAAAACTGGAATCAACCATTCCACTCCGGCCCCACACAGGAGACCCCCATGATCAAGGTTTGCACCACCCTCGAATCCGGCGCAGAAATCTGCACCACCATCGACCTCGCCCACGACGCAGCATCCCGCGCCTACACCACCACCGTGGGCAACAGCGCCGACACCGGATTCACCCTCAACCACCGGCTCGACAGCCTCGAACTCGTCCCCGTCGTCCGCGACGTAGCCAGCGGCGAACTCACCAGCACCGCACCCGTCGTCACCGCGGTCGACGCCAACACCGCCACCATCGACTTCGAGACCGCGCCCACGACCGGCCAGTTCCAGGTGACGCTCCTCGCCGTGGTCCCGTCCGTCTGACCGGCACCACACCACGGGCCCGCCCCAGCCACCACGGGGCGGGCCCGCCTTTCGTGCACCCCGATACCATGACAACGTTGACACACCACGCGCGGGGAGGTGCCCATGAGCAAGAACGACCAGCCCCGCGACGGCAAAGGCAACTTCCTCCGCACCACCGCCACCGCCGAACGCGAAGCCCGCGCCGCCGAACTCCGCGCCAAAGGCATGCACTACCGCGACATCGCCCGCGAACTCGGCATCGACGTCCACCAAGCCCACGACGACGTACGCAACGCCCTCCGCGCCATCGTCCAAGAACCCGCCGAAGAACTCCGCACGCTGGAGCTTGAGCGCCTCGACCGCATGTACCAAGCCGCCGCGGACGTGCTGGAACGGCAACACGTCGCCGTCTCCCACGGCAAAATCGTGTACCAGGGCGAAGAACCCCTCATCGACGACGGGCCGGTGCTCCAAGCCATCGACCGCCTGCTGAAGATCCAGGCCCGGCGAGCCGCCCTCCTCGGCCTCGACGCGGCCACCAAAACCGAAGTCTCCGGAGGCGTCCGCTACGAGATCGTGGGCATCGACGCCGCAGACCTCACATGACCATCACGGCCGACGACACCACAGCCGTCGTCCGATACGAACCACGGGGAGCCGCCCGTGAACTCTTCCGGGAACGCCGATCGGAAGTCGTCCTGGCTGGCCCCGCGGGAACGGGCAAATCACTGGCAGCGCTCTTCCGCGTACACCTCGCCGCGCTCCACAACCCCGGGATCCGCTGCCTCATCGTCCGCAAGACCGGCGTATCTCTAGGCTCCACCACGCTGGTGACGTACGAGAAGAAAGTCGCCGCGGACTCCCTCGCCCGCCGCATCGTGTCCTGGTTCGGCGGGTCCACCCGCGAAGCCGCCTGCTACCGCTACAGCAACGGCTCGGTAATCGTCGTCGGCGGCCTCGACAAACCCGAGAAGATCATGTCCTCGGAGTACGACCTCGTCTTCGCCGACGAAGCAACCGAACTCACAGAGACAGACTGGGAATCCATCGGCACCCGGCTCCGCAACGGCATCCTGTCGTGGCAGCAACAGATCGCCGCCTGCAACCCCAGCTACCCCAAACACTGGCTCAAGCAGCGCTGCGACAAAGGCACAGCCCGGATGCTCGTCTCCCGACACCGGGACAACCCCGCCTACGTGAACGCGGACGGCAGCCTGACCCCGGCAGGGGTCGACTACATGGCCAAGCTCGACGCCCTGAGCGGGGTACGCCGGCTCCGGCTGCGCGACGGAATCTGGGCAGCCGCCGAGGGCCTGATCTACGGGTGGTGGGACGACGCTGTCCACCTCATCGACCCGTTCACGGCCCCGAACTCGTGGACTCGGTGGATGTCCGTCGATTTCGGGTTCACCAACGCTTTCGTCTGGCAGGACTGGAGAGAGGACCCAGACGGACGGCTTTACCTGGTGCAGGAGATCTACCGAACCAAGCGCCTAGTGGAGGACCACGCAAGGCAGATCAAGGATTTGATGGCCTACCCATCGGGGCAGCAAAAGAGGCCACGCCCCCGGGCGATCGTGTGCGACCACGACGCGGAGGACCGGGCAACGTTGGAGAAGCATCTCGGCATGTCGACGGTGGCCGCGAAGAAGACGGTCAGCGACGGGATCCAGGCCGTGCAGTCTCGCCTGAAGACGCAGCCTGATGGCAAGCCCCGCCTGTTCATCATGCGCGACGCGTTGGTTGAGCGGGATCAGGAACTCGAAGAGGCGAAGAAGCCGATGTCCACGGTCGATGAGATCACCGGGTATGTGTGGGCAGTGAAGCCCGGAGCGGCTGGCGGATTGAAGGAGCAGCCAGTGAAAGAGAACGACCATGGCTGCGATGCCATGCGGTACATGGTCGCTCAGCGCGATCTGGTGGGACGGTCACGGGTGAGGTGGATGAACACGAAGTAGCCGCCCGGGCAGACGGGCAGGGACAATGCTGACAGCCCCACCATCTAGGAGGTAGCGATGACCAGCCTCATCGCCAGACTGGAGGCGGCCCGCACCGCGGTCCTCACCATCGCCGGGTTCTCCAGCCTCACCGCGTCCGCCTGGACCGTGTGGGGCACCGGCGCCGGGCTCGCCGGCGCGGGCGCGTCGCTGCTGCTGCTGGAGTTCCTGTCCGGTGAGGAGGCCAAGCGGTGAGGTCACCACTAGGTTCGCTGCTGCGTAATAAGACGCCGGTGCCGTTTGTGTCCGCTGCCCGGGCCTTGTCGTTGCCGTGGGTGCAGCCGATGGGGCAGGAGGCGCAGATGCGCGCCATGGGCTCCGTCGGCACCCTGTTCTCCATCGTCAACCGAACCAGCAATGCGACGGCGCAGGTCAACTGGCGGCTCTACCGCAAAGCCGCGTCCGGGCTGAAAGAAGACCGTATCGAGGTCACCCGGCATGCGGCCCTCGATGTATGGAACAACCCGAACCCGTTCATGACCAGGCAGGAGCTGGTCGAGGTCGGGCAGCAGCACATCGACCTGACAGGTGAGGGCTGGCTGACAGTCGCCTACAACCCGCGGTCCCCGATGCCGCTGGAGTTGTGGCCGGTGCGCCCGGACCGTATGGCGCCGGTGCCGCACCCCACCGATTTCATCAAAAGGTACGAGTACACGGGCCCGTCGGGCGAGAAGATCCCCCTCGAACTCAAAGAGGTGATCTTCATGCGGACCCCCAACCCGCTGGATCCGTACCGGGGTATGGGCGCGGTCCAGACGATCATGATCAGCCTCGATTCGGCGCAGGCCGCCGAGGAGTGGAACCGCAACTTCTTCCGCAACTCGGCCGAACCCGGCGGGATCATCGAAGTCCCCAACAGCCTGGAGGACGATGAGTTTGATGAGATGACGGCCCGCTGGCAGGAGCAGCACCAGGGCGTCTCGAACGCGCACCGTATCGCTGTGCTGGAGCACGGCGCGAAGTGGGTTGAGCGTAAGTACACGATGCGGGACATGCAGTTCGTTGAGCTGGGCAAAGCCAGCGACGACAAGATCATGAAGGCGTTCGGTGTCCCCGCGTTCGTCCTTGGTGAGGTCGGCGACGTCAACCGCGCCACCGCCGAAGCGAGCAAAGTCCTCTTCGCCGAACTGCTGACCGTGCCGCGCCTGGAACGCTGGAAGCAAGCCCTCAACCACGACCTGCTGCCCCTGTACGGGCCGGGCACCGCGAACAGTCTGGAGTTCGACTACGACGACCCGGTCCCCCCGGACGCTACGGCCCGCAACGCCGAGCTGGAGACGAAGACTGCGGCGTACAAGACACTCATCGACGCCGGAGCTGAACCGCGGCTCGCGGTGGAGTATCTGGGGTTGCCGGATCTGGGCTACCTGCCGCCCGCCCCGGCCCCGGGTTCGGCTGTGGCTGTGCCTGCTGCGGCGTCGCGTCTGGACATTCACCACCACGCGCCGCAGGTGACAGCGCACGCTGTCCGGCGGCTGGCACTCCCCGCTGCTCCCGCTGTCACCGCAGCCGGAGACGAGGACGTGGATGCGGAGGAAGTCCGCGAGCCACTCGACGACGCCCTCGAAGTACTCCTGGAGCGGTGGGAGGACATCGCCGACGCCCAGTACGAGGAACTCGCCGCCCAGATCAAGAAAGCCATCGACAAGAAAGACCCGGCCGCACTGGCCGACCTGACAGTCAGCACCGGGGACGCGGCGGATGTGCTGCGCGCCGCGCTCGCGGATATGGCCGAAGTGGGCGCCAAACAGATGGTGGCAGAGGCCGCCGAGCAGGGTGTGAAGGTCCGCAAGCCCCAGCTGTCGAAGGGACTGCGGAACGCGTTCGGCAGTGAGCTGGTGGAGATCGCGCAGGCCACTGCGACACTGCTGGGCTCGGATGTCGCGGGGTCGGCGGGGCGTGAGGCGCTGCGGTTGATGGTGCCGGGCGCTGACGGTGAGGGCGTCGCGGGACAGGTCGTCGGATTCCTGAAGGGGCTCAAAAACTGGTTCCGCCGTGACCAGCTGGGTGGGGCGCTGCACCGGGCGCAGAACGCGGGGCGGGTAGCGACGCTGGAGGCCGCACCGAAGGCCACATATTTTTCGGACGAGAGGCGAGACCGTAACACCTGCGGCCCATGTAAGGACATCGACGGCACAGAGTTCGAGGACCTGGCAGCAGCGAACGCGGCATACGCGACCGGCGGCTATCAGCTGTGCGAGGGCGGCGTGCGCTGCCGTGGCACGGTTGTAGCCCGCTGGGAGTAGGACAGCCACCCCGGGCAGACGCACGGCATCATGGGCCTATGAGCAACAAACTGGTGACTTTCGTCCGCGCACGGCTCGCCGGTATCCGCCCCGGCGTCCGGGCACCCAAGCCTGACCGCACCATCGAAATCCCCGGCCACGAACCGGGCGAACCGGCAGGGACCCTCGAATTCGACCGGCCCATCACCGAGGACGAGTACGAAGCGATCAAAGCACGCTGGCTCAAGCGCCACGGCAGGAGGTGAGCCCGGCGTGATCAGCATCAGCTTCCCCGCCGAGCCAGACCCGGACCCCCACCCGCGGTACGAGGACTACCCCACCACCCGCGCATACGAGCAGGCATTCCACATGTGGCACGCCAGGCGCCGCGACGAACGGCTGACCGACGAAGAACGCCAGGCCGCCTTCGCTGTCACCGAGGACTACATCAAGAACCGCCGCCTCGGGTAGTCGTCCCCCGCCCACCTTCCTTCGGATGGTTTACGAACTCTCCTCAGCCACGAGCTTGTCCAAGGCCTTGTTGAGGGTGTTGATGTACTCGTCGCTGGAGGGGACGGTCTCGGTGCGCCAGCTGAGCATGAAGCGGCCTGCGGGGTGGTGTTGACGTTCGCCGGCGCTGTTCATTTTCTCGGCCCAGCGGTTAGCGGCTTTAGCCGTCTTTAGTTCGCGGATGATGACGCGTTCGGTGTCGATGCGGGCGACTTCGGCGTTGGGGTGGTCTGATTCTTTGACGGGTGTTTCTCGTTGTTCGCCGAGTCCGACGGTGTGGGCGTCGCTGAGGTGGTCGGCGACTTTTTGGGCGGTGAGGCCGGTGTCGTCGCTGCTGGTGCCGCATGCGGTGAGGGCGAGCAGCAGGACGGCGGATGCTGCTGTGGTGGTGTGTCGGGTTCGCATGTCGTGCACTGTTTCGGTGGGAGTGGGGGTTACCGGCGTGTAGATCGCGACTGTTACACGCCTACGACTCTGTCGTTACGTGCGAGCCGGAGTCTCCTCGCCCAGGGTGATGCCGAGTTCGGCCCGCAGGCGCCGCAACCGCTCCCACGGCAGACACCCATGCCGCCCGTCCGTGATCGCTTTCTGCACGCCCGGGTCCGTGGACTGGTAGGCGGCAGCCAGCAGGAGCAGCCAGTCCATGTCGGTCCATTTGGTGCCGCCGTGGTAGCAGCGGAGCAGGCTGGGGCGGAGGTGTTCGGGCTGGCCGCGGCTGGTGGGGCAGCCGAGTTCGACGAAGGCGGCGGAGTAGCGGCCGATGACGAGGTCGCAGTGTTCGTGATCGGTCGGTCGCTCGCGGATGGCTCGCTCGGCGTCCTCGGCCCTGTTGTAGCCGGGGTCGTTGACGGTGATCGCGGGGTCGTGGGAGAGGCAGAGAATGCGGTAGGTGCTGCTCACGACACCACCACCGCGTCAGATGCGAGCCGCAGGCCCGTCCGCTCCAGGAACTCGTCCAGCTCGATGTCTATCGCTGGCGGCTCGTCGCAGTCTTCGAACCGGGCGGTGCGCCCGTCTGGCGGCACGGTCCAGCCGTCGGGGCCGGGTGCGTCGTAGGCGTCGACGGTGCCGATGCCCGATCGGTAGCGGAGGTACAGGTATTGGCCGCTGGTGGTCCAGGCGTCCCACTGGTTGGGGCAGGCGGCGCAGGTTTCGACGACGCGGGCGAGGACGATCGGCGGGTCTGGTTCGTCTCGGCATCCGCACTGGCAGTGCTCGTCGTCCTCGCGGTGCGGGACCAACTCTCCCCAGCGGCTCACGGCTGCTCCTTCGGCATGAGGGCCCGCATGTACTCCGTGATATCCGCGTCGGTAAGCGGCGGCCCCGCGCCCGGGGTCGGACGGCAGTGGAGCATGCCCGGCTGGAGAGCCTCGTCGTACACGAGTGGCCAGCCGCAGGTTCGTGCCGCGTCGAGGAACTCGGGTGTGGCACGGGGCTCGACGGCTTTCGGGCGGAGGATGTCCTTCAGGAGGTCGAGGGTGGAGGGCTCGGCTGCGACTTCCTGGACAGGGTCGGTGCGGACGACGTAGATCTCCATGGTCATCGGTCGGTCCTCTTCGTGGTGTCGATGCCGAGCTTGGTCTCCAGTTCGCGGATCCGGGCTGCCATTTCAGCGCGGGACTGCGGCGGGTCGTGTGTGACGAACCGGATGACGCCCCAGCCGAGTAGCGCGACCGGCCAGAACACGGCGGCCAGGATGGCTCCGCCGATGGTCTCGACGCGGTCCCACTCGTTGAAATGCTGCACGGGGTCTTCGCGGAAGTCGGCGGGCCTGCTGGCCTCTTTCTCGGCCCGCTTGTCGATGGCGTGGGCGCGGAGATGGCCGTAGATCGCACGTGCGGCGTACAGGTTCGCGGCGATGTAGGCGGCGGTGACGAGAAGCGCGATCATGATCGTTCTTTCCCGTCGGTGAGGGCATGGCATTCGTACTCGCCGGTAACGGTCGCGGTGTGGTGCTCCTTACCCGCACGCACAGCCTCAGCGGTCGCGATCCATCCGGTGTCCAACCCGCAGGTGCAGGTGGCGCGGGCGCGGCCTGTCCGCTCGTAGCGGGCGTACCCGTCCGGGTCGGGTTGGAGCGGGCGGGTCTCCTTCTCGAAACGCAGCACGTGAACGACGGGCGCGGTCTGGGCGGTCACGCTGTCTCCTTGGTGGTGGTTGCGCCGCACTCGACGCAGGTGAAGCCTGGCGGCGGTGCGTCCTGGCAGATGACGCAGGACCTACATGCATCACACGGCCAGTCGTCGCCCAGCAGCATGGGCAGCCGCACGCCAAGAACCGCTGCGATGAGCACCAGTTCATCGATACTGATCTCTCGCCGGCGGCTCCCGTCCGGGCGACGGCGACCGCTTTCAATGTTGACGAGCGCGGGAGGCGTCAGCGATCGCATGCCAGCCTTCCCGCACTCTTCGGCGAGCCGTTCGCGACTCCAAGAACGGCGACGTCGAGCCGTCTTGATGCTCTCGGCCACTCGGTCAGAGACGGTGGACAGCGGCGTAATGTGCTCCGACGCTACGCCCTCCTGCTTGGCTTGGAAGACCCAACTCCGGACAGTGGAAGTCGCTACGCCACGTGCGTCTGCAATCGTTCGAGCTGGCGCTTTGTCGCCTCTGTGGCAAGCCGCCTGGTATTCCTGTGCCACCTCGGCCAGACGCACGAGCCGTCGCCACCTCTGTGCCGCCCCTGGCCCGGACTCGGGGGCAAGGTCGGGGTAACGGGCGCTGACCAGGTCCAGCGCGGACGTTGAGGTCACGCTGTCTCCTCCTCGGGTTCCAGTGCCTGCCGGGCCCTGTTGAGGAGATCGGCGTAGGCGATCGCGTGGTCCGTCGTCGGGTTCGCCTCCCCCAGCTCCCACCGGTACACGGTCGTCGGCGTCACCCCGAGGGCCTGCGCGAACTCCCGCAGCGGGATGCGTGCTTGGTGTCGGATGCGGGCCCGTTCGGCGGGTGGCGGGAGTTGCGCGGCGCGGATACGCCGCGCCAGCTGTTCGGCGGGTGAGGCGCCACCATCGTGCGCTGTGTATGGCTCCATGCAACAAGAGAGTACGCGAATACCTTGAAACACGCATTCATTGGTACCGCGTCACACGGAAAACACGCAACAACAAAGCAACGCCAGGCACAAAGAAAAGGAAAACCCGCGTAACCCCAGGTCAGAGGCATAATCGTCGCTCTTCAATAACCCCGCAATAGTGCACAATGAACCTGACCAACCCGCCCCCAAAACGCAAAAGGCGACGACGGGAGGCCACCGCGAATGAGCCGCACACGGCGGTGCCACAACACGGCAACCCCCGAACAACTCGCCCAACGCGCCCGCGCGACCCGGCCCGCGCTCCCAGGACCAGACGGCGCCGAAACCTGGTACCGCATCTCGAACACCGTCGACGAAGGCGGCTCACCCGTCGCGTCGATGTACATCTACGGCGACGTTGGCTCGTGGGGAATTTCAGCCTCCTCGTTTGTGGAAGAACTCAAGGCCATCGATGCGCCGGAGATCAGGCTGTACATCTCGTCCCCTGGGGGCGAAGTGTTCGACGGCTTGGCGGTCCACAACGCGCTGCGCTCGCACCGGGCCCGGGTCATCGTGCAGGTGGACAGCCTCGCCGCGTCTATCGCCTCGGTGATTGCAATGGCGGGCGACCGGATCATCATGTCCCCGCATTCGCAGATGATGCTGCACATGGCGCAGGGCGTCTCCTGCGGGGAAGCGTCCGAACTCCGCGAGTACGCCGACTTCCTCGACCGGCAGAGTGAAAACCTCGCCGCCGTATACGCCGAGCGTGCGGGCGGGACCGTCAAGCAGTGGCTCAAGGTCATGGCTGCGGAAACCTGGTACTTCGCCGACGAGGCAGTAGAAGCCGGACTGGCGGACGAGGTCGCCAAGCCCACGCGCATGGTCCCGGGCGAGGAAGAGGAAGCACGCGCGCTGGCCGCCTCGTGGGACCTGTCGGTGTACAACTACGCGCACACCAGCCGCGATGAGGCGCCCGCACCGGACGTCACCCCAACACCCGCACCCGCTGCACCCGCTGCACCCGCTGCACCCGCGCCCGTGCCTGTGGCCGCTGCGCCGAACCCGGTGTTCGACCCGGACGCGTTCCGCGCCGCCACCCTCGCATCGCTGGACCCGATGCCCGGCTACCAGCCCGGCCAGTTCCGCGACCTCATGGCAGGCGTAGCCGGAGACGCACCCGCAGCCCCTGCCGCCGAGCGTCCGGCCGTCGCATACGAACCACAGCCCACCGCCGAGCAGGAACCCGCCCCGGCACCGCAAGACGTCGCCGTCGGCTACTTCCGGTCCCTGTTCACCGCCGCCGCGAACGACGCACCCACCGCACCCACCACCGCACCGGCCCCGGCCGCACCAGGCCCGCAAACGGTGTACGTGCCCACACCCCCGCCGCCCGCCGCGCAGGTCGTCGGCGACTACCTCCGCGCCGTCATCACCGACGTCGCCAACCACGCACCCGCACCACCCGCACCCCCCGAGCCCGAACCGGCCGCGCCCGCACCTGTCAACACCGTTGACCGCACAGCTTTCGAACGCGCCCTCAAGGAGGCACGCTTGTGAACACCACCGTCATCGAGGCGCAGCGCAAGGCTGTGACGACCCACCTGCGTCACCGCATGATCCTGCGCGCCGGCCACAACCCGGCCACCATCGGCAAGCCCTACAACCGGGCCACAAACCCGGCCGCCCCGGCCGCTGGTGCTGTGGACCCGGAGCGTATGACCATCCCCACCACGCAGGCCGCGCTGGAAGAGATGCTCGGCGACTCAGCCAAGATGCAGAAAGTGTTCGCCGACAAGAACGGCGCGTTCGGCGAGTTCATCACCAACTACGCCCGCTCCGTCCACAACCGGGACCTGTCCATCGCGACGCAGGTCAAGGAGCAGACGGAGCAGATCCTCGCGAACTGGTTGCGGGAGAACCAGCCCGACAGTGTGGAACGCCTCGACCTCACCCCGCGGGCGGTCGCGAAGACGGGGAACGCCCGTAATCACCTGCACAACCCGCGGGCGATGGGCGCGGTCCTGGACCGCGAGTTTTCCGGGTCGGCGGAGTATTTCCGCACGATCTGGCACAACGCGAACCGCACTGCGGACATGCAGGCGAAGCTGACCCGCGTCCGCAACGCGTTCAGCAGCACGGTGCCTTCTGAGGGCGGGTTCCTGATCCCGGAGGTGCTGCGCTCTGAGCTGCTCGCGGTGGCGCTGGAACAGTCCGTTGTCCGGCAGCGGGCCCGCGTCATCCCGATGGAGACGCTGCGGGTGCCGTTCCCCGCGATCGACGCCACCTCCAACGTGTCCTCGGTGTATGGCGGTGTGGTCGGCTACTGGACGGAGGAAGGCGCAGCGCTCACCGCGAGCCAGGCCGCGTTCAGCAGGATCGTCCTCGACGCGAAGAAACTCACCGCGTACACCGAGGTCCCCAACGAGCTCATCTCCGACTCGGCGATTTCGTTCCAGGCATTCCTCGACCAGATCTTCCCCGAAGCCCTCAACTTCTACGAGGACATCGCCTTCCTCAAGGGCTCCGGCGTCGGCGAACCCCTCGGCGCTCTCGCCGCGGGCAACGGCGCGATCGTCGAAGTCGCCAAGGAGTCCGGGCAGCTAGCGGACACGATCCACTGGGAGAACATCGTCAAGATGTACTCCCGCATGCTGCCCGGCAGTCTGGACCGTGCGGTGTGGGTCGTGTCTCCGGATGTGTTCCCGGAGCTGGCCACGATGGCCCTGTCGGTGGGTACCGGGGGTTCGGCGATCTGGTTGAACAACGGGGTGGGCGGGCCGCCGATGACGATCCTGGGACGGCCGGTCATCGTCTCCGAGAAGGCCCCCGGCACTCTCGGCGACAAGGGCGACATCAGCTTCGTCGACTTCGGGTTCTACCTGATCGGTGACCGGCAGGTCATGTCCGCCATGAGCTCGCCGCACTTCAAGTTCCAGAACGACCAGACCGCCTACAGGATCATCCAGCGCGTTGATGGCCGTCCGTGGCTTCAGTCGGCGATCACGCCGCAGAACAACAGCGACAGCCTGAGCCCGTTCGTGCAATTGGCAGAACGCGACACCTGACCGTCCGCCAGCCCGGGCGGGCATTGACACCCCCGCTCGGGCCCAATCCATAGAGGCAATCAACCCCCTTTTTGGAGGGCAGCATCATGATGGGACTCGGAAGGGTCTTCAACGTCGTTCCGACGGCGACCGAGGTCACGATCCCCCTGACCCGCGCGTCTGCGGTCAGCTTCGTCTGCGTGGATGCCGGGTCCGGCGACCAGGTCGCGACGATCACTCAGGTCGACTCCACCGCGGTACTCAACGAGATCGCCTTGGACTGCGACATTCACCCGCATGTCGGCCCTGACGTCGGCGGGACGTGGACCGCAGTCGCGGAGCAGGACGACACATTCGACATGGGCGCATCAAGCACCGGTAGCGCCACCAACGACACGCTCGTGTTCACCATCGGCGGTGACCAGCTCGCCGACGGATACGACGGCGTGCAGGTCAGCATGGACGCCGGTACGTGCGTGGCGATCATCCATGACCTGACGGTGCAGCGTGCGCCGGCCAATCTCGCATCCAGCATCGTCGCATGAGAAGGAGGGCTTTCGGCTATGAGCACGATCATTCAGGGTCATGAGCTGCGGAGCCTGCTCCTGGGCCGCTACGTCCAGGGCAAGACCAGCGACTTCACGGCAGGTGGTGACGCCACTTACCAGGTTTTCACGGTGGCCGGTGGCGAGGTGTACATCACCGCGCTGTGGGGTCTGGTGACCACGGTCGTCGCGGAGGCCGGCGGCACGATCGCTCTCGCGGTGGATCCCACCACGGGTGACACGACGACCATTGTCACTGCCACCGACCTGGGCACCACCGACAGCTTGGCCGGTGACGTCATCGGTATCGCGATCGAGACCAATGATACGGCGAACAACCAGACGAACTTCGCGGTCAACGGTGCTCCGCTTGGCCCGCTTGTTGTGAGCACTGGGGAGATCGAGGTCGCTGGTGCTTCGAGCGTTGACGGTGTCGTGGAGTGGTACGCGACCTACGTGCCGCTGACGCCGGGCGCGACGCTGGTGGCGGCTGCCTGATGAGTGTGTACCGGCGTGGGACTGAGGGGCGTCTCAACGACATCCTCACGCTCCTCGCCAGCAGCAAAACGAGTCTGTGGCCTTTTTGGGAGTCGACGGGAACCCTGGTCACCGGTACCAGCGTCGGGGACCTGACCGCGGCGGAGAGTTCAGGTACGCCGGAGGCGCTGGAGGACGATTTCTCTCCTGTGCAGCTGCCGTCCGGCCTGCACTCGTACCACTTCCACCCGACTGGTGATCACCATCTGGCGGGCACCGACCTCAACCGTTATAGCTTCGGTGACGGCACGGTGGACTCCGCTTTCTCGGTGGGGGCGTGGATCCGGCAGAGCAACGACTCCGCCGTCAATAACGTGATCATGGGGAAATACGACTCTGCGGGGAACCTGGAGGAATGGCGGTTCTTCATCAACACCAGCCGTCTGCTGTCGCTGGAGCTGCATGACGCATCCGCGTCCGCCACGGAGATCGCCGTCTCCGATACGGCGCTGACGGTCGGGCTGTGGAAGATGGTCACCGCCACCTACGACGGCGGTCAGGCGGCGCCGGTCGTGCGGCTGTACGTCAACAGCGCCTCGGTCAATGACGGTTCGACGACTGAGTCCGAATCGTATGTGGCGATGGAGAACACCTCGGCGCCTTTGACGGTCGGCTGCTCCGGTGTGACCGCCACACCTGTGGCTGAGTTCCACGGCCGGATATCGATGCCGTTCATCTGCGGTAAGGAACTGACGGCGGCTGAGGTGACCACCCTGTACGGGTACACCGCTCCGATGATGGGGCTGGCCTGACATGGGCCGGTGGGCGTGCGGCGGCGAGGGGTGCGGGATGACGTACGCGCTGCGCCTGTCTCGCTGCCCACGCTGTCACAGCACGACGTTTCACGAGGAGAAGTCCATGCCGAAGATCACCAAGTATGGGGGTGCATCGGACAAGACGAAGCCCGCACCCGCCCCGGTCAAGGCACCTGCGGCACGGGTTGCCACGCCGCCCCCCGCACGAGCCGAGCAGCAGGTCGCGGGCGCTGCCCGGCCGCCCGCTGTCCACACCCGGCCGGAGCGTCCCGCACCCACAGCCCCCACGCCCGCACCCGCAGAGCCTGCGCCTGCGCCTGTATCGGAGGGAGGCGAACAGTCATCGCCTGGGAACAGCTCATCTCCATCTACCGAGAAGCCGCCGACAACCTCCGGGCAGAACGAGCAGCCCCGCCAAAAGCGTGCCCGAATGACGGGACGCCGCTCAAAGCAGCACCAGACGGCGGACTCTTCTGCCCCTTCGACGGCTGGCGGCCAGACGGCTCCTACGTCGGAGCCTGACACCACCAGCAAGTAACAACCCCCGACCGCACCGGCCACAACCCCTGGGAGAGGAGCAGCAGTGCAGCGCGACGGCATGACCTACGCCAACGTCGAAGACATCAAGAGCGCCCTCGACGTGCTGGAGACCGCCCGCGCCGAGACGCAGATCTACCGCGCCCTGCGCTCCGCCAGCGACTCAGTCGAGGGCCTGTGCCACCGCCGCTTCTACCCGCAGATCGCCACCCGCTTCTTCGACTGGCCGGGCAGGCAGTACGCCCGCCCGTGGCGGCTGTGGCTCGACGCCAACACCCTCATCTCCGTCACCACCCTGTCGTCCGGCGGAACCACCATCGCCGCGTCGGATTTTTTCCTGCGCCGCTCCGACCGGCGCGACGAACCCCCCTACACCCATGTGGAGATCGACCTCGACTCCAACGCGGCCTTCGGCGGCGGCTCAACGCACCAGCGCGACATCAGCATCACCGGACTCTTCGGCTACTGGGACGAGGACGAGGCCGCCGGCGCACTCGCCGAAGACCTCGACGCGTCGGAGACCGGCGTGGACGTGACAGACGGCTCCCTGGTCGGAGTAGGGGATCTGATCCGTGCCGGCGATGAGCGGATGGCGGTGACGGGGCGGGCGTTCCTCGACTCCGGTGAGGACCTGACCGCCGCGGTGTCCTCGGCATCATCGACGACGATCCCCGTCGATGACGGCACCGCGTTCCACGAGGGGGAGACGATCCTGGTCGGTGGGGAGCGGATGCTCATCGTCGACATTGCCGCCAACGATCTGGTGGTGAAGCGGGCCTGGGACGGCACCACCCTGGAGGCGCATCTCAACGATGCGTCTGTGTTCGTGTCGAGGCGGCTGACGGTCGTACGCGGCGCGCTGGGCACCACCGCCGCCGCGCACCTGGCTGCCGCCCCTCTCACCCGGCATCACGTGCCGCCTCTCGTCCACGACCTGACGATCGCTGAGGCGATGGCCCGCCTGGTCCAGGAACGAACTGCCTATGCCCGCACGATCGGCGCGGGTGAAGGCGAGCGGGAAGTCCGCGGCGTCGGGCTGGCTGATCTGCGGAAGCAGGCCCGTACCGAGTACGGCCGCAAAGCCAGGAAGAGGGCGATCTGATGGCGCGCAGGGAACGCACCGACGTGATCGGCATCCGCCGGATGACCGCACGCATCGACCACATCGCCGAGCAGATGTCTGAGGCGGCGCAGCAGGCCGCGGATGAGGAGCTGCTGGCACTGGGCGTGGACATTTCGCAGGGCGCTCCGGTCGATACCGGTGAGCTGCGGGACTCCGTGCATGTGGATGAGGAGCCGGGCGGCGGCGGCATCGTCCGTGTGGACGCCGATCACGCGGCGCCGGTGGAGCTGGGCACTGCGCGGATGACGGCGCAGCCCTATGTGCAGCCCGCGCTGGAGCGGGCGGAGCAGCGCTACGCGGCCAGGGTCGCGAAGGACGTGAAGGAGGTGCTTCCGCGATGACGACGACTGACCCGGCGCAGGCGGTGCAGTCCGGGCTGTGGGAGCTGCTGCGTTCCGATCCGGAGGTCATGCAGACGGTGACGGATGTCCTGGATGAGATGCCGGAGCTGAACGCCCGCCAGTACCCGTTCGTGGTGGTGCCGGAGCTGACGTCGATCCCGGACGGTACGCACGACGACCCGGGCCGCAGGGTGACCGCCCGCATCCACACGTTCGCACGCGGGGACGTGCGGGACCGCAACACCCGCCCGGACAACACGGTCGGGGCCCGTTTGGTGGCGCTGCTGGACCACGCGCACAAGACCCTCGACCCGCACGTTGCGGGGCACACGGTGTGGATGATCCGGCACATGGAGTCCCGCAAGGTGCCCGACGCGGACCGGTCGGTCCGGCACCGCGTGGACCGCGTCGATATCTGGACCTCACAGAAGTAAGGAGAACGTCATGGCCGACCTTGTCACCGTGGACTGCACTACCGCCGCTGGAATCACCGACCTCGACGACATCGACACCGCCGCGTCCGCGACCGGTGACACGGCCGAGGTGGGGCCCGGGATCTTCCTGTACGTCAATAACGCGGACGACCAGACGAACACGGTCACCATCGCCACGCCGGGCACAGTCGACGGCCACGCCATCGCGGATGCCACCCTGGCCGTTCTCACTCTCGACCGGGGGCTGATCCCCCTGACCGATATTTTCCGGGGTGCCAACGGACGCGCGTCGATCACCTACAACGACGTCACCTCTGTGACGGTCGCTGTGATCAAGCTGGGAGTGTGACGTGGCCGGGCAGGACGCTTTCGGTACGCAGTTCAAGCGGGACACCACCGGCGGCGGCAGCTTCGGTCTGGTCGCCAACGTCTCCGACCTGGGCGGCCCGGAGCGCTCACGGGAAGCTATCGAGGTCACCGCGCACGACTCGCCGTACCAGTACCGCGAGTTCGTCAAGGGGCTGAAGGACGGCGGGGAGGTGACTCTCACGCTGAACTATTCCCCGGCCGAGACCACACACCGGGCGCTCGACGGAGACTTCGAGGAGAAGGACCTGCGCCGGTATCAGCTGGTGCTGCTCCCGGGGGATGTCAATGAGCACACCTGGGAGTTCACTGCGTTGATCACCGACATTGGTGACGCTTTCCCGGTGGATGACCGGATGGAGCGTGAGGTCACTGTGAAGATCAGTGGTCGGCCGACGCTGACCGCGACCGGCTGAGCAGAAGGAACACGTAATGGGCAGCTTGAAGGATCTCATCGTCAACGCGGCCGGGGACGGTCCGAAGTTCGAGGATGTGGAGGTGCCGCAGTTCGGCGGCGGGACGTTCCGTGTGCGTGGGCTTCCCTCGGGTGACTGGGAGCAGTACCAGAACCGGTTGAACAAGCTGCATGTGGCGCCGGGCAGGAAGGACACGGCAGAGATGTCGATCACTTCTAACAAGGCGTGGATCGTCGCTAAGGCGCTGCATGATCCGGAGACGGATGAGCTGGTCTTCCCGGATTTGCGGGAGGGTGTCGCGTGGCTGGACAAGTCCGATGCGGGCGCGGTCAACGGCTTGTTCAACCTGTGCAAGTACCTGTCCGGCGATGAAGCTGACACCGATTTCGTCGCAAAGATCAAGAAGGCTGAAGGGGATTTCTCCGACGGCCAGAGCTGAAGCTCCAGTATGACCTGGCCGTCTCATTCCAGATGACTCCCAGCGAGGTACTGGAACGTTTCTGGGAAGACGAAATGATCCGTCTGGTCGCCTACCAGAATCTGTACGGGCCCATCACTCCGGCCCGCCTGGACATGGTGACCGCCCGACTGGCCATGGACGTCGCGGCCCCCAACATGCGGAAGGGCAAACGCCCCAAATTGAAAGACCACCTCATGCGGTGGTCACGCAAAACCGGACGCAAGACCGGTCAGCAGATGCTCGACATGGTCAAAGGCATCCAAGCCGAATACGACCGGCAAGAGCAGAGCACGGAACGGCGAGGAGAGGACGGACCCGGTGGCCATACTCGATGAACTCCTGGTCCGTGTCGGTCTTCAGGATGACACTGCGGAGGGCGGGGCCCGGGTCAACCGTGGCCTCGCCGGGGTGGCCGCCGGTGCCGGGATCGCCGGGGTGGCAGTCGGCGCTGCGTTCTCCTTCGGCCTCGAAGGGGCCATGGACATTGCCGCTGCCCAGAGCAGCCTGAAGACCCAGCTCGACCTGACCGAGGTGGAGGCGCAGCGCGCGGGCGATGTCGCGGGGGACGTGTTCAGCCGGGGCTTTGGTGGCTCAATGGAAGATGTCACTGATGCGCTGGGCGGTGTCCACTCCTCCATCGGGGACCTGGGTGATTTCACCGATGCCGAGCTGGAGCAGATGTCAGTCTCCGCTCTGGCGCTGGCGAAGACGTTCGATGTCGATGTCGCCGACGCCACGGGCGCAGTCGGCCAGATGATCAAGACGGGCCTAGTCGCTGACGCCACCGAGGGCTTCGACCTGATCGCCAAAACCATGCAGTCGGTTCCTGCTGCGCTGCGCGATGATCTGCTGCCGACCGTGGACGAGTATTCCACTCAGTTCCGTAATCTTGGCCTGACCGGTGCCGACGCTATGGGCCTGATGGTGCAGGGTGTTGAGGCAGGTGCCCGCGATATCGATGTCGTAGCGGACACGCTCAAGGAATTCAGCATCGAGGCGGTGGCCGGGTCCGACAAGATCGGCGATGCCTGGGACGCGCTGGGCCTGGACTCCGACAAGCTGTTCAAGCAGATGAGCGAGGGCGGCGACTCCGCCAAGGAGGCCCTGGACCAGACGCTTCAGGCGCTGGCCACGATGGAGCCCGGTGTCGAGCGTAACGCCCTGGCCGTGGAGCTGTTCGGTACCAAAGCTGAGGACATGGGGGACGCCCTTTTTGCTTTGGATCCGGCGGCGGCTGCCGCTGCGACGGGCTTGGATGACACAGGCGGATCTATGCAGGATCTGATCAACGCGATGGAGGGTGATCCGGCGCAGCAGTTCGACGCGGTGATGCGCACGGTGCAGAACACGTTGGGTCAGATGCTGCTGCCGGTGCTGATCCGTGTCGGCGAGTTCTTCCGGGAGAACAAGGATCTGATCAAGGCGGCGGTGATTCCGGCGATGGTCGCTTTGGTGGCGGTTTTCGTGGTGCTGACTGCGGCGACGATCGCGTGGACGATCGCGTTGCTGGCGAATCCGATGGTGTGGATCATCGGCCTGATCGTGCTGACCATCGCGGCGGTCGTGCTGCTGGTCGCCAAGTGGGACTGGGTCAAGGCCAAGCTGCTGGCCCACTGGGAAGCGATCAAGGATGCGCTGGGCCGAGGGTGGGACTGGCTCGTCGCCAACGTGTTCGCGCCGATCGGCCGGTTTTTCACGCAGACGATTCCCCGCTGGGCGGGCATGGTCCGTGATGCGCTGGTCGGCGCCTGGTCCAGCGCGCGGGACCGGGTGAGTGCTCTGGTGTCCGGCCTGCTCACGTGGGTGCAGGGCCGGTGGAACGCGTTCATCGGCTTCTTCCGCGGTTTGCCGGGCCGGATCGCCTCCGCCGCGTCGGGTATGTGGGACGGCATCAAGTCGGGCTTCCGCAGCGCTGTGAACTTCCTGATCGCAGGGTGGAACCGCTTGTCCTTCACTATTGGTGGCGGGTCGATCGCGGGGGTCAGCATTCCCTCGCTGACGCTGTCCACCCCCAACATCCCCTTCCTGGCCGAGGGCGGCATCGTGACCTCACCCACCTTGGCGATGATCGGTGAGGGCCGTGAGGACGAGGCGGTCATGCCGCTGTCGAAACTGGAGCAGCTGATCAACACCACGGCCGCGCCGTCGACCGGGAAGGTGCAGCCGCAGCGGATGGCGGTGCGTTTCGAGTCCGGCGGCGGGGACGCCTTCACCGACTGGCTCATGGGACAGATCAGGGTCGAGTTCGGCGGCGATGCCGGCGCACTGGGGCAGGAGGGCTGATCCATGACGTCGTGGCCGCTGGTCCGGACCGGTGAGATCCTCGTAGACGGGGCGTGGCAGCCGGTGACGATGCGGGAGGACCCGGTCGTCACCGTGGCCCGCGGTATCACCTCCGAGGGCAGCCGCGCCAAGCCGGGCAAGTGCGCCGTGACGCTGGACAACCGCGACGGCCGCTACTCTCCCCGCAATCCGAACTCCCCGCTGTTCGGGAAGATCGGCAGGAACACGGAGTTCCGGCTGCGTGTGGGAGACCTGCCCGACACCCCCGATCCCGACTTCACCGACACGTTCGACCGCACCGAAACCGACGGCTGGGGTACCTCGGACAGTGCGCATGACTGGGTGATCTACGACCCGTTCGGCGACTCCCCACCCGCGTCCGACTACTCGGTCGACGACGGAACCGGCCGTATGACCATCGACTCGACGGGTACCTCACGGCTGATCCGCGCCGCTGGCGTCACGGTCACCGATTTCGACGCCACCTACAGCGTCATGACTGAATCGGCCGCGGAGGGTGATAACACCAGGTCAGCCGTCTTCGCCGTCCTGATCGCGCGGATTGATACCGACACCGACAGTTGGTACGGCTTCAACGTGGGCTTCCGCACCGACAGCGGCCTGCCGGACGGCCAGGGACGCCGGGTCGCGGTCAGCATCGGCCGATACGACGACGCCGAGACGGCATTCAGTTCTGGAACACCTGCGCAGTCTGTGCCCGGCCTGGTCTACGAGCCGGATGTGACGCTACGGGTGCGTGTCCAGGGGGCAGGCCCAGAGCTGCGGATGCGGGTGTGGGCCGAAGACGACCGCGAGCCGGACGTCTGGCACTCCCAGTTCTACGACGAGACCTACACCTCGGGCGGTATCGGCTTCTGGAGTGTGCTCAGCGTCAGCGGTGCGGACAGCACGACTGTGCCCTTCGACGTGCACTACGGCGACGTGGAGGTCGCCGGGCTCGCCGAGGACACCGGCGTGATCCGGATGCGCGGGGAGATCCCCGCGTGGCCGGTGCGGCGCATAGACGAGTCCGGGGGCGACGTCGTCACGGACATCAAGCCGGCCGGGATCCTGCGGCGTCTGGGTATCGGCCAGCGGCCGGTTCACTCCACGCTGCGCCGCCATGTGCCGCTGGTGCGGCCTTTGGCGTACTGGCCGATGGAGGAGGGCCGCCAGGGCGAGGACCAGGTCGCGGATGCGAGCGTCGGTGAGAACGCGGGGCCGATGCGGATCTCCGGCTTCGACTTCGCCAAGGACAGTGATCTGATCGGCTCCGATCCGCTGCCGAAGCTCATCGGCGGGGACCAAAACGTCGACTTCATGTACAGCGGGCAGATCCCCGGCGAGGAGACCGGGTCGTGGTCGATCGAGATGCTCTTCCGCATCTCGGAGCAGGACTTCCCCGACGGGTCGGATGAGAAGACGATGCTCGCGTTCTACACGCAGGGCTCCGGCGCCCAGCGGTACATCGTCTCCCTGTTCACGTCGTCGGGGAATCCGACGATGAAGGTGACCGTGCGCGACGCCGACGGGACGGAGCTGGACTCGGCGACGGCCAGCCACAACGGCGCCATCGCGGGCGGCGGTCCGCCACTGCTGGAGGAGTGGCGGACCTTTCGGATACGCGCGACCGAAGACGGATCTGATCTGGACTGGCGGTTCGACTGGTTCACCATCGACGCGTCCGCCAACTGGGGCAACGGCGGCACGATCTCCTCCACCAGCGCCGGACGCGTGTCCCAGATCACCACCACCTTCGGGTCCGAAGCCGCGGAAGACAACTCCCTGAAGGGCCTGGCGCTCGGCCATCTGTCCGTGTGGGGTGTGCAGTTCCACACCGGGTTCCAGGACGGAAACTTCACCTCGGCGAACGGCCTGCGCGGGCAGATCACCCGCGCGTTCCTGCGCCGTCTGCACATCGATGAGAACATCCCGCTGGAGATCAACGGCCCGGCCGCCACCAGCCTGGGACCGTACCCGCCGGGCACCTTCCTGGACACCGTCCACAAAGCCGCCACGACCCAGATGGGCATCTTCAGCGAGAAGCGCAGCGAGCCGGTGCTGCAGTACACCGCCCGTGAGGAGCTGTACAACCAGACCCCCGCGCTGACCCTCGTGTACCGCAACGGGGAGGTGTTCGCGCCGTTCGATCCGACCGACGACGACAAGGACGTCCGCAACCGCATCGAGGTCAAGCGGCGTGAGGGCTCCCGGGTGGTGCGGGAACTGGAAGCAGGGCCGCTGTCGGTACGCACACCGCCGGACGGTATCGGCCCGGCTGAGACCAGCATCGAGACCATCGTCAACAGCGATGCGCAGCTGCCCGACCAGGCGGGGTGGCGGCTGCACCTGGGCACCGTCGACGGGGTGCGGGTACCCAAGCTCAAGCTGAAGATGGCCAACGCCCGCCTTAGGCCGCTTGTCGACGACGTGCTGAAGATCGATGTGGGCAGCCGCATCAAGGTCACGGGCACGCCCTCCCAGTACGGGCCGGATGGTTTCGATCTGCGCGTCATCGGCTACACCGAGACCTTCGCCACCGGAGTATGGGACATCACGTTCACCTGCGTCGACGCGTCAGGCTGGACCGTGGCCACCGTCGCTGAGGCCGACGGTTTCGAGGACGAAGACGGCTTCACCATCACCGATGGTGGTGACGAAGCCTGGTTCCGCACCGAGGACGAGGCTCACTTCGGATCGTGGTCGCTCCAGTCCGGGGCGATCACCGGCAACCAGACAAGCGACGCCATCGTGGCCGTGCCAGACGGCGCTCAGACGCTGACGTTCTGGTACAAGGTCAGCTCGGAGGAGGCGGGGGAGGGTTTCGAGGGCGACCGGCTGACGGTCCATGTAGACGACAGCGAAGTGCTGCGGGATCAAGGCGAGGTGGACTGGACTCAGAGCATCCTCGACGTCACCGGCGCTGAGACGGTGACCTTCAGGTACAGCAAGGACACCAGTACTGACACCGGAGACGACGCGGCATGGATCGACGGCGTGGTGTTCACGCCGGCCGATGACCATCCTCAGCACGCGGACACCGACCACTCCGAGCTGGCGGCCGGCATCACCGCCACGGCGGCGGAGGCTTTGGTCCACACCCCCGGCGGTTACCTGGGCGCCGCAGGGTTCATCGTCGCTGACGATTCGCTGCCCGCTACGGGCTGGGTCACCACCGGCGGCCTGAACATCACGGACGAAGACGACCTCCCCGTTGATGTGCGTGTGGGCGGGGAGACGTGGACCGTCACCGCCATTGAGGACCTGGCGTGGGACACCTTCGACCGCACGGCGGAGACTGACACCTGGGGCACCGCCGACTCCGGCCACACCTGGACACAGACCGGCGGGGCCGCTTCAGACAGGTCCACCGACGGCTCCGAAGGCATCATCACCCTGCAGGCCAGCCCGGCTACACCCAGGCTCCAACGGCTTGGTGAGACCATCACCGACTGTGAAATACGGGTGCGGGTCAGTGTGGACCAGACCGCCAGCACAGCCTCTTTGCTGCCCGCCGTGCTGATGCGGCATGACGGCAGCAACTTCTACCGGCTCCGCATGCACTTCACCACGGGCGGAAACACCTTCTTCTCGGTCGCCCGCAACAGCACCATGATCGGCAGCAACGTCCAGCTCCCATGGACATATGCACCTGATGACCAGTTCGAGATCAGGATGCGCATCAAAGGCCAGCAGATCAAAGGACGGGCCTGGCCGGTAGGCGGCGTGGAGCCGGCCAACTGGCAGATCGACCGCACCGTCACCACCGACCCCATCACTGCCGGTGACATCGGCCTGGCCGGGAGCGCTTTCGACGGCAATGACAACGTCAATCCGGAACTGCATTTCGACAACTTCCAGGTGGTCACCCCACAGCGGTGGACCGTGGCCCGCTCCGTCAACGGCATCGTCAAAACGCACGCGGCAGGTGCCGACGTGCGGCTGGCCCCGCCCCCGATCCCAGCCCTGTAAGGAGGCACCCCACCATGCCGTTTCCGTGGCAGCCCGGTCACCGCATCACCGCAGGACGCCTGAAAGCCGGGATCCTCGCAGGGAGCGTGACGCTGGATTTCTCGGACCCTTCAGCGACCATCACGGCCGGGAGCAGCGGGTATGACGAGACGTATTTCCGCGCAACAGAATCCGTCGTTTTCCCGTCGGGGTTCTTCAGCAGCGTGCCGTTCATCGTCGTGACCAGCCGCACCACCGTGCCCGGTGTGCTGCTTGAGGTCGGCTATGCCAGCCCGACCGTGGACGGCTTCGACGTCGTAGGGGCCCGGTTCACCTCGACCGCCACGGTCGTCGACTGGATCGCCATCGAAATGTAGACCCCCTACCCATCCGAGGAACCCATGGCCACGCAGTGCAAACTCCTTACCAACCAGGCACAAACCATTCAGCCGGGCACGTGGACCACGATCCGTTTCGATCAGGTTCTGGGTGACAACGGCGGCATGTACCAGGGCACCGGCTCGGTATCTGATCCGGAGTCGGCGCTGATCATGCCGCCTCAGGACGGCTACTTCCTGTGGTCCCGGTTCGTGCACTGGGACAGCATCACCATCCCGTCCGGGGACGACCGGGAGCGGCAGTTCCTGGAGCAGTTCTGCCGTGATCCGGACACGAGCCCGGACACGACCGCCACCACCGACGCCGACCACACCGCGGGCAAGCAGTTCCATCTGGCGACGTGGCCGTTCTACGGCCGCGACAACCAGCCTGTGGCGGTCCGGGTGTGGCACGACCACGATCAGCCGGTGGACATCGTGCACGCGCAGTTCGTCGCCACCACCTGGGACTACTAAAGGAGGCTGTGATGGCTGCACCGCTGTCTGCTGATCGGATCGTGGCCGCGCTGCGCGACGAGGGGCTGACCGTCGTTGAGGTCGACGGCTGGCGTACCCACAACCGCAACTCTGTGGGTGCGTGGGGTCCGGTGCACGGGACGATGGTCCATCACACCGTGACGTCCGGCTCGAAGCGGACCGTGGAGATCGTCCGGGACGGCTACCGGGAGCTGCCGGGGCCGCTGTCCCTGGCGGTGATTGCCAAGGACGGAACGGTGTATCTGGTCGGCTACGGGCGGGCGAATCATGCCGGGAGCGGGGACAACCGGGTGCTCCAGGCCGTCATGGCCGAGGACCCTTTGCCCGCTCCCGTGCGCAGGGACACCGATGGCAACGCACGCTTCTACGGCTTCGAATGCGAGAACCTCGGCGACGGCAAAGACCCCTGGCCCGACGTCCAGGTCGATGCGATCGTCCGAGCGTCGGCGGCGCTGGAGCGCGCCCACGGCTGGGGCACCGGCCCGGACAGCGCGCACACCTCCACCATCGGCCACAAGGAGTGGACCGACCAGAAGATCGACCCGTACGGGCCGATCGGCACCACCGGCGGGCCGGCGCTGACCATGCCGCTCATCCGCGCCCGGGTCGCCGAGCGACTCACCCACCCGGCCAACTGGACCCCGAAGGAGAGCCCCATGACTATCAGTGACGCTGACGCGAAGAAGATCGCGAAGGCGGTGCTCACCCTGGACGGGGAGATCGCTGCTCCGTGGGGCACTGCGACGAATCAGGAGTGGCAGCTCAACTCCTGCGTCACGCACCTGATGAAGGCGGTGCTGCGCACGGAGAAGGCTGTGCAGGAGTTGTCGGCGCTGGGTGCTGCCCGTGATGTGGTCCTCGCCCACCTCGTGGAGGGCGGCGGCCTGGACGCGGCCGAGGTCGAGCGGGCCGCGCAAGCGGGCGCGACAGCGGCGTTGGACCGGCTGGCGATCGCGCTGGCCACAGAAGAGGAAGGCTGAACACCATGACCACAGGCGCTTTCTGGAAGGCCACTACGGAGCGGGCGGTACGGACCGCCGCGCAAACACTCGTGGCCGTACTCGGCCTCGACACCACAGGCGTCCTCGACGTCGACTGGAGCGGCGGCCTGGCGCTCGCCGGATCGGCGGCACTCCTTGCGGTACTCACCGCGCTGGCATCCTCGGGCGCGGGCGCGGAGGGCCCGGGGCTGACGGAGACAGTACGGAGAGACGTGTGACCACCGCAGATACCACCGGGGTGGCCGCAGTCGACAGTCTCGTCGTGTGGTCTGTCGCCGCGGTGGCTATCGCTGCCGGTTTGGCGTTGTTGTGGCAGATCGCGCGTGGGGTGCTGCGCGGTCTGCGGCGCCTGGATGAGATGGCGGATGACTGGTCGGGGACGCCGGCTCGTCCGGGTGTGCCTGCGAGGCTGGGTGTGTTGGAGCGGTTGGACGGGATTGACCGGCGGGTGCAGCGGATTGAGTACGAGGTGTTGCCGAATGGGTCGTCGTCGATGCGGGATGCGGTGGATCGGACGGATCGGCGGACGGCGCGGTTGACGCCGGAGGGTGAGGAGTAGGCGGCTGACCTACCAGCAGTACTAGCCGGTCTACCAGTTGATGCAGATCTAGTAGCAGCGCCCCGTTCGGCTTGGCCGGGCGGTCGCTTCGTCGTGTTGCCGGGGGCGCGCGTCTTCGTTTTCGCTCCCAAATGGGTGACGCGCGCCGGGGGTTCACCCGCATGCCTGGTGTGAGGAGTACGCTCTGTAACAACCGGATCAACGTTCGATCCGAGTGTTCCCTTAGCAGAGGTATGCCCCCGCGCGGTTCGCATCCGCCGGAGGCGTGGACCCAAGGAGAGAACCCTTGACTCAGTTCCAATCTAGCGCGCCCGTCCCGAGCGTCAACAGTGGGGGCAGCCCGTTCGACAAGATTCGCCGCATGGACGCCTACGGGCGCGAATACTGGCGTGCTCGGGTGCTCCAGCCGCAGATGGGCTACGGGCGGTGGCAGCACTTCGATCCCGTGATCGAGCGCGCCAAGGCGGCGGCCCGGAACGTCAGTGACGCTGCGGCGGTTTTCACGGAAGTCCGTGAAAACCCCTCTGAGCTGGGAGGGCGTCCGGGTAAGGACTACAAGCTCACTCGGGCTGCGGCCTACTACGTGGCGCTGAACGGGGATCCGAACAAGCCCGAGGTTGCCGCGGCACAGGCGTACTTCGTGCGCCGTACACGCGAGGCTGAGCTGGGCTCCATCGCTGCGGAGGAGATCCGGAACACGGCGCTGGCGCGGGCGCGGGAGATGGTCGACTACAAGGTCTTCCGCGACATGATGCGGGACAACGCCACCGACTACGAGCCGCAGAGCAAGGCCACACGGACCTTCTTCGCCGTGATGCAGAACCGGCTCTACCAGCAGATCACCGGTATGACCGCGAAGGAGATCATGACCGCGCGGGAGCTGCACCACTGGCCTGGTCGTGAGGTCGGTAAGGACGAGCCGGGACCGAAGAGTCGGCACCGTAAGGTCGCGAAGAATTACCTGACGGTAGGGGAGCTGCACAAGTTGGACCGACTGGTGGGCCGGCTGTGTCTGAGGGCGGAAGACATCGCCGAGGACGGGATGAGCCTGACCCTGGCCCAGTGGGACGACCTGGTCGACGCTGAGCTGTCGGTGGCTACTCGCTTGCCGCTCGCCGCCTGACGACTACCACCGTGCCCCGTCTGCTGGCCTACTGGGCCGGTAGGCGGGGCGCTTTCGCGTGCCCGGACCCCGCAAAGCACGTCGGCCCCCACCGGGGGGATGGGGGCCGTACGGCTGTCGCTCCCGGGGCCGCCGGGGCTACGGTTCTGAGTGTCGAGTTCAGAACGGAGCCAAGTATGCACGACAACACCGACAGCGCAGCAGCCCTCCCCGGCGACCGACTCCGAGACGTCCGACTCAGCCGCGGATTCACACAAGAAGCCCTCGCCGACCGCGCCGGACTCAGCCTCGGAGTAGTGAAGAAGATCGAGCGCGGCGGCAGCGCCCGCCTGGAGACTTACCACGCACTCGCCCGTGCCCTACGCGTGCGTACGTCCGCACTCTTCGAGCCTGCCGGACCACACACGACCCGGCGCACCGATGACCACGCAATCGACCTGATGCCGCTGCGGCAGGCCGTGAGCCCACCTTTCACAACTCACGGGCCGCTCGGCGCAGACACGGTCGACACGGAACCGGACCTGCATCACCTCTGGCGCACTGCGCGCAGGCTGGACCAGTCCTACCACCAGGACGACTACGTGCGCGTCTCCGAGTTGCTGCCCGCCCTGGTCCGCTCTGCCAATGCAGCGGTGGCCCACTTCGACGGTGGACCCGAGCGGACCGAAGCGATGAAGCTACGCGCGGATGTGCTCCAGCAGGCGGGCCGCTACCTCACCCAGGTCCGCGCGTACGACCTGGCGCACCTGGCATTGCGGGACGCCATGCGGGATGCTGCGGCAGCCGGTGACCGGCTCAGCAGCGCTGCGGCGGTGTACTTGCAGGGTTGGGCACTGATCCGGCAGGGGCGGTTGGATGAGGCGGAGCGGCTGGCGACGGCGACTGCCGATGACATTGAGCCGCGGATCTCGCGGGCGTCGCGTGACGAGTTGGGCGTGTGGGGCCGGTTGCTAGTGAAGGCTTCATCTGGGGCGGCTCGCAACAACCGGCCTCAGGAGGCGCGGGAGATTTTGCGGCTGGCGCGTACTGCGGGTGCGGCGATTGGTGGCGGTAAGGCTGGAGGCCCGTACCGCTGTGGCGAGTTCAGTGCAAGCTCAGTGGCATTTCAGGCGATCGAGAACTACATGGTGGCGGAGAAGCCGGGGATGGTGTTGGGTCTGGCGGCGCGGGTTCCGTCTGGGGCGGCGTCGACGTCGAACACGTATCACCGTCATCTGCTGGATGTGGCGCGTGCGCACACGCTGCTGCGGCAGCGTGATGAAGCGACTGGGATCCTGTGCTCGCTGCGCGATGATTCGCCGGATTGGCTGCGGCAGCAGCAGATGGCTGCGGACACCTTCCAGGATGTGTTGCGGCTCAGCAGGCGTCGGGTGACTGCGCGGCAGCGGGAGTTGGCGGCGTTCTTCGGTGTGGCGTAGGGGTCATGTTCCGTAGCTGTTAGGGGTTGGAGGTTTCTCGAACGGCTACGTACCGTGGCTGTTACTCCCTGTGACGTGGTCGTAGCGTCCAAGCATGGACACTACCGACGGTACGCACCACGTCACAGGGGCTGATGATGGTGCTCTATAGGACTCCTGCCCAGCGTGCCCGCCGTGCCGCACTGGCCGATGCCGCGTCCGGTCATGGGCCGCCTGCGGCGTACCGCTCTACCGCATGCCGTGTCGGCACGCACGACGCGTGCACCGAGGCGAAGCGTGTCCAGCCGTCCCGGGCGGTGGCAGGCGTGCGCTACGAGACGTGCACCTGCCCCTGCCACGAGCAGCAGGGGGCGGCACGGTGACGAGCCTGTACGTGCGGCGGACCGACCGCATCCACCCGCTACGGCCCCACATCGCCGACACCGAGCACATCGACGGCGACGCTACCCCCCTCGTCCGCCCCTACCTCCCCGAGCACGAACACACCGACCTGGACGACACCGTCCCCTGCTGGATCGGTGACACGTCTGCAGGGAGTGCGCCATGAGCGAGGCATGCTTCTCCTGTGAGGAGGACATCCAGGACCCGGACCCGGACCCGGTGGGATTCCAGGTCACCGCGGAGTCCGGGCCCGAAGGGCGACCGCTGTACCGGTGCGCCGCCTGCGACCCCACGCCGAAATGGGCGCCAGTGCCGCCGACCGTCATCTCGCCGGAGCTGACCGAGGCAATCGCCTACCACCTGGGCGCCGAGGTGCTGCGCGATTTCCTCACCGACCAGGGCAGGACCGACCGGTGACCGCGCAGACGCAGCTGGCGGCGCACTGCCGCCTCGCCACCGAAATGCCGGAGTACGCGGACGAGCATCAACAGTGCCGGGGCACCACGACCGTGACCGTCGGCGGCGGGACATTCACCGCGCAGCGCTGCGACTGCACCTGCCACACACAGGCAGGAGGCGACCGGTGAGGCAGTGGATTGCCGTCGCCCTGATCTGGGCCGCGACTGCGGCGGTACTGCTGTGGGCGCTGCTGCCCACCTTATAGACGCCCGCTCCGGGGCAGGTCCGCATCGCGCGTCCCCCGATACCGGCCCCGGCCGCCAGCGTCCCCCGCGCGGCGGCCGGGGCCTTACTCGCGGACGAGGTCAGCGAGCGGCACATCGAGGACCCAGGCGATACGCATCAGGGTGCCGATGCGTGGATTGCTGCGGCCGGCCTCGATCTGCTGGTAGACGCTACGGCTCACCTGGGCAGCCAGGAGCACCTTCTCCTGGGTGAGGTTGCGGAGCAGGCGCGTTTCGCGGATGCGGTCACCGATGACGCGGCGGCGGTCGTTGGTCCAGTCGTCGTCCTCGGGCAGCGCGCGCACCCGTCCACGCTTGACCCAAGATGATCACTAGTCAGCCCGGCATACCGGGCATTGTTTGATCTTGGAGGCTGCGGGTATCCCGGATGGACCACCCGCCACAGGCGGGGCCGAGGTGGCGATTCCGCGCGAGGGACGCCTCTCCGTCCAGATGGCGGAGCCTCGGTCACCGAGCCGCCCCGGGTCCTAGACTCGGGGCGGTGCCGCCTACTTGGGCGTCAATTCCCCGCCAAAACGGACACAGAAATGGGCCAAGTGCCTTTCCTTAAGATGGTCCACGACGACCAGGGAAAACGCAGCTCAGCACATCGCTCACTACCCGATACCTTCTAAGCACTTGGCCGCAGGTTCGAGTCCTGCCGGGGGCGCCAACCCACCCTCACCAGCACGGATGCTGAAAGAGGCGCCCGGCACTCGTTGCGGACATCGCTTATCCGCCAAGTGCTTCCCCAAATCCGCCATCGGGCGTACCGTCCCGACATGGCATACGACCTCCATCCGCTGGTGGCCTCCTGGGTCCGCTCGCTCCGCGCACGCAACCTCGCCGACGACACGATCAAGGTGTACCGACGGGCAGGCAACGGCATCGCCGACTACCTTCTCGCCTACTCGCCGCCCGGCGACGACCCCGGCGCACGGCCGGCACCGGACGGCTTGGAGGGCCAGAGCGGGATCCACCGTGAGCACGTCGCCGCGTATATCCAGCACCTCCTCGACGAGAAGGGCGAGGCGACCGCGCACCAGCAGTTCCGGTCGCTGAAGACGTTCTTCAACTGGCTGGTCGATGAGGAGGAGATGGACCGCAGCCCGATGCGGACGATGAAGCCGCCGGAGCTGACGGAGAAGGAAGTGCCGATCATCCCGGACGATGCGCTGAAGCGGCTGTTCGCCACCTGCCGGGGCAAGACCTTCGAAGCTCGGCGGGACACGGCCATCATGATGATGTTCCTTGACACCGGGGTACGCCTGTCGGAGCTGACGAACCGCAGCATCGAGGAACTCGACCTGGACCTGATGGTGTTGCAGGTCCTCGGCAAGGGCAACAGGTACCGCAGCGTGCCCTTCGGCCGGGCGTCAGCTCAGGTAATGGACCGGTATCTGCGGTCCCTGAACAAGCACCTCGGACGTACACCCGACAAGGATGAGGCGCTGTGGTGGGGCATCAAGTCCAAGCGGCCGCTGACGATCTGGGGCGTGGGGACGATGCTGGAGCGCCGGGCTGCTGAGGCCGGGCTGCCGCACATCCATCCGCACCAGTTCCGGCACACCCTGGCGCATCAGTGGAAGGTCGCGGGCGGGAACGAGGACGATCTGATGCGGATCATGGGTTGGCGGTCGCGGCAGATGCTGTCGCGGTACGCGTCCAGCGCGGGTGATGAGCGGGCGCGTGCGGCTCACCGGAGGTTGAGCCCCGGCGACCGGCTTGGGAAGTAGCCGGCCGCCAGGTGGGCTATGCCGTGTGAAGGTTGAACGTTTCGCTGCCGACGAGGTGCGGCAGTCGCGTGCAGAGCAGGGCGAGCGCGGCGTCCTCGCTGATCTTCCGTGGATCGAAGGCGATGCGCACGTGGGATCCGAAGTCTCTGTACATCATCGTCACGTTCAGCCGTCTGCGTTCCACGTGCACGTCTGTCACATGCCCCCTGTCCCGCTGGCTCCGGGCACACCGGTATTGCACGAGCGTTCGATCTTGCGCGAGGTGGGGGTCACTCTACGCGCGGTACTCGCATTCATGCAGGGTGTGATCGGGATATGTATACCTGTCACGCGGATTGTGACGTTCCGGAGATGTTCAGCTTGTACTACTTGTCAGTCGCTGCCGCTTTGTCCCACTCGGCGGCGACGGCGCGCTCCTCGGCTCCGGGGTGCTCGCCAATCTTGTGCATGAGGACCGCAGGGGGCCCGTCAGTAAGCTCAGAGGTTTCGTAGCCGATGAGCTGATAGTGCGCTGCGGCGCCGACCACGTCGCGGGGGATGCCGAGGCCAGCTGCGAGGGCGCCGACTAGGGGCCCGGTGACCTTGTATGCCTCGCCTTTGATGATTTTCCCGATGAGGCCGGTGCTGGGGCTGTATCCAGTGTCGGGGTCGACTGCGCGTTCGGCGAAGGCAGCGACGGTCCACCGCTTCCCCTGGTGTGTGCCGACGTGCTGTCGCACGAGTTCGGTCAGGGCGTCGCGCTGCTCAGCCATCTCTCCAACCTCTCTTATCGCCGGTGTCCAGGAGTTCCCACTGGACACTGCGTCAAAGTCGCTGGTCAGGGCGTACAACGATGCGTGTCCTCGGCATCATTGTCCATGAGCAAGGACATGGATAGCGATCCGGGTAAGAACTTGCCCGAAACTTTCACCTCCCCGGATCACGCCAGTGGACACCGCGCAACCGCTGTGCTTAGATATCCATATCCACGGACGTGGATGAGCGCGGAGGCCACACCTTGTCATCACCCCGACTGCACCTGACTGACAGCACCCTGCTGCGCCTGCTGATGAAGTACGCACCAGCAGGAGAACTTTCCGTCAGGGCACTCGCCGAGGAGGCGCGAGTCTCCAAAAGCAAGATCGGCAACCTCCTCAACGGCGGCCCCTACCCCACCGTTGATTTCGACACGGCGGCCCGGATCGCACGGGCCGTAGGCGTCCACAGGGACGCTCTTTTTCAGCCACGATCATCCATATCCATGGATGTAGATGAGCGAGAGGACACGGCGATGGATCCCACTGAGCGGAGTCTCAGGATGCGGCTCGCGTCCCACAAGAGCTGGGCTCAGACGGCAGACCGGTCTGCTCGTACTGAGGCCGCCCGTAAGGCCAGCCATCACACCCGGTTCGTCGAGCAGGCCCGCGGTCTGCACCCCGACGCGACCGAGGAGCAGATCGCCAACGCGGCCGAGTCGCTGCGCAAGGCGTACTACTCCGAGCTCGCGCTCAGGGGCGTGCAGTCCCGGCGGATCAAGGCCCAGGAGCAGCAGGCCGAGCGGCAGAAGCGGATCGACGCGGCCATGGCCGAGCTGGAGGCCGCGACCGCCGAGGACCCTGCGGCCTGAAAACAGATGTGGGCCCGCCCCCAACTCCGCAGTCCGGGACAGGCCCTCAGTTCACCTCACCACTGTTGAAAGCGAGGCTCACTGTGAGCTCGAATTGTATTCGCCCGGCCGATCTGCCCGCCGGTCACCGGCGTACGGTCCTGGTCGCAGGCATCGCCCCGCCCCCGGCCCGGCCGACGCTGTTGCCCGCTGTGTTCCGTACGGCGGCCCGGCTGGTTGCGGTGAACGGGCACTGGCAGGGCGACTATCTGCCGGACCCGTTCGACCGGGTCACCACCACCCCGCACGCCACGCGGCCGTTGTCCATCGTCGCTGCGGTCCGTTGCGCGGCGACCGGAAGCCCGCGCCGCACCAGCGACTTGTCGGAGCGGGCGATCGAGATGCTCGCCAACCGGCTGGAGGTCGACGGGGAGCCTGCCCCGTTTGAGCCGGAGCGGTTGGAGTGGCATGTCGCTGCGTGGGGGGACGCCCCGGGTCGTACGGCTGAGTGTGCGGTTGCAGTGCTGGAGGCTGCCGGGGACGCGTGCGAGGTGCACGCATGAGCGGCAAGACGAACGATGCGGTCCGGCGGTTCATCGAGGACGCGCAGCTGCGGTACTCGGCCCAGCAGCTGGCGGGGCAGGCCACGGAGGATCTGGAGAGCGCGGGGCTGCTCTTTGATCCGGAGCGGGCGGAGGAGATCGCTTCTGCGGCGCGGGAGCAGGCGCTCGCCGTACAGGCAGCTGAGGTTGAGGAGCTGCGGGCGGATGTGTCCGCCACCAGGCTGCGCGGGTTGCTGGCCCCGTCCGATGCTTCCTCCCCGGGGCCGGCCGGGCCGGAGTCGAGGTGCGCCGAGGACGAGCTGACCGGCGCGCGGCTGTCGCTCTGGGAGGAGGAGCAGGAGAACGCGCGGCTGACGGCTCGGGTCGCCGAGCTGGAGGCGGAGACCTACGTGGCCCCGTCGCCTAGTTGCACGCGCTGTTACGGGGCTGATGCCGCGCGGTTCGTGGCCAAGGGTGGTGCCACATCGGCGTGCCGCGTTTGTGGTCCGTCGGAGGCCGAGCAGCTGCGGTCTCGGGTCGCCGAGCTGGAGGACGTGGAGCGTCGTCTCCTCGACCTGCTGCCGACCGAGCCGCTGCCCGCAGTGATGCTCGCCGAGGACATCCCGGCAGTGAGGTCGGAGTGGGCGGTGTGGCAGCAGGTCGCCGAAGCACTGGACGTCAGGGTGCCGTACACGCGGCCGGTCGATGAAGACCCGATCCCGTACCAGCTGACCGAGGCGGCGGACACCACCGGGCCGGAGGTGACGGTGTACCGCGCCGAGTACGACGTGATCCCGTTCGGCCTGTACACCACGCCCGAGGCAGCACGGGCGCACTGCGAAGCACACCTGCGTCGGGAGCAGCCCACCGCCGCACTCGACTGGATCGTCGACGACGAGGACGGCGTCGCCGAGCTGGTGACCACGGTCGACGGCTCCAGCGACGCGACTGGCTATGTCGTGATCGCGCTGGAGGTCGCCTCCGCCTACGACGAGGAGGCCGACGAATGAGGCTGCTGTTGTTCGTGTGCGCCTGGCTGGCTTGGGCGGCGGTCGTCTGGTTCGGGGTTGGTGCCGCTGTCGAGTGGTGGCAGCAGCCGATGCCTGCGGTGGAGCCTGCCAGCCCCGCCCCGTCCGCCGGTGAGCGTGCGGTGCCGGATGGGGAGGGGGAGTTGGCGCCGTGCAGTCATGAGCTGCCGGATGTGCCGCGCTGCGCCCTGGACGGGAGTGCCCGATGACCGCACTTCTCACCCTCCTCGCCTACCTCATGGAGAGCCACCGATGAATGAGAGCTGCAAGCCCGGGCTGTCCGTGTCGCTCGACTCGACGTGGTCGCGTGCGGTGCTGCGGGTCGACGGCATCCGCTCCGACACCCTGTACCAGCTGGGTGCCACGTGGGCGGAGGACGACGGCCGCGAGGACATCACCGAGGCGCTTGACCGGCTGGCCGAGCTGGCTGTTGGGAGCCCGACAGCGGCGGAGCTGGACGCCGGGATTGACGCGTTGGACGACGCGGGCTGTTCGGAGCACGCCGATGTGCGGATCGGCCTGGCTGACGCGGTGCGGCTGCGCGCCGAGTTGGACGCGGCGATCGCCAAGCTGTCCCGCTTCGGGACGGCCGCCACCGAGGTCGTTGTGCCGCACCAGCGCACAGCGGGTGAAGCCGCATGAGCGCCCGGTCCCGTCTGCACGCGATGGTGCGGCACGACAGCGACACAGACACCGCCGAGTACGAGGCACGACTCGACGCCTACCGGGCCGAGGTGCTGGCAGAGGCCGCCGACGCGATCGAGCAGGCACAGTCCCGCGAGGAAGCCGAAGAGCGCGCCAAGTTCGGGCGACTCGACCACGAGACCGAGCTACAAGGCGAAGCCGTCCGCATCAAGGCCGCACTGCTGCGCCGCATGGCCACCGAGGCGGGTGGTTCCCGGTGAGCCGCCCTACCCGCACCCGGCCGCAGACCGACCACACGGCGATGGCCGCCCAGCTCCGCGCCCAGCCCCAGGTGTGGCAGCGGGTCAGCGTGCACCGCTCCTCAGCATCCGCGGACACCACAGCCCGCAGCATCCGCACCGCTCACCGGCTGCGCTGGTACCGGCCTGCCGGAGCGTTCGACGCCGAGGCCGTGGTGGTCCGCGACGGCTACGCGGTCCGCGCCCGCTACACCGGCCCCCGCTGACCTGACCGACCCGAGCGCTGCCCCGCCCGCCGCATCTACCACCGAAAGGACACGCATTGATCGCCACCGGAAGCGACGACTACAGCGAGAGCCTGGCCGAGCGCATCGGCCAATTCATCATCGACTCCGACGCCGGCAGCGCCAGGTCGAAGCAGAAGGCCATCGGCCCCAGCGAGGTCGGCGAACCGTGTGAACGGCAGCTCTCCTACAAGATCCTCGACTGGCCCGAGACCAACACCAGCCGCGACCCGATCGCCGCGATCATCGGCACCGGATTCCACCTCTGGATCGGGGAGAAGTTCGAGGCCCGCAACGCCGCCCTCGGCGGCACCCGGTACAAGGTCGAAGACCGCGTCACCGTGCGGGAGGGCTACACCGAGGCCGCGGCCCTCACCGGGAGCGCGGACCTGTACGACCGGCTCATCGCGGCGAACCTCGACTGGAAACTCGTCGGCGTCTCCAGCCTCGACAAGTACCGCCGCCAAGGCCCTGGCGAGAAGTACCGCATCCAGGCCCACCTGTACGGGATGGGCCAGCGAAACGCAGGCGAGGACGTTAAGCGCGTCGTCATCGTCTTCATCGCAAGGCACCACGAGCTCAAGATCCACGTGTGGTCCGAGCCGTACAACGAACAGATCGCCCTCGACGCACTCGCCCGCCTCGACCGCATCCGTGACCGCGTCATGGAACTCGACCCGGAGCAGTACCCGGAGCGCTGGGCCTCTATCCCCATCCCGGACAAGCCCAACTGCCGTTTCTGCGCCTACCTCAAACCCGGAAGCACCGACCTAGCCGTCGCCTGCCCCGGAGGCCAGACCAGCAACGCGGGCGCCTCCCTCCAGGCACTCATCGCCTGACACCCCATAGACCCGCCGATCCATCGGCGTGACCCATCAACACAACCAGCAGGAGCAGAAGCAGATGACAACCCCGCAGCAGCAGTACAAGGCCCCCTCCGCCGACGACTTCCTCATGGGTGGAGGCGGCGCCCCCACCGCCAAGTTCCCCACCCCCGGGGCGTCCGTCGGCGGCCGCATCACCGAGAAGCCCACCGTTGAGCAACAGCGCGACATCTCCACTGGTGAGAAGAAGTTCTGGTCGGACGGCAACCCGATGATGCAGCTCGTCGTCACCGTGCAGACCGAGGAGCGGGACCCGGAGATCGAGGAAGACGACGGGCAGCGCCGCATCTTCGTCAAGGGCCAGATGAAGCAGGCCATCGCCGACGCGGTCCGCTCCGTCGGCGGCAAGGGCCTCGAAGTCGGCGGCACCCTCACCGTCACCTACTCCCACGACGGGGAGGTCAAGCAGCGCGGATTCAACCCGCCCAAGCAGTACCGCGCCCAGTACACCCCCGCGGCGACCAACGCGCTGCACACACCCGACCCGGGTGTTCCGCAGACCGCGCCGCAGCAGCCCGCGGCGGCCTCCCCCGTACCCGCGGCGGTTCCGGGACTGACCCAAGAGCAGCTCGCCGCAGCAATGGCCAACCCGGCTACTGCGGCACTCCTCGCCCAGCAGCAGGCCCAGCAGCAGGCCGCAGCAGCACAGCCTGCCGCCCCTGTGCAGCAGCCGCCGGCCCCGGGCGACGTCCCGCAGTTCTAACCCACCCCCGCCCGACAGGTACCCAGGCCGGCAGCCGCGGTTCGAGCCCGCGGCCGGGCACTTAGCCCCACTCGCAGCACAGCAAGGAGCACGCCGTGATCAAGGCAATCCCGACCCGGTACGCCGGATGCCGGTTTCGGTCTCGCCTCGAAGCCCGTTGGGCCGTGTTCATGGACCACCTCGACGTGCCGTGGGACTACGAACCCGAGGGCTACCTCGTCGACGGGGTGTCTTACTTGCCGGACTTCCTCGTCTACCCCAACACCGGGCACGCGTTCTGGCTGGAGATCAAAGGAACCTTCCCCAACGAGGACGAACTCGCCACAGCCAAAGGACTCGCAGAAGGCTCCGGGATCCCGGCCTTCGTGTACTGGGCGAAGCCCGAACCCCCCGCACCCGACTTCGCGAGCCTCACAGATGCCGAGTACCGCGGTCGGCGTACCAACAAGTACGCGTGGATCAACGGGCACGGCTGGCGCTGGTATCAAGCCACACTGCCCCCTACCTGGCAGATCGGCCTCATCCCGACCGCATTCCGGTTCACCCCGAACGCGAAAACAGGCGGCGCCGAAAGCGGCTTTTGGTGGTGGACCGACTGCCCGCACTGCGGCCGCGCCCTCATCAAGATCAACGGTCAAGTCGGCTGGTGCCCCAGCTTCGACGGACGCAACTCCACCCCCCACGACAACGAGACAGCGACCGACCCGACCCGCAAGCCAGGCCGCTGGCCCAGTGCCACCAAGCCCCGCCGCCCCGGAGAGTGGCCCGGCAAGACATGGCCCGTCAACGGGGCCTATCCCCGCTTCGCTCACCGCACCCAGCGACTACTCGACGCATACGAAGCCGCAACATCCGCCCGCTTCGAGCACGGGGAGAACGGCGCGTGACAGACACCCCTGAAGCCGACATGCTCACCGCGGCCATCGCACTGCACGCGGCCGGCTGCTCCGTCGTCTCCGTCCGCGCCGACGGCAGCAAGCACCCCCGCGGAGCCTGGAAGCACTACCAGACCAAACGCGCCACCGAGGACCAGCTCCGCACCTGGTTCGAAAGCGGCCACCCCGGAATCGGCATCGTCACCGGCGCCGTCTCCGACAACCTGGAGATGCTCGAGCTGGAGGGCCGCGCCGTCGACGAGGGCGTCCTCAACCAACTCACCGAGATCCTCGTCGCATCCGGGCTCGGCGAACTGTGGCAGCGCATCGCCACCGGATGGCTCGAACGCTCCCCAAGCGGCGGCCTCCACTTCCACTACCGCGTTAACGGAACAGCGGTACCAGGGAACACCAAACTGGCGTCTCGGCTGGCCCGCGAGGACGAGTACACCGAGGACGAGCGAGAGCTGAAGCAGCGCCACCCGCACAAAAAGATCCTCCGCGGGCTCATCGAAACCCGCGGCGAAGGCGGCTTCGTCGTCACCGCACCGTCACACGGCCAGGTACACGCCACCGGCAAGCCGTACGAACTCCTCGCCGGCGGACCCGCGACAACCCCCGTTATCACTGCGGACGAACACCAGGCGCTGCACACCATCTGCCGCATGCTCGACACCGTCCCTACCGACGAGGCACCGAGTGATCACACTGGCGGCACCGCCAAAGTGATGCCGGAACCTCTTGACGAAGCCGCCGCGTTCCTCTTCTCCACTGATCGCGACATGGCACCCGGAGGCGTCACCCCGGGGGACGACTTCGAGCAGCGCGCCACATGGGCAGACATCCTCCAACCCCACGGCTGGAAACTCCTCTTCACCAGCGGACAAACCCACTACTGGCGCCGCCCCGGGAAAGACGGACGCGAACCGAGCGCAACCACCGGCCGAGCCATGGACCGCGACCGGCTGTACGTCTTCACCACCAGCACCGAATTCACCCCCGAGGTGCCCTACACCAAATTCGGCGCTTACACCCTGCTGAACCACGGTGGAGACCACTCAGCCGCGGCGAAGGAGTTGCGTCGCCTCGGCTACGGCCATCCCGCGCCCGAACCCATACGACACCTCACAGCAGTCCCCAACCCGCCCCCCGCAACCGACGGGACCGCCGCCCTCAACATCGTCCAGCACCCCGCTGCGGAAACTCCCGGAACGTATACGCGAACCGACGACGGGAACGCGCTCCGCCTCGTCGATGAACACGAACAGCAGATCCGGTACTGCCCACAGCGCAGCTGGCTCGTCTGGGACGGGTACCGCTGGACGTGGGACGAGAAAGGCAGCATCTACGAACTCGCCCGGGACATCGCCCGGGCCCTCCCGGACGGCGAAGGCGAATCCCAGCACCGCCTCCGCTCCCTGTCCGCCCGCGGCCTGGACGCCATGATCAAGGTCGCCCGGACCGACCCGCGCATCGTCGCCCCACTCGCCACCCTTGACGCCAACCCCTGGCAGCTCAACACCCCCGACGGCGTCGTAGACCTACGCACCGGAACGATGACCGCCCCCGACCCGGCGTCCCTCCACACCCGCACCACCACCGTCGGCCCCGACTTCGAGAAAACCGCAGAACGCTGGCTGCGCTTCATCGGCGACACCTTCGGCAAAGACCCCGAACTCATCGTCTACGTGCAGCGACTTCTCGGCATCTCCCTCATCGGCACCGTGCTCGAGCAGATCCTCCCGTTCGCCTTCGGCGACGGCGCCAACGGCAAATCAACACTCGCCGACACCGTCATGCGCGTCATCGGCATCGGAGAGACCGGATACAGCATCAGCGCCCCATCCGAGATGCTCCTCGCCTCTTCCGCGAATAACCACCCAACCGAGATCGCCCGCCTCGCCGGCGCCCGCATGGTCGTCGCCTCCGAACTCGACGACGGCCAAAAATTCGCCGAGGCCCGGATCAAGATGCTCACCGGCCGCGACATCATCACCGGCCGATTCATGAGACAGGACTTCTTCTCTTTCACCCCCACCCACACCCTGTGGCTCCTCGGCAACCACAAGCCTGCCGTACGCACCGGCGGCCCCGCATTTTGGCGCCGCCTACGCCTCGTCCCCTTCCTCCACACCGTCCCCGAACACCTTCGTGACACCCACCTGGAAGAGCACCTCGTCGACCACGAGGCGTCGGCAATCCTCGCCTGGCTCATCCGCGGCGGCGCCGACTACCACCAGCACGGCATCACCACCCCCTCCGCTGTGCAGGCCGCTACGGAGGAATACCAGGGCGACCAGGACACCGTGGCCCGCTTCATCGCCGACATGTGCACTCTCGGCACACCCGGTGCCCAAACGATGCAGACCCCGAGCAGTGTCCTGCGCGCCGCATACGAGCGGTGGTGCCAGCAGGAGGGCGAGGAGGGCGTCTCCGCCAAGAAGTTCGCGGCCACGATTCAGAAGCCGCCGCACAACGTCCAGTCGTCCCGGAACATGCGCTTCCGCTTTTTCGACGGGATCCGCCTCAACCAGACCGAGACCGAAGGCGACCCCGAGGGCGGGTGGTGACCATGCGAACTCATGACACATCGAACCATGATCATGACGCATTGCATGACGCATCCAGTGATGCAAAACCCCAGGTCATGACGCTTATGACGCTTATGACGCATTGTTCTCCGTTCCCGCTTCACGCGCACGCACACGCATGTGAGTGCACGGCTCAACCCCGAACAATGCGTCAGACGCGTCATAAGCGTCACCACCAGCAGAAACGCGTGATGCGAAGCGTCATCAATGCGTCATGCAATGCGTCATGGGGCCGGTGATGCCCAATGACCAAGCCACCGCCGAATCCAGGCATCGCCGCGAAGATCGCCACCTCCGCAGACCACGCGAAGGAAGCCCCCTGTCCTCGCTGCGGCGCCCCGACCCTCACGGCAAGAGCCGGCCGTACAGCGGCCCTCGATGTCACCGCGGACCCGCAACCAATCACCGCCGTCGAGGAAATCCTCGCCCTCCTCGAAGGGCGGCTCACCTGGCACCTCATCACCACCGCCCTCGGGACGACGCGCATCGCCTGGCGCGACCACCAATTCCGGCCCTTCGACAAACACCCCGTCGTCCAAGACCACCTATGCCCGCCACAACCCGTACAAGGGACGCTCCTATGACACGGACCTTCACCCTGCCCCTCCCCCCAGGGCTGCGGCTCCTCAACGCGAACCAGCGCCTGCACCACCGGGTCCGCGCGGAACTCACCAGCAGTATCCGTGCCGCCGCAATGGCCGCATGCTCCGAAAACGAGCAGATGCGAGCAGCGCTCGCCGAGGCCAACCCTGGCGTCGCTCTCGAGCATGCCTACATCCTCGGCATCCTCCACCCGGGAAGCCGCCGCCGTATCGACCCCGCGAACTTCTACCCAAGCTTCAAAGCCGCCGTCGATGGGTTGGTCGACGCGGGAGTGCTGGAGGACGACGACCACACCCGCGTCATCGGGCCCGACATGCGCCTCGGCCCCACCGTCAAGCGTGCACAACTCACCCTCGTCATCCAAGAACTCACCACCGCCCAACACGCGGCGTTCCAGTGGGCCACCACACCCCAGGAGGTGGCCGCTGATGTTCGGTAGCTACCGCCGCGAGCTGGAAGCCGACAACCGGGACCTGCGGACCCGTGTCCGAAAGCTGGTCGAGGAGCGCGACGAGGCCCGTGACGGAGAGCAGGCCGCCGTCAAGGGCGCCGCGGTCGTGTCCCGGCACCTGGCCGGAGCAGAGGCCGCGGCCAAGCGCACCGCTGACCGTAACCAGCGGCTCGTGGAGCTGCTGGAGCTCGCACGTGCCGCGCAGGACGACGACGGGTACGCCGCGCTTCAGGCCCGTCTGGAGCGGGCGCTGCGCGCCTGTGCCCGCTACCGGGCCCAGCTGCCTGCGCGGCGGGGTACGGACCGGCTGAGTCTGGCGATGCTGCTGGAACTGTCCGAGCGGGCCCGCGCGTCGCTCGATACCCAACTGCGGACGGTCCAGCAGTCCACCGCCCGGCAGGAGCGGGAGCTGGCCGCCGCGCGGAGGCAGCTGGCGGCCCCGGACTGCGAGCCGGGCGAGGTGGCGCCGTGATCGTGCTTCAGGTCCTCGCGCAGATCGCCGTATGCGGCGCCGCGGTCGCGGTGATGGCGCTCCGCGACTGGCTCCGCGACCGCTACCAGGTACGCCCCTACCACGCGCGCTTCGACACCGACACCACCCCGTAGGCCGCTCGGCCCGGCTGCGACCACTGACTCCGGCCCGGCCGAGCACCAACACCGAAGGACCACCCGATGATCGAGTACTGGCTCGCATGGGCCGTCATAGCCCTTCTCGCCGTCGCTCTGCTGCTCCGTGGCGAGCGCGTCTCCGGCCGTATCCGCAAGGTGCGCCGCCGCTGCCCGACCTGCGGCCTGCCATACGACACCGATCCCACCCGCGCCGTACGCGTCTGCCGCTGCACCGCCCCGCTCGGAGGCACCCGATGAGCTTCTTCGACTTGGCGTGGTGGTGGTCTACCCCGTGGGGCATCACCGTGTGGCTGGCCGCCGCGACCGGGCTGGCCGGGTGGCTTGCCGCCGCCGGATACGGCGCCTACCGCCTGTCCTGCCGGGTGCTGGGCTGGCACCGTGACCCGCCGCTACGGGAGCAGCTGGACGCTTCCCGGGACGAGGTCCACGTGTGGCGTGGCCGGGCCAAGGCGGTGCCGGAAGAGGCACGCCGTGCCCGGCACCTGGCCGCCGCATGGCTGGGCAGTGAGGACTGGGACCGTGTGGCCGCAGGCTCCGAGCTGGGCTTGGTCCTGGGCGACGCGTTGTCGGTCAAGGCTGTCGCCGGGCGCGAGGTGCCCTGCGTGCCGCCGTGTGAGGTGTGCGGACGCCCCGCCGACCCGCAGACGGAAGCACTGGACACGCTGGCCGACGAGCTGCGCGCCGACGGACACCTCCCGGGCGGTGATGCCCGGTGAAACTCCGCGCAGACGTGGCCACGATGCTCCAGTCCGGGGCCACAGTCACCGACATCGTCCAGACCCTGCACGTCAGCACCCTCACCGTGCAGCGCACCCGTAAGGCCATCGGCATGCCCGCGCACCTGAGGGGCCGCTGGTCCGAGTCTCTGGCCGAGGCGTTCGCTGTGCGTACGGAGCCGGCCCCGGGCGGTCATGTGCGGTGGACCGGATGCGTCTCGAACAAGGGCATGCCGGTCGTCAGCTACCTGCGGACGAAGGTCTCCGCGTACCGGGTGGCGTTCCGCGCGCACTACGGCCGGGACCCGGTCGGCCTGCCCAAGCCGGGCTGCGGCTATCCGCGGTGTGTGGCCGGCGCGCATCTGGAGGACCAGCCGATGCGCGTGCGGAACCGGGAGACGTTCGCCGCGATCTTCGGCTCGGAGGTGGCCCGGTGACCGCCGCCCTGTTCACCCCCAACACCCCAGCCGCGACGGCTGGGCCCCGGCCCGAGCCCGCCATCGTCATCACCGTCTACGGAGAGCCCGGCCCCCAGGGCTCCAAGCGGCACGTCGGCAACGGCGTCATGGTCGAGTCATCAAAGAAGGTCAAGCCATGGCGGCAGGACGTCAAGTACGCGGCCATCGGCGCGACCGCCCGTATCCCCGGATGGAGACCGCTGGACGGGCCGCTCGCCGCCTCGATCGTGTTCACCTTCGCCCGGCGTAAGGGGCACTACCGGACGGGCCGTAACGCGCATCTGCTGCGTGACTCGGCGCCGGTACGCCCTGCTGTCTACCCGGACTTGTCGAAGATTCTCCGGTCTACGGAGGACGCGCTGACCGGCGTGGTCTGGGCTGATGATCAGCGAGTTGTGGAGTATCTGCGGCTGGGGAAGTGGTACGCGGGTACCGACGCGCCGGATGTGCTGGATGTGCCGGGCTGCGTGATCCGCGTATGGCCGCTGGGGGCGGCCCGGTGATCGGCGATCTGACCCAACTCGTAGACGGCGAGACCGTCGACCTCGTCGCGGTCGAGCGCGCCCTCTCCCGCCTGTGGCCGAGGCCGCCGCTGTCCCGCGCGGACCAGGTGTATGCGGCCCGGCTGCTGCTGGAGCGTGGCCACGGGACGGCGATGGTCGGCAACGTCCTGGGCGTGTCCGGGGACACGGCGTCCGCGCTGATCGAGGAGGCGAACGGCCGGTGATTGACACCCGTCACCTTCCGGGTCTGGACCCGGTCTACGACTGGAAGCGCCGCGCGGAATGCCGTGACGCGAACAGCAACCTCATGTACCCGCTCCCGTCCGATCTGGACGGCATCCGGGACGCCAAGAAGGTGTGCGGCGGATGCCCGGTCCGGAAGGAGTGCCTGGCGTGGGCGCTCAACCACCCCGAGCCATATGGCGTCTGGGGCGGCTTGGACGAGCGGGAACGCGCCGACCTGCTGGGGCGTCGTCCGAAGCCGGACCCGGATGAGCAGCCGGTCAGGGACCCGGCTGTGTGCGGTACGGAGGCTGGGCATCGCAGGCATATCCGTGCGGGTGAGAGGGCGTGCCGACGCTGTAAGGACGCGCGTAATCGGGCGCGGGCTGCCCGGCGCCGTCAGGGGCGGCCGCCGTGAGCGGGCCCGACGAGCCACCGCTCCTCGACTGGCGGGACCCGTCGCACTACTCGTACGCGGCTCGGCCGTGCCGGTACTGCGGCGGGGACACCCACCTCCGCGATTCGCGGCGGAAAGCGGCCCATAAAACCTGCGCGGAAGAAGCCATCGCCCAACAGGCCGCCGAGGCGGCCGACGCCTACCGATTGGACACCTGATGCCTGACCAGCCCACTGCCAGCCCGCTCACGCCCGAGATCGTCAACGCGATCGTCCGCGACCCCGATGACCCGCGCTACCCGGTCCAGGTCGGCGTGTTCTGCGACCGCTGCGGCACCACCGTCAAGCGCGACTACCTCGTCAGCGACGACACGGACCGCCAGGAGCGGTTCGAGGTCGCTCGCGGCTATCTCCGGGAGCACGAGGGCTGGTCGTGTACGGAGGCGGGCGACTTCTGCCCTGAATGCGCCTCGGGTGACGCCTCGCATGAGGGTCCTGGCCCGATGGGTGAGCTGACCCGGCACAAGGGTGCGCGTGCCGCGTGCAGCTACCCGGACTGCGCCGAGAGCGCCCGGTGAACCGCTTCTTGGCCGGGCTGGTTCTCGGGGCTGCGGCTTCCGGCATCACGTATGCGGTCACGCCCGCGCCGCCGTGGTGGTGGGCGATTGGCCTGACCGTGGCCTGCCTCGTCTGGTTCGGCGAGTTCGTGCTCGACATGCTCACCGACTGACCCGCACCCACCGACCAGGGCGAACACCGCCTACTCGAAACCTGCTTGAAAGGACACCCCGCCCGATGACTGATCTGCCGTACACCGATGCTGACCTCCGCGCCGAGGCCGCACACCAGCACTCCGGGCTCACCGAGGACCCCGACTTCATGGGCGTCGGCGAGCAGATGGAGGACAGCTTCGTCCCGTCGCTCCGGGCGGAGGACAGCGTCCCGTCTCTCGCCACGACGTGGAGCGCGGCCCTCGACGGCGACGACTACGGCGACGCCCAGCGCAAGATCCACGACCTGATCAACGGCGCCGCTGATGTGTCCGAGTGGGCCGTCGACCTGGGCGCCGCAGGGCTCACCGAGACCGTCACGCACGGCTGGTACTGCCAGGGGCGCGGCTGGGAACTGGCCGTGCAGATCGCGCACCGCCCGCAGATCAAGCCGGAGGTGCGGGACGAGGTCGAGTCCGCAGTGCGGCGGGCAGTCGAGCGTGTCCTCGCCGAGCACGGGCTGACGGCATACCTCGACACCTGACCCGCCCCTGACCGGTCCGGCTGTTGTTTCCCCGCGTCGCAGCAGCCGGACCCCTACCTCACCGAACTGGAGTACCCGTTGAGTAGCGACACCAGCAGCAACGTCACCATGACCGCCGTCGACGGTACCGACGCACTCGCCTTCGTCATCATCCGCCCCGGCTCGACCGAGGGCGGTGTGTCGATTGAGGCATGCGCCAGTGGGCTGTCCAAGGAGGCTGCCGCCTATGTGCTGCGGCACGTGGCCGACGAGTGGGAGCGCGAGGCGTCCGCCGGGGGTGGCCGCTGATGGCGTACGTCGATCACCGCTGTACCGGCTGCACGCATTTGCGTGGCGCGCACTACACCACCGGCACGGGCAAGGGCGCATGCGGTCAGACGCACGCCTGCGCCTGCAACGGCTACGTGCCCGGCGAGCCCGAGGTGGTCCGCACCTATGGCTGGAAGGGCCGGCTGCTGGACACGTACACCCCACCCGGCCGCACAGTGGCGCCGGGTGTGGTGGCGCACGACTGCCAGGAGTGCCAGGCCCTGTACGACAGCTCACCGAGGCGGGTGCGGCGTGAGCCACAAGGACACGCGGCAGCTCATAGCCCGGCTCCGTGAGCAGGGGTTCACGGTGCGGTTGGCGAAGTCGGGGCACTACCGGGTTTCTGGTCCGGGTGGGCGGACGGTGACGGTTCCGCAGTCGCCGTCGTGTGGCCGGTCGTTGGCGAACGCCAGGGCGAACCTGAGGCGCTGGCTGGGAGCGCAGGTATGAGCAGCGCGTCTGGTGTCGGAGTGAGTGGGGTGTCAGTGGTCCCCGGCCTCAGCACGCTTCCGGCGACGGAACAGCACGAAACCCCGCACGCATGGTGCGGGGCGTAGGGAGAGGAGAGGGCGGCAGTGCTGAACAACCAGATCATCGTCACCGACGGCACCCTGCGCGCGTACGCCCACAGGAACGCGCAGGGTGTCGTCGACGCGGCAGAACTCACTCACGGCGAGTGGGAAGAGATGCGCGCCCGGAATGCGAACTCCACGAAGGTCAAGCTGATCAAGTGCGCCAAGTGCTGGCAGCTGTACCGCGAGGTCCAGTGGCTGAAGACGTACAACACCAGCAGAGGCACGTGCGTCATCAGCCACCAGGCAGGCGAGGCGCGGCCGGACCACGACTACGAGCCCGTCGAGACTCCAGTGCACCGGGCGTACAACAACCGCGCGTTCATGATCGGCGACGCCGAGGGCTACGACCCGCGGAAGGAAGCTTGGGCGCCGGATAAGAAGACCCGCGCCGATGTGCTGCTCACCGGAACGCTCACGATCGCTTACGAGCACCAGCACTCTCCGTTCAGCGCCACAGGGCGGTACAGCGCCCCCGAGCGCACCCGACTTGCTGCGGCTGTCGGGCGCACGGCCATGTGGCATGCCACCAGTGACACGGTCCGGGGCCAGGTGCCGATCCTCCGTACTGACGGCGGCCTGCCGCCGAAGGTGATCGAAAACCCGAACTACCGGCATGAGTTCCGCGGCGGCATCTACCGCATTGAGATCTATACGTGCACCGTGCGCGACGGCCACGAGTGCCCGAACCGCAAGTTCAGCGGCTGCGGGAAGCCCCACGCCCGAGGACAGGTCACGGCAGGCGAGCTGGACGATGTCCTGCGAGGTGCCCCGATCGGCGAGTACATGCATCTGACTGACGCCAAGGTGGCCCGTGCGCCCAAGTTCTTCTGGACTGACCGGCAGTCATACGACCAGTACCTCATGTACGTCGCTGGCTCCGATACGCCGTCGCTCCTCGACGGCATACCAGCGAACCGGGGGAGGACCAGGAACGGCGCCCGCGGCGGGCATTCCCGCGCCAAGGAGCTGGAGCTTGAGGCGATGCGCGCGCAGGCCGTCGACCTGTCCGCGCTCGCCACGCAGCCCGACGAAGCGCTACGCCGTGCCCGCGATGGAGGCGGCCCGGAGAGCTGCACCCACTGGGTCGGCGCCGAGACCCGCTACTGCCACGCCACCGAGGCGGTACGCCGGTACGTAGTCGGCTACCGCTGCCCGGCGCACACGCCGAACGCCCTTCGAGGGCTCCCCGAAGCGCCACCCGGGCCAGGCATCCCCGCCTACCGGGAGGCGGAGCGATGACGTCAGGACTCAGCGGGTTCAGCCTTCGGCCGGCGCACGGCCGTCACCTTCGGTGTGCCGATGTACCACAGCACGAACTGGCGGAGCGCGGACGAGCGGTCCGTCCCCTCCGCCTTGGTCATCTCGCCGAAGCGTTGCCATGGCTCGGTGTCGAGTCGGAATCGCTGGATGGGCGTCTTCGGTGCGTTTGGCATGTGGGGCTCCCGGGTGTCGGAGGTGCTGGCGGTGGTGGCTACACCAGCATAGTAGCGAACTTGATCGGTGTGGCTACACCTGACATAGTTGGTGTAGCCACACCGTGCATGCCGAAAGGGAGTCAAATGGCAGTCTCCAAGCGCCTCCGCTACGAAGTCCTCCGCCGCGACGGACACACCTGCCGCTACTGCGGCGGCACCGCCCCTGACGTGAAACTCACCGTCGACCACGTCACGCCCGTAGCCCTCGGCGGCACCGACACCGCAGACAACCTCGTCACCGCCTGCGGCCCCTGCAACAGCGGCAAGACCAGCTCCGCGCCGGACGCATCCCTCGTCGACGACGTCGCAGACGACGCCCTCCGGTGGGCCAACGCCATGAAGCAGGCCGCCGAGAACCTGCGCGAGCAGGAGAAGCCGAAGCTCGAATACCGCGAAGCATTCCTCCGCGAATGGAGCCGGTGGGGCCTCGGGAAAGGCGACAACCGAAAGTCGATCGAACTGCCCGGCGACTGGAAGCCCAGCATCGAGAACTTCCGCCTCGCAGGACTGCCCGCCTGGGTGTGGGCGGACATCGTCGACGCCGCTATGGGCCGCGACAAAGTCCTCCCGGAGAACAAGTTCAAGTACTGCTGCGGCATCGCCTGGAACAAGGTAACGGAACTCCAGGCTGATGCTCGACGAATCGTCGCCCCGGCTACCGCTGCTCCTGATTTGAGCCCACTCGGACAAGTTGCGTTCGACGTGTGGAGCCACACATGGCGCGAAGACCACGAGGAAGAGCCGCCCGCAGATGTTCAGGCAGGGTTCGCCCAGAGCGTCCAGGCGTATTTGGTGGAGGAGGAGTGGCTGCCAGCCGACCGCTTCATCGCGGCCGCTTCAGCTGGCGGGTCGGAGCGGTGCCCGACGATCCAAGCCTCGCTGGACACGCTCACCAGCACCGAACGGGCTGAAGTTGTCATCGAATGGGGCGACGCCTGGTGCGTCACTGGCGACAGCGCGCCCGATGGCTTCTTCTACTCGGTTGTTGCGGGCCAGGTCGACGCGATCGCTGAGCACTACCACGGGGACCTAAGCAGGATACGCCTTGCGGCGATCTTGGCTGGCTACCACCAGACCACCGAATTGCACTTCGGGCTACGCCCTGCCGACACCGCGGCAACGGGGGTGAGCCCGCATCGCCGGAGGGCGGTTGACCTCTGGTCCCGAAGTTTCCGTGGCGCGGCGGCGCGCTGGCCGACAGACGAGGAACGCGCCGCATTCTTCGGGCACATGCAGCGTGTCTTCGAGGACGGCCGGTATCGCACGGGCGACTTGTTCACCGCTGCTGTCGCTGCTGGCACCTATCAGGACCCCGACATGACTACATGCCTGACTCGGCACAGTTCCGTGTTCGAAGCAGCGGAATCTCCGCTGCCTGCTGCCTGAAGCCTTCTGTACGCCCTGCGCAATGAGATGAGAGCCCGTGAGTATCAAGGTGACGAACTGGGTGTGGGCCATGTCGGAGTCCCGTAATGGGGCTCGGCTGGTCATGCTCGCCTTGGCTGACCGTGCGGACGACACCGGGTTTTCGTGGCCGTCGATCGAAGACCTGAGTGAGCGTACGAAGCTCTCGGCTCGCGCGGTACAGAAGGGCATCGCGAAGCTGGTCGAGATCGGCGAGCTGGAGGTCGAAGAGGGGGGCGGTCGGAGGGTCCGGAACCGGTACCGGATCACCCCGAAACCCCGCACATCTGACGGGGTTACTGGCGAGGAACCCCGCACATCTGACGGGGTATCGCCAGAAGAAACCCCGAACTTTGAACCAGAAACCCCGAACTCTGCGACAGAAACCCCGAACAATACTCCCGGTAACCCCGTCAAATCTGCGGGGGAACCACCACAGGAACCGTCAAGGGAACCGTCAGGGAACCACCACCACTACCCGGCCCCCGACGAAGATCACCAGCGTGCGCCTGAGGACGTGGACAGCAGCCGCTACCCCCAGTGGCTCACCGAACTCCAAGACACCATGTCCGCCGCCGGGATCAACGTCCCGTGGAAGTTCCTCGGCGACGACATGATCCGGCTCCACAACGACATCAAGCGGCTCGGTATCCCGCTGATGGTGGAGCAAGCCGTCAACGCAGCGAGCAGCGCCACGAAGCCGCCATTCAGCTCGCGGTGGTTCTACGACGGCTGGCACTCCATGCGCACTCCAGCCGCCGCCCCTGACGACCGTCCCCCACTCCGCGCCGTATCCGGCGGCTGGCAGCCCTGGACCAACCCCGAAGACCAATCCGTCTACAAGAACCGGTGGTGACCCATGACCCACCCCGACCGCCTCGCAGACCGACCCGGCAGCATGCTCGCCCGCCTCATCGCTGGCGTACGCGAGCACGCCCCGGACGCCGCCGCCCTCGGCCCGTTGCCGCCCGAGGCGCCCGGCCCCGACGAGCCGGGTCACCCCGAGTACCACCGCCGCCAGCGGGTGGAGTTCGCGCTCAAGCGCTGGTCTGCGGCTACCCCGCGCCGCTACCGGTCGGCTACCGCCACCGACCCCCGCGTCGAGACCTGGGTCGTGCAGGCTGCCGCGTACTTTGCCCAGCCCGAACCTGACCCCGACGACGAGGACGCCACCGACGAGGCGCCGATACTCCCGTCGCTGCTCCTCACTGGCCCGACCGGTACCGGGAAGACGCATGAGGCGTACGGCGCGCTCCGCGCCATCGCCGAGTCCGCACCCCGCCGCCGGTACTCGCTGATCGCCACGACCAGCGCCGACATGTACGGCGACCTCCGCCCCACCGGACAGGTCGGTGCCGCCGAGCAGCAGCTGAAGCGGCTCGTCGAAATCCCGCTGCTCCTCCTCGACGACCTCGGCTCCGCCAAAGCATCCGAGTGGACCGAGGAGGTCACCTACCGGCTGATCAACGAGCGGTACAACACCTGCCTCCCGACGATCTTCACCAGCAACCTGCCGCCCGCCGCCACCGGCCGCACCGACCTCACCGGGATGCTCGGCGACCGCATCGTCTCCCGCCTCGCCGAAATGACCACCGTCATCGACATGACCGGCACCGACCGCCGCCGGAGGTCCGCATGAACGTCAACGACACCTGCCCCCGCTGCATGAAACGGGACGTGCCACCCCGCGTCGACGCCGAGGACTACGACGGCAACCCCCACAGCTCCTACCGCTGCCCCGCCTGCGGCCACACCTGGTTCACCATCCGCCGCGCCGAGCCGGGCCCGGACTACTACGCCACCTACGACGACCCCGACGCGTGGGAAGCCGAAGACGACTTCACCGACTACGACCGCGAACGAGGCTGGCTGTGACCGGCGCTCCGCGGCCGGACAGTCTGCGCCTCACCGGTCCCCCCGCCCCGGAGTGGCAGGTGCCATGCCCGCACTGCAAAGCCCCACCCGGCACCCGCTGCACCACACCACGCGGCCGGCCACTCCACACCCCGTACCACCCCGCACGACACCACGCCCACCAACAGCAGCAGGAGACCCAGCCGTGACCCAGCAGCACGCCACCCGCCAGCCCCTCACTGACCACGACCTCGACCTCATCGCAGTCCGCGCCGCGCACCTGAACGAGACATCCGGCTACGCCCGGCTGCCCGACGATGCCGAAATCCTGACCGGAACCGACGTGCCCGCACTCCTCACCGAAATCCACCGCCTCCGCGACGAACTCGCCGAAGTCAAAGCCGGGCAAGACCCCCGACTCCGCTGCCTCATCGTCAAGCCCGACCGAGACAAGGACATGTACGTCGGCTGGTCCAACACCGTCGAAACACCCACCGGCGTCTGGTCCCGCGAAACCGCCCTCGAATACGGCTTCCCGCGATCCCGCCTCGACCGCGCCGACACCAACGGCAGCAGCGACCTCAGCCACGGCGACGGCCACTGGAACGACACCGGGTTCATCGCAGAACAACGCGGCTGGCTCCGTCGTGACCGCCTCGGCGACTACGCCATCGAGTACCTCCACGGCGACCGGCAAGCCGCGTTCGACCTGCTGGAGCCATTCGAGGACGAGACCGAGGTGCGCCGCTGAGACCGCCGTCATCCGGTTCCACCACCAGCCGCGCACAGGACCAGCCGACGTGACCCCGCGCTGTGCCGCCTGCCGCCGCCAGCTCCGTGACCCCGACAGCCGCACCCGCGGCTTCGGCCCGGTTTGCTGGCGCGCCAGACACCCACCACCAGCACGCGGTGGCCCCGCCCCGCCACGACACCGGCCACAACCCGAACAGCAGCAACTCGCACTCGAACTGGAGACACCCGTGACCCTCGCCGAACTCCGCGCCCAACTCGACGCCCTCAACCTGCCCGACGACACCCCCGTGATCCTCGCCCGCGACGCCGAAGGCAACGGCTACAGCCCCATCGCCACCGTCGACGACGCGCTGTACGACGCCGAATCCCCGTACAGCGGCTCCATGTACGCCAGCCCCGCCATGCGGGCCGCCGAGCCGGACGAGTGGGACGAGGCGCCCTTCAGGGCGGTCACTGCGGTCTTCCTCCGGCCCACGAACTGACCCCGCCGCCTGCTGCCCGGCCGTCATCGTGCGGCCGGGCCCGACCCCGGAGACACCATGACCCACCACCGCCCCAGCAAGGCCCCTGTGCGCCCGTCTGACGGCCCGAACCCCATCGGCGAGTCCCGCGCGGAGCCCGGCGCTCCCGCAGAGGCTCACACAGGCGCTCAGAAGCTCCGGCTCGACCAGATGAACGACGACCTGCTCGAAGCCCTCTACGACGAACGCGACCAGCTCCGAGCCTGGCTCGAACGCGGCATCGACCAGCACATGGCCTTCGGCCTCATCCGCCCCGACGGCACCGACGAACAGTTCCCCTGCGCGGACTGGTGCTACGCCTGCCGCCTCGACCGCGCCGAGGCCGAGCGGGACATGCTGGGCCGGGAGTCGGACCGGCTCCGCCGCGACTGGGTCGCGATGCGCGCCCGCGCCGAAACCGCCGAGGCCGCACGGGACCAGCACGCCGACATCCTCCGCGAGTACATCCAACTCGCCGACGTCACCCACGCCTACCGCATCCAAGGCGGCCACGACAGCCTCGGCGAGAACCTGTCCTGCGCCGGGTGCGCACTGCGCGACAAAGCCCGCACCGCCCTGGCCGCCCAACTCCAGGACGGGCCAACCAGCGGCGCCGACGACGCCACCGGAGCCTGACATGCACGACCGTCCCCTGAACGACTGCGGGTTCCCCTCCGAGACCATCGCCGCCGAGTACGAAACCGACCAAGCCCTCCGCGAGGCAGGCGACAACATGACCGACCCGTACTTCGCCGCCGCGTGGGCTGCCGAGTGCGAGCAGCGCGACCTCGACCGCGACAGCGTGCAGGCCGCCGCCGAGGAGAGCAGCCAGTGACCTACCCGACCTGCCCTCGCTGCCAATGCCACTCACAGACGCTCAGCAACGACGGCCGCACCATCCGATGTGTCCGGACATCCGGCCACCCAGGCGACCACGTAAACCTGCTCAAAGCAGGTCCCGAGCGGATCCGCTGGCCTGAACCCTCACCCGAGGGGAGCAGCCATTGAGCAGCGAGGAGCCAGAGCGTGCCCATATCGCTGAGGGCCGCGCGCTCGCCCGCGCTGACCGCGACGAAGCCCTCACCAAGGACACCCCCGAGGAGAACGACCGATGAGCGACGCCCGGATCTACCGCTACGAAGTACCCGTCGACGACCAATGGCACGCGATCACCGGATGCAGCACACCCCTCCACATCGACTCCCGTGACCCGCAGGTGGTCGAGTTCTGGGCCTGGCCCCGGCCCGACCTGCCCGCCCGGTTCTTCCGGGTCTTCGGCACCGGCCACCCCATCCCCGACGGAGCCGTCTACCGCGGCACAACCGTGGCGCCCGGGGGCGTCCTGGTCTGGCACCTCCTGGAGGACCGATGAGCGACACCGCCAGCCCGGCCGACGAGCTGCACGCCGCCGCCACGAAGCTGTACGCCCTGCTCGCCGACCTGGGCGACTGCCGAGGCCCCTGGTACGTCGTGAACCGGAAGCAGCGCCCGTACCCGCAGCGCATCGACAACATCGGCGTGCCCTACATCGTCGCCAGCACCACCACCGACCCCAGCCATCCGCCGACGATCGCGGACTACATCGTCGTCATGCACCCCGGCGTAGGGCGCGCGGTCGCCGAATGGCTCACCGCCGCCGCCGACGAGGCCGAAACCATCGGCACCGACCCGGAAGCCCTCGCGGTGGCGCAGGCGATCCTCGGACAGCACGCCCCGGACGACGCGTCGGTGCGCATGCCGTGCGGCTGCGACCTCGAAGGCGGTGACTGCACCGACAAGGCCGCCCCGGATGACGGGCTGCGCGAGGAGTACGCGGCGCTCTTCCGCTGCCCGCCCGGAGAAACCCTCCTCGGCGACGAGCCGCCCGGAACCATCGCCGACGCGATCCTCACCGTCCGCGACCGCCACGTGGAGGAGCTGCGCGCCGACTGCCAACAGCTCTCCGACCAGGCCGACGAATGGCACCACCGCGCCGAACACGCCGAAGCCGCCCTCACCCGTGTGCGCGACGTCGCCACAGTGGCCACAGCCAACCCCGCTGCAGGCCTCAGCGACTACCGCATCGGCCGCCACGACCTCGCACAGGCCATCCTCACCACCCTCGGCCAGACCGGCCAGGAGCAGCCCGAACCCACCGAGGAGAGCTGACCGTGGTTGTCGCATGCAGCAGCAAGGGACGCCCCGGCGCCGTCAAGGTCGTCAAAGGCGGCCAGTACGAATGCGTCCGGTGCGGGGTCCGCTGGCCGATGAGCCGGGGCAGCAGGCACCCGCAGCGCTAAACAGCAGGAGGCCCGCACTCCCGGGGGGTGGGGTGCGGGCCAACGCGGCCGGCGGTTACGCGCTGCACCACGCTACCGTCCGGCGCCGACAACGGTCACGCTTCCGCAACAGCCGTACGCCAGCAGCTGGTGTACGGCACCATGACCCCCACTCGAACACAAAGGGGGAACATGCGCACCCGCACCGCCGCATCCACAGCCGCCGTACTCACGGCCGGATTGCTACTCACCGGCTGCTCCAGCAACAACACCAGCGACACCGGCCAGGACGGCAAACCAGACGACACCGTCACCGCAGCCACCGAAAAAGCCGAAGAGGAAACCGAAGAGACCGGGGACAAGGCCGTCGGCCTCACCCAAGCCGTCACCTACGACGACGGCGTCGAAGTCTCCCTCACCGGATTCACGCGCGGCGTATCAAGCGAGTTCGCGTCACCGGAGAACACGCCGTACATAAAGTTCACCATCAAGGTCAACAACGGCGGCAAGACGACCATCGACCTCAACGAGATGTACCTAAGCTGCCTCTACGGCGATGATGCCAAGCCGGGCGAGCAGATCTTCGACGAGGGCCTCGACATGCCGACGACACACGTCCGGCCGGGCCGGTCTATCAGCGTGACCACTGCGTGCGAGCTGCCGAAAGGTGAGGAGTACGCGCAGATCGAGCTGACGCCGACTGCGGAATCCGAGACAGCGATCTTCGCGGGCGACGTCAAATAGCCTGATCCCGGGCAGCGCAACGCCCCGCCAACTACCTCTTGGCGGGGCCCCGTCGCGTGCGGCTACTCCTCCATCAGCGATCCCACCCCGCACCCTCGTCGCCCTCAAGCCATGCGTAGTAGTCGCTGCCCTGCCACGCCGTATGCCTGCCGTGATAGCCGCGCTCTCCGCAGTACACGGTGTCCGGCATCGGCTCCTCCCGGTACGTGGCCGGGCACGGCGCGTCGTCCTCCTGCACGAACTCATCCACGCCGCTCACTCCTGCGTCTCCGGCGGCGGCCCGTAGCCCGCCTCCTCCAAGGCGTTCATCAGGTCGCCGACGTCCGAGCCGTACCCGTCGTTGGCGTCGGCGATCCACTTCCACACGATCCCGAGAATCGCTTGCGCGTCGCCGCTGAGCGGGCGCGCCTCTGTGTGCTGTTTCGTCACTTCTTCTCCTTGGTCGTCGGCGGGCGCGAGGTCGGTCTGGGGCCTGCGCTTCTTGCCTTGCTGCTTCGGGTTCGCCTCGAACCAGGCGGCCACCTCGTCAGCGTGATACCGGATCTTCGTGGAGCCCTCCACCGAGACCGGCTGAGGGAAGGTGCTGCTCCGCCGGTACGTGTGCACCGATGAGCGGCTCACCCCGTGCTCCTCCGCGATCTCATTGATGGTGATCAAGCGCGGGCTCCCCTCTCGTTCAGGGTTTTCGGGCACGGCTACATCCTCCCCGAACTTCTGGACAATGTCCAGAAGTTCTGTCACTGTGGAACTGCACCAACAGAAACGGCCCGGCAGGAGATCTCACCCTCCTGCCGGGCCAGCCACCGCCTGCCTACACAGGAGATGACCATGTCGAAGCGTAGCGATCAGCCCAGCCCCGCCGACAGCCCCCGCGCGCCGATCGACGACTACCGCGCCGCGCAGGCCCAGCGGGAACAGAACGCCGCCGACAAGCGCGAGCAGCTCGGCCAAGCCCGCACCCACGGCAACGCCCAGGGCGGTACGCGATGACCACCGCTGCTCACCCCCGCGAAGGCGAACAGCCCCGACCCCACCCCGAACAGCCGCCGCCGCTGCCCCGACGCGAACCCGGAGGCTCACTGTGACCTGCTGCGGACGCCCCATGCAACGCCAAGGCAGCCAACTCGTCTGCACCAAATGCGGCGCCTGGTACCAGCCCGGAACCACTTCCGGGAGGCAGCAGTGACCAACTGCCCCCAATGCGGCGAAGCCACCGAAACCGGAGCCTGCCCACGCTGGGGATCACCCATCGGACACACCCCATAACCCACCACCGGCCCCGCACCTCACCGGGCGGGGACGGCAGGGAACCGGAACAGACCCGGGGCCACCACCAGGAGGACGACATGACCGACCACGAAAAGGCATACACCCGCGAGCTCAAAGCAGCAGAGGCGCAGCTGAACGAGCAGCTGAACAGCCAGAGCTCCCCGGACTACTCCCCCGCTGAACTGGCCCGCATCACAGAGAGCGCTGTGCTTGACGCCCAGTTCCGGGCCAGCGAGGGAGAACGGTGACCTGCCCCAAGTGCGGCGCCCAGATGCGCCGCAAGGACGGGATCCCTTGGTGGATCTGCACCGACCGTAACTGCGCCTGGCGCCAACCCGACTGACCAGCTACCCGCGCCGGGCGCGCCCACCAGCACGCCCGGCCCCCAACCCGACCACCACCCAGGAGCACCCATGGACACCACGAACACCACCACCGCCTGGCCCGAGGGCACCATCGCCCGCTACCTGACCGTCGGCGGCGCCACCGTCGATATCAGCCACGACATGTACTACCTCGCCGACACCGAGCCGAACACGACGATCGCCCGGTGCGGAGGCGGAGGCTGCGCCGCCCACCACCAAGAGCGCTGGGGCCCCTACGCCGACCGCCTCAGCAACGGCAGCAGCGGTGCCGACGCCGAAGCCCGCGCATGGGCCCAAGCCCACGCCGAGACCTGCCGCGCCCTACCCCGCCCCGCCTGACCCCCACCAACCGGCCGGGCCGTGACACCCACGGCCCGGCCCCAACCCGCCGGAGCCCCCATGCGCCACCTCGACTCGCCGCTGGCCCGCTGGGCCTTCCCCGCCGTCGGCATCTTCGCCCTCACCCAAGGACTCCTGCTCCCCGCCCTCCTCTGCGGCATCGTCACCGCAGCCGCCTGGAAGGTCCACCGCCGATGACCCGCCGCCGACTCCGTGTTCGCGTCCGCTCCCCGCTCCTCATCCCTGCGGTGCTTCTGTCCACCGCATCCCTCGCCTGGACCACCTGGTCCCTCGTCGACCTCCTCGGCACCGGCTGGATCGGCGTCACCGTCGCCGCCGGAGCTGACATCGTCTGGGCCGCCGTCATCGCCGCCGAAGCCCGCGGCCTCCACATCGCCGCACCCGCGTGGAAGAAGCGCGACAAGAGCGACAAGCGCCGCAACCCCGTCCCCGCCATCGGCTGGGCCGCGCTCCTCGCCGTCGCCGGACTCCTCGTCTGGCACGGCATCCGCGCAGACAGCCTCCCCATGGCAGTCGCAGGCCCCCTCCTGCCCCTCGGCGCCAAAGTCGTCTGGCTCCTCGCCCTCGCCGACATGCGCGACCCAGCCGCACTCACCGACGACGAACAGCACACCCTCGCCGCGATGGAACGCGGCATGGCCTTCGAGCGGGCCCGGCACCGCATCGAGATGGAGCGCCGCGCTATGAGCGCCGAGCTGCTCCTCTCCGAGGTGTCCACCGACTTCGACATCGAGGTAGCGCGCCAAGACCGCAGTAGGGAGCTTCACCGCCGCCGCCCCCTGGAACTGCCCGCATCCCCTGAAGCGCCACCCGGTGCGCCTCATGAGACGCCTGAAGCGGTTCCTGAAACGGCTGAGACGCACCATGAGGCGCACCACGAAACGCCCGATGAAGCAGCAGGTCACCCCACGCATGTCCTCCCGGATGAAACGCCCAGCCTCGTCGGACTCAAGACCAACCAGGCAGTGCTGCGCATCCATGAAGCGGACCCCACCGCATCATCGCCTCAAATCGTGGAGCGGCTGAAGCGGCACGGCATCACCACCACGGACGGCTACGTCCGCACCGCGCTCAAGCGTGCCAAGGAGAAGCGGGGGGAGGGGTTCTACCCGTGAAACCCCTCGACCGGTTCACTCTCGCCGCGATCACCACCGTCGCGGTCCTCGCCGCTTTCCTCACCGCGACCTGGATCCCCACCCACTACACCCCGGGCCCGCTCCTCACCTGGGCCTGCGTCTACACCGCCACCACCCTCACCCTCGCCCGAGCCACCCGCCTCCCCCCAGCCCGAACCCTCTACGCCGCCACCCTCCTCACCGCCACCGCACTCCGCATCCTCCTCACCGGCCTAGCCCGAGCCCTCGACCACGCCACCACCGCAGGCACCGCCCTCCTCACCGACCAGAAGGCCAGCACGCGATGACCAGCGAGCCGCCCGCGTACTACACCCCCCAGCCGATGACGACGACGGCCAGCACACCGTCCGCATACCGGCTGACCAGGCCCATCACCCCGTCGTCATCGTCGTCATCGTCACGTGGCGGCCTGTGGGGGCGCTGCGCCCTGTGGCTCGCAACCAGCGCACGGTGGGTATCACGGCGCCGCTACGAACTCGCCCCAGCCGGGGCCATCACCGCGCTCACCACACTCGGACTCGCCCAAGACGGGCTGACAGCAGCGCTCGCCTACGGCACGCTGGCCGCCGGATCCGGAGCCCTCGCCGTGGCCGGGCTGCGCCACAAGAACGAGGTCGTCACCCATGTCGGTGCGGGCGGTGCCCTGGCCCTGGCCGATGTCACTACCGCGGTCGCCGCCGGCCTGTCCTGGCCCACTTTGACTGCGTGGACGTTGACGACGGGTGTGGCGTACGGGGTGTACGGGCCGTGGCTCGCCGGGCAGCGCAATGCCCGGCTCAAGCTGCACGTCGACAGTGTGAAAGCGAAGGGCGCGCTGCCGGACGTGCTCGGCCTGGAGGCCGCTGATCCCGGCCTGACCGGAGCATCACCGGAGGAGACGGCGCTGCGCCGTGCTCTGCACGCTCTGACCGGCCACACCCCCACGACCGTGGATGCGATGCACCGCACCGGCACCGGATGGTCCTGCATCGTCACCATGCCCCCCGGGAAAGCCACCGCACCCGAGGCGCTGGTGAAACGGAAGGCGCAGCTGGCGGCGAACCTCGGCCTTCCCGGAACACTCACCCTCACACCCGGGCCCGACAGCAACCAGCTCGTCGTCCGCATGGCCACCGCCGACACCCTCGCCGACACCCTCAACGTCACCGACACCGGAGTCACCACCTGCCGCGAACCCGTCCTCCTCGGCCGCAACGAAGACGGGCATCCGTTCCACCTCACGGTGCTGTACCGCCACACGTTGATCGCCGGTGCATCCGACTGGGGGAAGTCCGGCATCGTGAACCTGGTCCTCAAGCGCCTCAACCGGTGCGAGGACGCCGACCTGTACGGCATCGACATGAAGCCCGGCGCGCCCGAACTCGGCCCGTGGCGGGGCCGCATGAAGACTCTGGCCACCAACCCGGAGCAGGCGCGGGGGCTGCTGGAGTGGATCCGCGCAGAGTGCGACCGGCGCGGTCAGGTCCTCGCCGAACTGTCCCGCAAGGCCATGGCCGAAGGAGCGGGCCCGGTCCGCAAGTGGGTGCCCGGCGTTCACGGCAGCGCGGTGTTCGTGTTCACCGATGAGCTCGCCGAGCTGGTGCGGCAGGACAAGGAACTTGCGGAGCTGTACGAGAGCCTGCTGGCAATCGCCCGCTTCCTCGCCATCCACTTCGTGTCCGCCACCCAGCAGCCCTCCCGGAAAGTGTTCGGCGGGTCCACGGACGCCCGCGGGAACTACGCCAACCGCATCTGCACCCGCGCCGGCGAGGCAGGGCACGGCCCGCTGATCTTCGGGCAGGGCAGCCAGAGCCGCGGCTGGCGCCCCGAACTACTCGACCTGCCCGGCAAGTTTTTGGCGCAGACCCCGGAGCACGACACCCCGCGCACCTACCGGGCCGAGTACGTCTCGGATGCCGACATCGCCGACGAGGTCGGCTTCTACCACTCCGACATCCGCGACACCAAGGAGCAGCCCGCACTGACTGAAGAGCCGTGGGTCGAGGCATTCGCCCCGGCACGGCTCCCCGACGGCACCCCTGTCGGCGACGCCTGGCCGCACCTCTACCGGATCCTTACCGACCGCGGCTCGGTCACCAAAAAGGAGCTCGCCTCTACCGCCGGGGTGTCCCGGGACACGGCCATGCGCGCCATCGAGACATGGGAGCGGCACGGCGTGCTCTCCCACCGGGACGGCCGCTCCACCCGCTACTACCTCCCCAAGGAGCAGACTGATGCTTCCTGAGCATCGGCATCACGCCGACTGTGACCACTACCGGCCCGGCGACCTGACCGGGCATCCGCCACAGATCGTGCATGTGCACCAGGCCGCGGCGCCGGACAGGTCGTTGCAGCGCGCCGCGTTCGGTGCCGGGGTCGGTGCCGGGACAGTCGCCGCAGGCGTCTACTTCGGGCCGCTGCTGGTGGCCGCGCTGTCATCCATCGCCGTCACCCTCGCTGTCACCGCGCTGGCCGTCGCCGTCTGCGCGTGGGCTGTCGTCACCGTCGTGCGGGCCGTGTCCGGCACCAGCCGTAAGGGCTGACCCCGGGTTCTTCCGTGACCCCCGGAACCTGTGTCCGGGGTGCGCGGTGGGACCCGGGAACCGCCCCGGACCACACCCGAAAGGAACCTCGTCATGGGCCTGTTCAAGAAGACCCCCGAAGAGCGCGCCGCGATCGACCAGATGAAGGCCGCGGACGCCGCCCTCAACGACAACTCCGACCGCGAGAAGGCCTCCGGCATCACCGAGGAGACACCCGAATACCAGCGCCTCAACCGCGCCGCGAACGATGCCGCAGCGAAGGTTTCGCGGTGGCACGGAGGCACCAAGCGCCGCTGACCGGCCACCTGCCCGTAACTCAACCCACCAGAGGAGATGACATGCGCCTGAACCCCTACGTATGGGGCGCCGACACCGTGAGCGGCGTCGCACGCAACATCCGCCGCCACGTGTCCGAAGACCCGGCCGACCACGAGGCCGCTGAGCGGGAGACCCGCGAGGCGGATCGCCGCTGGAACCAGCCCAAGAAGTCCAAGCGCTGACGGATGCCTGTCGCCCCCGCGCCACGCCGTGCGGGGACGGCAGGGAGCCGGGACAGCCCCGGTATCCACCAACCAGAGAGGAGCCCAGCCATGGGCCTGTTCACCCGCAAGACACACACCACCGAGCCCGGTATCGACCCCGAGTCCGGCGAACCCGTCATCAACATCCGCTCCCACAAGACCGGTGGGCACATCGTGACCTCCCGCCGCACCCAGGCCGAAGCCGACGCTGAAGCCAACCGCCTCGCCCGCGCCTGGAAGAACCTGGAGAACTGACATGGCATCGCCCCGCTCGTACACGACCGCTGAGAAGCGGAAGAAGGCCGCTCTCGTTCTCAAGGGCGCCCGTGGTGCCTACGGAGACACCGGCCGTATCGAGGCGCAGATCGACCGGATCAACCAGCGGGCGGAGCAGCGCGCCGTCCTGGAGCTGGACGCGCTGAGGACTGCCGAGGCCCAGGCCGAACGCGAGCTGGCCCAGGCGAAAGCTGCTGAACGTGGCGCGCCCCGCAGCGAACGCGCAGCAGCCAAGCAGGCCGTCAAGGACGCCCGCCAGGCCCTGGACCGCGCCGCCAGGGCCCGCCGCAAGCGCTGACCGCCCGGTACGGTGGGTGGGTCGCACGGGTGGGAGGTCACTGCCCGGGCGCGTCCCCCCAGAGGCCCCGCTGTCACGCCGTCAGCGGGGCCTCGCACGTACCCCGGACAGCCTGCGCCCCGGTCAACGGCACACTTGGCCCCAAGGAGGTGACCTCGTGGACTACAAGCAGCCCCGCAGCAACAGAGGCCAATTCATCCGCACCACCACCAGCGCCGAACGCGACGCCGATGCCGCCCGCCTCCGCGACACCGGCATGGGATACAAGGAAATCGCCGAACAACTCGGCTACTGCGACAAGGGCCAGGCATGGCGCGGCGTACAACGCACCCTCACCGAAATCGTCCGCGAACCAGCCGAGAAGCTCCGCCAGACCGAGGCCAACAGGCTCGACGACCTGTACGTCGACGCCCTCAACATCCTCGAACGCGACCACGTCATGGTGTCCCACGGCAAGATTGTTTACGGCGAAGACGGGCGTGCCCTGCTGGATGACGGGCCGAAGATCGCCGCGATCCGTGAGCTCCGGCAGATCCGCGAGTCCTACCGCAAGCTGTTCGGCGCTGACGCAGCCAAGCAGATCGACATCGCCCTCGAACAGCGCATCGACCTCGACGCGCAACTCGTCACCGACGCCCTCACCGCAGCACTCGACGCAATCGACCTGACGGATGAGCAGCGGGCGGTAGCGCTCGGTGCGGCTCAACAGCGGTTGCAGGAAGCGGATTGACAGCATCCCGTGGAAAACTGGAAGCAACCATTCCGGCCCCACACGGGAGACCTCCATGATCAAGGTTTGCACCACCCTCGAATCCGGCGCAGAAATCTGCACCACCATCGACCTCGCCAACGACGCCGCATCCCGCGCCTACACCACCACCCTCGGCAACGGCAGCGACAGCACGTTCACCCTCACCCACAACCTTGACAGCCTCGACCTCGTGCCCGTCATCCGCGGCATCGCCAGCGGCAACCTCACTAACACAAGCCCCACCGTGATCGCAGTCGACGCCAACACGGCGCGCCTCGTCTTCGAGAACGTGCCCACGCAGGGTCAGTTCCAGGTGACGCTCCTCGCTGTCGCCCCGACCGCCTGACCGGCACCACACCAGCCCGGGGCGGCAGACCCCCACCTGCCGCCACCCTCCGGCAGTCCGGAATGATCTTGACGGGGTGCGGTGCATCCTCCCGCCCATGAGACTGCTGCTCACCGGATCCGCGGGTTTCGTCGGCTCCCACGTACTCGCCCACCTGCTCGCGCACACGGACGCTCAGATCGTGTGCCCGTGGACCCTGCGCCACCACGGCAACACCCAACGCCTCGCCGACGCACTCGACCAATCCGGCGCCGACCAGTGGGAAGGCCGCGTAACCACCGTCATGCACGACCTCGCGTGTCCCATGCCGACGACGCTCGTCGACGAGATCGGCCCGGTGGACGCGATCCTCAACATCGCCTCCGAGTCCCACGTTGACCGCGCCATCGCCGACCCGACGCCGTTCGTACGGAACAACGTCGAGCTGATGCTGAACGTCCTCGAATACGCCCGCCAAGTCCGCCCGCGGATGCTGCTGCACATGGGCACCGACGAGGAGTACGGCCCGGCGTACGGCGACTACAAGCACCGCGAGTGGGACACCGTGCTGCCCTCGAACCCGTACTCGGCGTCGAAGGCCGCGCAGTCCGCGCTGGCGACTGCGTGGTGGCGCACTTTTGGGGTGCCTGTCGTTCTCACCAGGACCATGAATCTTGTGAGTCCGGCCCAGGACCCGGAGAAGTTCGTGCCCACGATCATCCGCAAGGTGCTCGCCGGGGAGACGGTGCAGATCCACTCCAGCCCCGAAGGTGTGCCCGGCTCCCGGCACTGGATCGACGCCCGTGAATTCGGCGCCGCGTGGCTGCACCTGCTGAACACGGTCGAACCGGAGATGTACCCGGACACCGACCGGCCGTCCATGTTCCACGTCGTCGGCGAGGAGCGGACGAACCTTCAGATCGCGCAGACGATCGCCGACCTCCTGGGCCGACCGCTGAAGTACGAACTCGTCTCCTTCCATTCCAGCCGGCCAGGCCACGACCTCCGCTATGCGCTGGACGGCAGCAAGCTCGCCGAAGCGGGATGGACGCCGGGGCGCCCGATCGAGGAGACGCTCGCGGACATCGTGAAGTGGTACGCCGACAACCCGGCCTGGCTCGCCGCGTGACCGGGCCACCGACTGTGCACCTCGGCGACGCCCTTGCGTGGCTCCAGAGCCTCGACACCGCATCCGTCGACGCGGTCATCACCGACCCGCCATACAGCAGTGGCGGCATGGTCCGAGGCGACCGGGCCGGAACAACCACAAAGATCAAGTACACCGGCGACAAAGCGAACTCCGAGTACGCCGACTTCTCCGGCGACAACCGCGATCAACGCGGATGGGGCTACTGGATGACGCTCTGGCTCAGTGAAGCCCTCCGCGTCACCAAACCCGGAGGCGCCCTGGTCATGTTCTGTGACTGGCGCCAACTGCCCACCGCGACCGACGTAATCCAGTCCGGCGGCTGGGTGTGGCGCGGCCTCGTTCCGTGGATCAAGCCCGACTCCCGGCCTCAGCTCGGCCGCTTCACGCAGAACGCGGAGTTCGTCGCCTGGGGCAGCAACGGCCCTATGCCCAGCGAGGGCGACTGTCTTCCGGGCTACTACCTTGCTCGCGCGCCGCGCGCCAACGAGGGGCGCCAGCACATCACGCAAAAGCCCGTCGATGTCCTGCGGTCCCTCGTGCGTATCGCCCCCATAGGCGGCCTCGTCGTCGACCCGTTCACAGGATCTGGGACTACGGGCGTGGCCTGCATCCACGAAGGCCGACACTTCGCCGGATGCGAGTCAGTCGCTGCCCACCACGCGACGGCTGTGTCCCGGCTCGCGGTAGCGGCAGGCCACGCAGTGCCGAACGGCATGCAGGGCGCCTTGGACTTCGCGGAGTTGTGTGATGGGTGACCTCTTCAGGGCGGCCGTCATCCCGACCCGTGACCGGCACGACATGGTGGCCGACTGCATCGGCTCCGTCGTCGACCAGGTCGACCGCGTCATCGTCATCGACAACCAGTCCGATCCGCCGATCGATCCCGAGCCGTGGCACGGCAAGGTCAGCGTTGTCGCCGTCCCTCTCGATCCGCCGAACATCTCCACCCTGTGGAACGTCGGCCTCGCCCTCGCCGACGCACAAGCCCACCAGCATCAAGCGGACCGGTGGGACATTGCCGTCCTCAACAGTGATGTGACCGTGCCCCCGGGCTGGATCGACGGCCTGTCCACGGCGATGCGCTCGACCACAGCGGTGCTCGCCTACCCCGACCAGCACGGCGGCAAGCAAGCCATCCTGCACACGAAGGCCGAGCCGATCGACCTACGGCAGCGGATCACCGGCTACGCGTTCATGATGCGTGGCGAGATCGGCCAGCGGTTCGACGAGGACCTCGCATGGTGGTACGGCGACGATGCGGCCGACTGGACTGCGCGGGAGAACGGCGGGGCGCTCCTCGTGCCCGGCCTGGCAGTCGAACACCGCTGCCCCAACGGCTCCATCTACGAGCGCCCGGAACTCCGCGCCCAGACCGCCCGTGACCGCGAGACGTTCCACCGGAAATGGGGGCGCACCCCATGGTGAACCATGGCCGCGAAGCCACACGACCAAGCAACCGAAAGGATGATCAGCATGGCGCAGAGGACTGACCTCGTCGCGGAGATCGAAACCACCCTGGACGGGTCCGGCGACTACACCGGCCCCTGGATCGACTCGGCAGGCATCTTCAAGGTCCGTGTCGTCAACGTCGGATCCGGTATCCGGATCGAGCAGTCCAACGATCAGACGAACACAGTGCAGATCAGCACGGTCGATGTCGGGGTCGAGGGGCCCTATAGGCATGAGGAAATCGCGATCACCGCACGGTACTTCCGCGTCAGGGGGTATGGGGACGCGAACGCTCCACTGCACGCGGCCGTCCGGGTTGTTGCGTGATGAGCCACATGAAAATCGCAGTCACCGGGGGCTCCGGCTTTCTCGGACAGGCCACCATCCGCGCCGCCGAGAACGCCGGACATGAGGCGTGGGCGTTCGACCGCACCCAAGACCTCGACATCCTCGGCAGCCTCGACGCACTCGACGGCGCCGACACAGTGATTCACCTGGCTGGGATGCTCGGCACGTCCGAACTGTTCGACACCCCAGAGCAGGCGGTCGACGTCAACATCAAGGGCGCCTTGCGGATCCTGCAATGGTGCCGCGCCCATAACGCCGCCTACGTAGGCATCACGATGCCCGACGTGTACCCGTCCGTGTACACGGCGACGAAGATCTGTGCGCAACGCCTGGCTACGGCGTGGCATCTGGCGTACGGGGTGCCCGTGAGCCATGTCCGTGCGTTCAACGCGTACGGGCCCGGGAGCAGCGTCAACGCGCCCGGATATCCGAAGAAGATCGTGCCGACGTTTGCGCGTGCGGCATGGTCTGGGAAGCCAATCCCGGTGATGGGTGATGGCAAGCAGATCGTTGACCTGATCCACACTGATGACATTGCCCGGATGCTGCTCGACGCCACCAGGCACGGCGACGACGCCATGTTCGAAGCCGGGACCGGGCAGTCCGTCACGGTCCATGAGGTGGCCGAACGGATCCTCGATGTCACGGGTAGTACGGCCGGGATTGAGTACATGCCCATGCGTCGTGGTGAAACGTCCACGCAGGTCGTGGCGACTGGTGAGGGCTGGGAACGGTTGGACTGGCGGCCGCGCATGGATTGGGACCGGTTTGCGGAGGCCGTGAGGTCGTACCGGTGACGGAGCGGATTTCGGCTGATGCGTGGGAGCAGCACAAGGGGCACGTAGCCCGCTACTACTACGCTTCGCAGCACGTGCGTGCGGGCGAGACGGTGAACGACATCGCGTGCGGGGTCGGCTACGGCTCCGGGTTCTTTCTGCAAGGCCTGTACCGCGGTTACGACCGGCCCGGCGCGCCCGACCTGAGGTTCCCCGGTTCCTTCCACGCGGCGGACTTGGATGATCCGGGGTGGGATCCGGCAGCAGCTGATGTGACGGTGTGCTTCGAGACGCTGGAGCATGTGAAGGATCCGGCCCGGCTGGCGCGGGTGATTGCCCGTACGACACACAGGTTGATCGTGGTGTCGGTGCCGGTGGTGCCGACCAAGCACATCAACCCGTACCACTTGCACGACTTCACCGCCGAGGAGATCCCACCGCTGTTCGGCGGGTTCCGTGTGGCGGATGAGTGGCCGCAGCCAGAGGAGTTGGCTCACGTGTGGCTGTTCGAACGGAGTGGCGATGCCTGACGTTGCGATCATCACTGCGGTCTATGACGCTTTCGACACGGTCAAGCCTGTCCTGCCGCAGACCGGCGCCGATGTGGAGTGGGTCCTCGTCACCGACACCGTGCCGGATGCGGAGGCCGCGCAAGGCTGGACGGTTGTGCATGAGCCACGCCCCGATGTGCCGCCGGTGCGTGCGGCGAAGCGGCCGAAGTTCGAGCCGTGGAAGTACACGGACGCACCCGCGAGTATCTGGATCGACGCCTCGTTCCGTGTCGTCTCGCCTCGGTTCGCGGGCGAGGCCATGGAGTACGCGAAGCCGATCGCCCAGTTCGAGCATCCTTGGCGGTCGTGCCTGTACGACGAGGCGACCGAGATCGCTGCGCTCGGGAAAGACCCCGATGGCGCCGCCGCCTGGCAGGTGAAGCGTTACCGGGAGGCTGGTCACCCGGAGGGGTGGGGCCTGTGGGCGGCTGGCGTCATCGCGCGTCGGCATACGGCAGCCGTTCGGCGGATGGGTGCGGCGTGGGCGCGGGAGGTGGCGGGCGGTTCGGCGCGGGATCAGGTGTCGCAGCCGCACGTGCTGCGCAAGACACGGCTGCGCCCGGTCGACCTGCCTGGGACGCATCTGGCGAACCAGTGGCTGAAGTACGAGGGGAGCGGAAGGCATTGACCACACACGAGGCAGCGCAGCGGCTGGTGGCTCTCCTCAACGAACTGGGAGCCGCTGGCGTTGAGATCGAGGCCGCGATTGGCGGATTGAACCTGAGCACGGACGCCGAACCGTACGGCGCACGCGTAGGCCGCGCGGACGACTCCGGTACCGCTTGGGAGGTCGAGTGATGAGGCTGGAGATCGGCGGCGGGAAGCTCCTGCCAGCAGGCTGGACCAACCTCGACCCCAACCACGGCACCGGCCCATGGCGGCGCCTCGCACAAGACACGCCATGGCCCACCGGCGACCACACCGTAGAGGCGATGCGCGCCTCGCACGTCATGGAGCACATCCCCGCCGGAGACCCGCGCATCGCGGTCCTCAACGAAGCCCACCGCGTCCTCAAGCCCGGGGCCGTGTTCGAGATCCGCGTACCCAACGCCCTGTCCGGAACCTGGCACGCCTACGCCGACCCGACGCACGTCTCCTTCTGGTGCGTGGAGTCGTTCCACTACATCGACGGGACGAAGGCCGCGCACGCCGACTACGGACTGAAGCCGTGGAAGACGAGGGAGCTCCGGATCCAGGGCGACAACGAAATCCTGTGGATAGGAAGCCCGCGGTGAAGCCGTGCCCCTTCTGTGAGATCGTCGCCGGACGCGCTCCCGCGACCGTCGTTCACGAGTGGTCCGACGTGATCGCGATCGTGCCGCTGAACCCCGTCGTTGACGGCCACACCCTGGTCATCCCGAAGCGGCACGTCCCCGACTTCGCCACCGACCCTGAGGTGTCCGCCGACGCGATGCTCCACGCCGCGCAGCTCATGCGCTGGACCGACCGACCCATGAACCTGATCACCAGCCGAGGACGCGAGGCCACACAGTCCGTGTTCCATCTCCACCTGCACCTCGTACCCCGCGCAGAGAACGACGGGCTCGCACTGCCCTGGCACAGCGGGAAGGGAACAGCGCGGTGACTGAGCCGCTCGTGTCCGTCGTGGTCCCGTACCACGCGGCCCGCAAGCGGAACGGCATGCTGCAACGCGCCGTGGTCTCCGTCCAGAACCAGACGGTGCCCCACCTGTTGATCACCGTCGAAGACACCCAGGGCCAGGGCGCCGCCGCGACCCGGCAACGCGGCCTCGACCAAGTCACCACACCCTGGGTCGCGTTCCTCGATTCCGATGACGAACTCGACCCCACCCACCTGGCGCAGCTCCTCGCCTGCGCCACCGAGACCGGCGCGGACTACGTCTACCCGTGGTTCCGCGTACGCGGCGGCCGCGACCCGTTCCCCATGTTCTTCGGCCGCCCGTGGGACGACGCCCACCCCCACTCCACCACCATCACCATCCTCGTACGCACCACCCTCGCGCAGCAGGTCGGGTTCGACGGAGTGGGTGAGGATTTCCGGTTCACGAAGGCGTGCGTACGTGAGGGTGCGCGAATCGTGCACCACCCGGCGAGGACGTGGACGTGGCACCACGGTTCGCACAACTCCAGCGGCCGACCGAACCGAGGCGACGCCCGCCACCGCTGACACCCGTATTCACCGGACCGGGCAACGTATCCTGAGGCCACACGCGGAGACGCCCACGGACCGGAGACAGCACATGAAGGTCAAACTGGCGGCCTACCTGGACGGACCCCGATCCCTGGAACGCGAGCTGCCAGACGACTGGTGGTCCCGCACCGAGGACCAGCGGAACGAGTGGATCAACCAGTACAAATCAGATCTGGTCGACATGCTGCGCCAGAACACGCTGGCATACGAATGGGAACCCGGATGGGAAGGCCTGCTGTACGGAGAAGGCCCGGCCGACCTCGACGGCTGAACCCGCCGCCTCTGAGTGGCGCCCCTTCGCGCTTCTTCCCGGGGGCGCCCACGGGTCAATGAGGGAGTCAAAACCCTGGCGCACGGCCAGGATACGAGGCAACGCCCATACCCCGCTCCGGACAGCGCCACCACCCGCAGCAGCCACAATCCGGTCATGGCATCGGACCGGGCACAGATCGCGCACCGCGCAGCCGCCGCGCTCGCCGCCCGCGCCCAAACACCACACTGGCGCCCCCAGCCTCATCAGATCCCGCCACCGGGTGACTGGATGGGCTGGCTGCTGATGGCCGGGCGTGGGGCCGGGAAATCGAAAGCGTGCTCCGAGTACGTGCGGCGGCACGTTGCAGGTCCGGCGTGTCTGCCTGGACCGGTGCCGCACTGGATTGCCATCGTCGCCCCCACTCTCGGCGACGCTGTCACCTCCATGTACGAAGGACCCGGCGGCATCCGTAACGCCGACCCCGACGCGCGGCTGGTGCAGGCCCCCGGCGGCACGGTCATCCGCTGGCCCAACGGCTCGCAGGCCAAGATGTTCGGCGCCCACACCCCTGCGGATGTCGAGCGGCTACGGGCCGGTGGTAACTCGTGCATGGCCGTCCTGGAGGAGTTCGCCGCGTGGCGGTACATGGATGCCACCTACGACCAGCTCCGGTTCGGCCTGCGCTCGGGTTCGAGGCCGCACTGGATCGCAGCGACCACACCTCGGCCTCGGCCGCTGCTGAAGCGCATGCTCGCAGGCGAGCTGCCGGGCATCGTCCACACGCACGCCACGATGTACGACAACCCGCACCTTGAGGAGTCCGTCAAGGGCGCGCTGGAAGACGCGTACGCGGGAACCGACATCGGCGCGCAGGAGCTTCAAGGACGGCTGATCGACGAGGTTGCCGCAGCGCTCTGGACGCGGGCCATGCTCGAAGCCTCCCGCGTGCGGCCCGACGAGGTACCCGAGTTGAAGCGCATTTGTGTCGGCGTGGACCCGTCGGGCGGGGCTGGGGAACAGGGCATTGTCGTAGTGGGGAAGTCGGGTCTGGTGCTTCCCGGTGACGGCGGCCGCCCGCAGCACCACGGCTACGTCCTCGATGACCGTTCATGCCGTCTGTCCCCGGATCAGTGGGGGCGGCGCGCGGTGCAGGCCGCGATCGACTGGGACGCAGACGAGTTGATCGCTGAGGTTAATTTCGGGGGGGCGATGTGTGTGGCGACGCTGCGCACGGCGTCCGAGGCCCTCGGAGTGGATATCCCGATCCGTACGACGACCTCTTCGCGGGGGAAGCAGGTGCGGGCGCAGCCGGTTGCTGCGCTGACGGCTCAGGGGCGTTGGCATATGGCGGGGGTGTTCCCGGAGCTGGAGGATCAGCTCGCGACTTGGTATGCAGAGCTCGGCTGGTCACCGGATCGTTTGGACGCCATGGTGTTCCCGGCCTGGCATATGAAGCTGGTAGGCGCGCTGGTGAAGGGTCAGGGTTCGTTGGGTGGGGAGTTGGCCAGAAAGCAGATCGCCGGTGGCCGCATACGCTGACCGGCATGAGTGGTGTCGTGATCAGCTATGTCCACCCCGGGTGGGTGACCCATACGTTCATGCAGTCGCTGCTCCTCGTGCTGGACCACGACCGCAAGTCCGAGCACCCCGCAGTAGGCGGTCTGATGCCGGTGCAGTTCCGGCCAGCCGGAATCACCGAGGCGCGCAACGACGCCGTGGACGCGTTCCTGGCGGGCGACGGTGAGTGGCTGTGGTTCGTGGACACCGACATGGGCTTCCGCCCGGACGCCCTGCAACGTCTACTCGCGGCGGCTGACCCCAGCGAGCGGCCTGTGGTGGGCGCGTTGTGCTACGCGGCGCTGGCGGAAGCCCCGGACGGCATGGGCGGCTACGTGACGCGGGTGGTGCCGACGCTGTACGGCTGGGCGCAGGACGCGAAGGTGTTCACGGAGTGGGAGGGGCCGGTTCCTTCGGGGCTGTTGCGTGTGGCGGGTACGGGCGCGGCGTGTCTTCTGGTGCACCGTTCGGCGCTGGAACGCGTCGATGATGGGGCGTGGTTTGATCCGATCATCGACGGTACGGGGGCACGGGTGAGCGAGGACCTGTCGTTCTGTTGGCGCCTGATGGGCGCTGGAGTCCCTGTGCATGTGGACACCAGGGTTCCGACGAATCACCAAAAGCAGTTCTGGATCAACGGGAGTTCTCATGGCGTTTCCGACTAGCGGCTACAACGTGCAGGCCGTCAAGTACTTCGTTCACAGCACGGCAGGGGTGTCGTTGACGATCAACGGCGCCGTCCTTACCGGAGAGAACGACGCGGAGATGGAGGAGTTGGTGACGTACCTGGACAGTGCGCTGGCGTCGTTCAAGTCCTCGTACAACAGCGGCACCGCGTACACGGCGTCAGTGAACAAGTCGTTCCAGGGTGAGACGACTCCGGCGGCTCTGTGATGGACCTGTGGTTGCTGCTGGTTGTGATGTCGCTGGCCGTGTACCGGGGTACGCGGCTCGTTGTCGAAGACACCTTCCCGCCGGTGCTGTGGCTGCGTGACCGGCTGGCTGGTGGGTGGCGGGAGCTCACACAGGGGGAGTTCAAGGACCACCCAGTTCCGCCGCTCGATGATGACGCCGATCTGGTGGATGTTGCTGGGCTCGGCAGTGTGACGTCGATCGATGGTCGGATGCATCGGTACATCGAGCGTGCCCGGTGGTCGCCTCAGTGGCTGGGCGAGTTGGTGTCGTGCCCTTGGTGTGCGTCTGGCTGGGTGGCGGCCGGTGTGACGGCCGGAACCTGGGCGGTGGTGGGGTTGCCGGTGCCGCTGTTGGTGTGGGGCGCGGTGTGGGCGGTCGGGGCTCTGCTGGCTGCGCAGGACTGGGCGTAGGTTCACCGGCCCGGTCAATAGAATGGCCGCATGGAACCTGATGCCGTAGACCCCCTGACCGAAGCAGCGCAGTTGAACGACTACCGGTTCGGCAGAGATGGGGGATGCCCTGCGTGCTGGGAACACGAAGTACTGGAATCGGACGCTCAGATCATCGCGCATCTCATGGCGGATCACACGGCGGAGGAGTTGGCGTGGGCGCTGCTCTCGGAATCTGCTGTGGTGTTCCGGCTCCACGACTACATCATCTACCGGCACGATCTCGGGAAGAGCGGCCCGGTGCCGTACAACGTTTCCGAGGTGTCGCCCGAGGTGGATGCTGAGACTGATGCGGTGCAGGCGTCGGTGGCAGCGACAGCGAAGCGTCAGATGCCGCCGCATGTGACACGCAAGCTGGGCATGTGATCGTGGCGCAGGAGTGGGCATGATCGTACTAGGTGTCGCTCTCTGTGCCCTACTGGGTGCAGTATTTGCAAACCTGTTTGTGAAGCACTCAAACGTACCTATCTGGGTGCGGCTTCTCTACCCGCTTACACTAGCTGGGGCTGTGATTCTGGGAGATGTGTTCTTCCCATGGGATAGGCCTTTCGGTTCAGTAGCGGGAGCGGTTGTCGCTGTTGTTTCTGCATGTATCACGGGGGCGTGTCTCGAAAGGCGTTCCTAGGGGTGGCGGTGCCGCTGCTGGTGTGGGCGTAGCGTCGGCTGCGCGTCTACGATGGGTGTCACGGGTCGCTGGGTGTGGCTCTTGATGGTGCTGGCTCCAGCCGGTGTTGGGTTACGAGCGGTCCTCTGTTGGCGCAGGGGACCGCATCTCTTTGCCCACATGCCGCCCGGAGTGGGCGTAGACTCTGCCGCGAGGTCATGCACCGTCCGGCCCATTCCGGTGCTGGTCAGCGAAGCCGCCCGCGTCTGTCGATCTACGTCGATGGTGCGGGCGGCTTCCTCACGTCCGGGGTTCAAGCCACGGCACGAAGGGCCTGGCGCAGGCGCGAAGCCCCGAAGGTCTGATCGAAGCTGCGGCAGTACTCGGCGTTGATCGCGTAGTACGCGCCGCCCGAACCGACCGGGGAATGACCCTCCAACTTCCCCCGCTCGAAGACGTCGTGAGGGGTGGAGACCTCGAACCCGTCGAAGACGTAGTAGATCGGCAGGAGCCCGAGCGCGTGCAGGGTCATCTGGTAGCGAACGCAGTCTCGGTTGACGAAGCGCCTGCGCCTCTCGTAGTTGGCGGGTCCGGATTCCATGGCCGCCTTGGCATCGATGTAGACGACGTCCAGCCCGCGTACTGCGATGAAGTCGGGCATCCAGCGCAGGGGGCTCTCCGTGCGCCCGAGCGCTTCGGTGATCTCTGAACGGAAGGTCTCGATGCCGGTGCTGTCGACTGACCACCCATCCTTGGTGAGGCGGTCGGCTACGCGCTGCTCGTGCGGGGTGCTGACCGCCTTGCGCTGGGGGAAAGTGGTCCGCTTGGTCTTGGGTCGGCCATCCGTGACTACGAGCTTCAGTTGCTCGGGAGGTGTACTCATAGGCAGGAGTGTGCACGAAGCGGTGACGCGCGTTTTCCGGAGCGCGCGACGGAAGATCGATCCGCACCGTTGGTCTGCGTTGGTCTGCGTTGGTGGTGATCGACTGCGACCTTCTGCGTTGTCATCAGTCCACGCAAAGCTTTACTCGGTCTTTGCCTTCTCTGAGTCAGGACGCTGTTCAAGGAGCAAGAAGATCTCATCGAAGTGAGCTCGTGTGAAGCGGTAGGCGCCCCCGACTTTCATGAACGGGAACACCCGCTCGCGGCATTGCTTCTTCACCCACCACGCGGAACAGCCGAGCGCGTGCGCGACGTCCTCAGGCGTGTAGACGGGCAGAGCGGGGTCCATGAGGCTCCTTATGGTGGTTGAGCTGGGGCAGCCCATGGTGCCTTCGGGGAACGCCGTACGCTTCCGGAGTTTTGGATGATCCCGGTCGGTCCTAGGAGGTCTGGTGATAGTCACCGTCAACGTTGCGGTCCTGCTGGCCGTCGTCATCATTCTGCGGACGCGTCGGCGTACGCAGGCAAGGAGCCGGGGCGATGAGGTACTCACCGTGCTGCTCGTTCTGGTCTTCGGTGTGCTGATCGCCCCGACCGCGTTCGGTCAGGCAATCCTCGGCGCAGTGGTCCATGCGTTAGAGCAACTCACTCCGGAATGATCTTGCCGCCCCTGCTTTTAACCTCCCCTCGCAGACCGCGAACAGGGAGCCGAAGCCCATGGCCTGGTGGCACGCCTTCACCCGACGCACCACCCTGCCCACACCCACCACCAACACCGCACGCCAAAACCCGCCACCACAGGCCGTCACCGCCGCCGCCACCACCGTCGCCAGCCCCCGCACCGAACTCGTACGCACCCCCGACGCCTGGCAAAACGAAGCCTGGGAGTTCTACGACACCCTCGGCGAATTCCGGTACGCCGCCGACTGGGAAGCCAACATGCTCTCCCGCATCCGCTTCTACGCCGCCAAACTCGAACCCGGAGTCGACGAACCCGTACGCGCAGAAGCCGGAACCGCCGTCGAACTCATGACCCGCTTCGCAGGAGGCGTCGCCGGACAAGCCGAGATCATGAACGGCCTCGGCACCCAAATCGCCGTCCCCGGCGAAGGCTATTTGATCGTCGAGAACATGGGCGGCATCGAACAGTGGTCCGTCCGCTCCATCGACGAAGTCCGCGCCGGACGAGGCCACTACGAAGTCATCGACGAAAACAACCCCCGCGACGGCTACAACTGGCGCCCCCTCGCCCCCGACTCCATGGCCCCCATCCGGGTGTGGCGGCCGAACAAACGCTTCCACCACGTCGCCGACTCCCCAGCGCGTGCGGCCCGGTCGACGATGCGGGAACTGGAACTGGTCAACCGGCACATCCAAGCCCAGTACCTCTCCCGCCTCGCAAGCGCCGGGGTGGTCATCTTCCCCGACGAGATCACCTTCCCCATCAAGGAGGAGTTCGCCGACGCCAACGACCCGTTCATGGAGGAGTGGATCGAGAACGCGAAGGCCGCGATCTCCACTCCTGGCACGGCCGCCGCGGTGGTGCCGATGCCGATCCGGGTGCCGGGTGAATACGTCGACAAGATCGCGCACATTGATTTCACCCTGCGCACCGACGAAAAGATCATCGAGAAGCGCGACTCGGCGATCAAACGCCTCGCCTCACAGCTCAACGTGCCGCCCGAAGTCCTCCTCGGCATGGGCGACCTCAACCACTGGAACGCGTGGGCCGTCGACGAAACCAGCCTCAAAGTCAACGTCGCCCCCGACGCCGAACTGATCTGCCATGCCCTCACCACCGGCTACGTCCAGCCCCGCCTGAAAGCCTCCGGCGTAGACGACTGGGCCAGCTGGGTCGTCTGGTACGACATGTCGGAGCTGACCCTCAAGCCAGACCGCTCCGGCGACGCACTCCAGCTGTACGACCGGCTGGAAGTCAACGGCGACGCACTCCGCCGCGAAACCGGCTTCGACGAGGCCGACAAACCCACCGATGACGAGCTGGAGGAGCAGGCGCTCAAAATCATCATCAAAACCCTGCCGTCCGGCGCCGGGTCGGCACTGTCCACCCTTCTCGGTAAACAGATCGACATCACACCCGTTGCTGCCACGCCGCCAGACGAAGCGCCGAAAACTTCATCCGACGCGCCGCAGCCAGAGGAACGCGCCGCCCCGGCCACCCGCGATGAGCCGCCCCCGGAACAGGCCAGCACAGCAGCAGCGGCAGCCCGGCGTGCCGAGCGGATGGTGCGGCAGTCCAAAGCACTCCACGCCGTCCGGTTCCACGGCGGACGCGCCCCAGACCTGCTCCACCCCGCCGAGTGCAGCGCCCACGCCTACTCGTGCCCGTTCACCCACGCCGCGGTGAAACTCCCGACGCTGCCGAGACCGGGCACATCGGGCGTGTACGAGTGCCGCCTCGACTCGTTCGGCCGGCTGTCGATCGGCAAACTCTCGCCGCACCTGGACACCACAGGGTTCCTGACCACCACGACCGCTACCACCCGGAGCCGTAATGGCCACGCCTACAGCCGTAACTGATGAGGCGGCAACGGCTGCGGCCGGTCCGCTGCGTCGTCAGCCCACCGAACTCGAAACCCGCAGCCGCGTCGACTTCGCGCAGATGGACCAGGCATGGCACGAAACCGTCGATGCCACCGTGAACGCGTGGGCGGACATCGAAGAAGCGCAGCGCAAGGAGATCCAAACAGCCGTCCAGAGCGCCGCCGACGCCGACGACCTTGACGCGCTGGACACGCTCACAGTGGGCACCGACGCCGGGGCCGAACTGCTCGCCGCCCGCATGCTCGCCTACGCCCAACGCGCAGCCGAGGCACAGCAGGCCGAGGCTGAGGCGCAGGGCGTCACCGTGCCGGAGTGGTCGCTGGACGATGAGGCGCTGACCGCAGCAGCGTTCCGGGACCGGCTGCGGCAACTCGCCCGCACCACGGCCCGCGTCCTCGGCGTGGGCCTAGTGCAGTCCGCTGTACGGCAGGCGATGCGCCTGTGGGGCTCCGGCACACCCATGCAGGTAGCCGGGCAGGTGGACGAGCACCTCGCGGGACTGTCCGGCGCAGCGGTGGAGGAGCAGATCGGTGCGGCTATGTCGGCGGCGCAGAACGCCGGCCGGGTGGCGGTACTCCAGGTGGCGCCGGTTGCCCGGTATGTGGCGACGGAGATCCTCGAACCGGGTCGGACGTGTGCCCCTTGCCGCGAGGTGGACGGTACCGAGTACACGACGCTGGCTGCCGCGCAGGCGGCGTATCCGATGGGCGGCTACACGGGCTGCCTGGGCGGTTCGCGGTGCAGGGGCACGCTCGTCACGGTGTGGCCGGAGGACGAGGACGGGGAGCAGGCAGCGGCCGGAATGATCTTGGCTGCGAGTGCGGCCACAATGCCACCGACCATCGACGAAGGAGGCGGCAGCGTGCCGTACAGCATCGTGCAAGACCACCCGGACTGCGGTGCCGAAAAGCCGTGGGCCGTCACCAAAGACGCCGACAACACTCTTCAGGGCTGCCACGCCACGGAGGCTGAGGCGGAGGAGCAGCGGCGGGCGTTGTATGCCGAGGACGGCGACGACATGCCCAAGGAGAAGACCGAGAAGCCTGACGGCGATGACATGGACTACGCCGGACAGACCGCCCCGTGGGAAGGCGTCCTCGCCGTCGAAGGCCAGGTGACCGGCGACGGCAGAGAGTTCGCCCCCGAAGCGCTGACGTGGGCTGAACTGCCTGTGCCGCTGCGCTGGAACAAGGAAGACAGTCATGGTGGGGAGCCGCACACCGTGGCGGTCAACGTCGGCCGCATAGACAAGGTGTGGCGCGACGGCGACAAGATCATGGGTTCCGGTGTGCTCAACCTCGCCGAGCCAGACGGACAGCGCGTCCACGACATGATCAAAGGCCAGTTCATCCGTGGTGTGTCCATCGACGCCGACTCCATCGACGATGAGGAGGTCGAGTTCGTGTGGCCCGACGACGTCAACACCGGGACCGGCGACAGCGATGAAGAGGGCGACCTGCTGGAGATGCTGTTTGCCCAGCCAGAGAAAGTTATCTTCCACGGCGGCCGAATCAGGGCCGCCACGCTGGTGGACATCCCTGCGTTCGCCGAGGCGTACATCGCACTCCTCGACGATCAGGGCGCAATCGTGGCCGGTGGGCAGCCCGTCGGCGAGGCAGCGCTCCAACTGGTGCAGGAGTTGGGTGCGGTCGGCACCCACGACACCGCCACCTCCGACGGCGACTGGGACGAGGGCCCGAACTCCAAGCGTCTGGACTCGCCGCTCACGCTGGCGAAGGTGCGCGCCGCATACGCCTGGTTCGATGGCGGCCGCGTAGAGGAGGACGAACTCCCCAAGGACGCGGCGAAGTTCCTGCACCACGAGATCAACGCCGACGGCACCGTAGGCCCGGCGAACCTGACCGCATGCTCTGCCACCATCGGCGCCCTGCACGGCGCCCGCGGCGGCACGACGATCCCGGAGGCGGACCGGCGCGGGGTGTATGACCATGTCGCCAAGCATCTTCGGGATGCGGGGCAGGATCCGGAGCCGTTCCGCTCTCTGCCCGCCGTGACCGCGAGCGCCCCTGGGGCTCATCCGGCGATGACCTCACTGTGGAAGCCGCCCGTCGAGTGGTTCAGCAACCCGGAGCTGCCGTTCCACTGCGGCATCGTCGTCACCGACCAGGGGCGCCTGTACGGGCACGCGGCACCGTGGGGGGCATGCCACATCGGGTTCGACGGCGAGTGCGTCACCGTCCCGAGAGAGACCGAGCACTCGCACTACATGACCGGCGAAACGGTCTGCGCCGACGGGTCGCGGGTGGCGGTCGGTCAGATCACCGTGGGTACCGGGCACGCGCCGCTGCACCTCGGGGCGTCGCCTGCGGCGGAGCACTACGACAACACCGGTACGGCGGTCGCGGATGTGGCGGTCGGCAACGACAAGCACGGCATCTGGGTCGCGGGAGCGGTACGCCCGGACGCCGACCCGCTGAGCGTGTACGAACTGCGCGCCTCGGGTCGGGTGTCGGGTGACTGGCGGCGGATCGGTGGCCAGTTGCGGATGGTGGGCCTGCTGGGTGTCAACGTCGCTGGGTTCCTGGAGGAGGCGAAGATGCGGACGCTGGTCTCGGCGGGGCAGCCTCAGGCGCTGGTGTCTGCGGGGGTTCCGCGCCAGCAGTGGAGCCTGTCGCAGGAGGAGAGGGAGCGTCAGGCGGTGCGGATTGTGATGGGGATGCTACGCCGCAAGGTCCACACGGGAGGTGAATGAGCATGTGCAACTGCAACAAACGGAAGCGTCCGGCGACGCCTCCGCCACCCCCTCCGAGCGCCTGACCTTTAAGTTTACCGATCCGGCGAAGGTATTGACCTTTGCCGGATTGTTTGCTAACGGGTACTCTGGCGCTGAAATGGCGTCGATAGGGGCGCACACAGACCCGTCACATGGAGGTCGCAGTGCCGGCCGAAGAACTCTTCAGCGCCCCGTCAGATCTCACCCTCGTCGGCGACGACGAACTCGCCGCCCTCGAAACCCAGGGCACCTCCGAGTTCGACCGCGTCTCCGCGATCGACGACGTAGACCCCGAAACCCTCACCTACGCGATGCGCCTCACCGAGGACCTCGACAAAATCCGCGCCGAACTGAGGGTGCGTGAAGTCCGAGCCCAGACCAACGCCGACATCCAGCGCACCCGAGTCGGCGAACAACTCGCCGCACTCAAGGAACGCGTCCACGGCATGCCGCAGCCCGGCACAGACGCGCCAGCCACGGTGGACCCCGAGGCCATCGCCGCAGCAGCAGCCCGCGGCGTCACCGCAGGCATGGTCGCCCTCATGGGCGAACGCCGCGGCGGCATCGACACCGAGGCCCTCGCCCGCCGCGCGACCGCCAGCCTGGCCGAGACCGCGCAGCACGCCCCGAAGCCGAAGGTGTCGGAGAAGCGGCTCTCGGTGACCGCGTCCGTGGACATTCCCGGTGTCGCCCACGGCGGCCAGCTGACCACGCTCAACTCACTGTCCGACGTGGTGTCCCGCAAGGCCAAGTCCATGCCGGTCACCCGCGGCAACCCCAACCACCAGCTCGTCGCCAGCATCCGCAACGATTTCGAACACACCCTGGACGACAGGACGAGCCCGGCGCAGGTCAAGGAACTGATCCAGTACCTGACGGCGCCTGACAAACAGGCCGCACTGGTCGCGGGCGGCGGCTGGTGCGCCCCCAGCGAGATCCGCTACGACTTCTTCAACATCGCCTGCATGTCCGGAATGATCGACCTGCCGACGTTCGGCGTGACCCGCGGCGGCATCCAGTTCCCCGTCTCCCCGTCGCTCGCAGACACCGTCAACGAGATCGCGTTCGGCGGGTTCGCCGTCGAGTTCTCCAACGCCTCGGTGCCGTGGCTGTGGACCGAAGCCGACGACCAGGCCACCGTCACCGGCACCCCCAACAAGCCCTGCGTCCGCGTACCCTGCCCCACCTTCTCCGAGGAGCGGCTGGACTGCTACGGCATCTGCCTCACCGCAGGCAACCTCGCCGACGACGCATACCCCGAGGCGACGCAGCACATGCTGCAGCTGCTGATGGCCGCACACCAGCACGCCATCAACGCCCGGTTGATCGCGCTGATGGTCACCGACTCCACCGCCGCCATCACCATCACCGGCGGCGCCGACACAGACGCCGCAGCGCCCCGCATCTTCAACGCAGTCGGCCTCGCCGCGACCGACTACCGCGAACGCTTCGGCATGTGCATCGACGACGTCCTCGAAGTCGTCCTGCCCGCCTGGGTCCGCGAAGTCATCCGCGCCGACCTCGCCTGGAAGGCCGGCGTTGAGCTGATGGAGGTCGGCAACTCTCAGGTGGACATGTTCTTCACCGCCCGCAACGTGCGCGTGCAGTGGGTGGACGACTGGCAGGTCCGAGGGGCCTCGCAGTTCGGCAACGCCACCGCACTGACGGCGTGGCCGACCACCGTCGATTTCCTCCTCTACGCGGCCGGCACATTCCTTCACGGGAACGGGATGAGCCTGGATCTCGGCGTGATCCGCGACAGCGTGCTGAACGCGGAGAACGACCACACCGCCGCCTGGTCCGAGGAGTGCCACCTCATCGCCCGCGTCGGCCACGAGTCGCGCCGGTACACGGTGCCGTTCAACGTCAACGGCTCCACGTCGGCGCTGCTGACCGGCACAGAGAGGGTCTGACCCGTACCCGCAGCAGCAGTAGGAGAGGTGGTGAGCGCCGGTGGCCGGAGCACGCCAGATCGTCGACCCGCCAGCGTTCACCACGCTCCCGTATGGGCTGTGGGACGCCGTACAAAAACCGTCCATCGCCAACCCGCACTGGCAGCAGGGCATCACCTGGATCGAGCGCTGCCCGACCGGCGGCACGACCTACGACGAGTGCCTCGCCGTCACCGGCACCGGCGAAACCGTGCCCGAACCTCCGGCAAAAGCCGACAACGTCCCCCAGACGGTACGCGGGGCGACACCGTTCACCGTGTACGCGGAGTTCGACTGCTCACCGGTCGGCCTGGCCGATGCGGCGACGGTCGCACGTGAGGCGCTCGCCCGGGTGGAGCAGCAGCAGGTCGAGCGCGCCTTCTTCTCAGGTGTAGCGGGCGGGCAGACCATCGCCTACCCGCACCTCGCCGCCGACACCGAACTCACCGACGACCAGGGCATCGTGCTGCAGCCCGCCGCGTCCCCGATCGTCACCGGGGTAGACGTCGATATCACCGACGGCCTCGGCCGACTCGAATCAGCGTTGTCTGACTGCTACGGCGGGCAGGGCTTCATCCACGTCCCGCACCGGGTGCTGCCGATGCTGGCGGCGTGGAACCTGGCGATCGAGCGTGATGGCGGCCTGTACACCCCGGCCGGTAACCGCATCGTCGTCGGGTCAGGTTTCGACAATCACGCGCCAGACGGCACACCGGCGGAGCCCCGCACAGCGTGGGTCTACGCCACTGGCCAGGTGTTCGGCTACCGCTCCGATGTGTTCTTCACCCAGGCGAGGGAGTCCATCGACCGGGCTGAAAACACGTACCGGATGCTCGCCGAGCGGACCTATGTCCTCGGGTTCGAGTGCTGCCTGATTGCCACGCAATTCGCCCTTGGTGTCATCCCCGCCGGATCAGTTACCTCGTAGGAGATCGTCATGGCAGTTACCTCTACGTGCGCGGTGCCGATCAAGGGCACGAGCATGCGGATCGTCGCGCTGGACGTCTGCGGCGTGCCGGTCACCGGTTCGTCCGGGCTGGTCGTCGTGCATAACTCTTTTGTGCAGGTCGGGCAGGAGTTCCAGTACGAGGAGGGCGAGGAGTTCTTCGACCGCACCGCTGATGGTGTGGCGTGTGTGAACCAGAAGGACGACCCCACGTTGAAGCGCATCAACTTGACCACGCAGCTGTGTGCGGTCAACGTGTCCGGCGCCTCCTACGTCATCTCTGCCCGCGAGCTGGTCACCGGCAGCCCGACTACCGGAACGGGTTTCGCCGTGTCCGAGGGCGAGCCGACCAACCGGTACAGCATGGAGGTGTGGCAGCGCGTGGCCGGGTCCGGGGCGTGTGATGCGTCCGGTAACCAGCGGTACATCTACAACGCGTGGCCGAACGTGGGCGCAACGCAGATCGGTGCCTACACGATCGAGAACGCCAAGAGCATGCTGGAGTACACCTCGGAGACGCGTGGCGCTGCGGAGGCGTGGTTCGCCCTGGTGGGCTCGGATTGGTTGCCTGCCGGGGAGACGGTGCTGACCAGTGAGCATTGGCTGTGGAATGTGACCACTGTGGCTCCGCCGGAAGCGGCGTGTGATCCGACCGAGCTCGCCGCCTAAGGCTCTGGGGTGGTTGCGGCCTTCGGTCCTTGCGCGGATTGGCCAGTCCACTGGACCTGTGATCTGGACACGCTGAACCCGGCCGTCACCGGGCTTGCGGTGTCCATGGCCACGGAAACCCTGTGGGCGCTGACGGGCATGCGGTTCGGTACGTGCGAGGTCACACTCAGGCCGTGCCGCCGCGACTGCTACGACGGGCGGTTCTTCGACGACTTCGGGCCGCCGTGGACCGGGGGCCGGTGGTATCCGCAGCCTGCGCTGATCGGTGGGCAGTGGTTCAACCTGACGTGCGGCTCGTGCCATGGCGGGTGCTCGTGTACGACGGTGTCGGAGGTGCTGCTCCCCGCACCGGTCAACCGCATCGTCGAAGTCCTCATCGACGGGACACCTCTCGTGACCGGGGCCTATCGGGTGGACAACAACCGGCTGCTGGTGCGCACCGACGGCGGGGTGTGGCCGCGCTGCAACGATCTGGCGCTGGACGATACCGAGCCGGGCACGTGGTCGGTGACGGCGATGTACGGCGAGGATCTGCCGGACGGTGCGGCGCTCGCGGTGGGCGAGCTGGCGTGTGAGATCGCCAAAGCTGCGGCGGGTGGTGACTGCCGGCTGCCTGCGGGGGTGCAGCAGCTCGTACGGCAAGGCGTGACCATCTCCTATCCGGACGTGGGGGAGCTGTTCGCAAAGGGCCGCACGGGCTTGTATCTGGTCGATATGTTCGTGTCGACGTGGAATCCGTATGGGCTGCGGCAACGCTCGCGGGTGTACTCCGTGGACCGGCCGAGCGTACGGAGGGCGGGGACGTGATCAGCGGTGAGCTGAAGTGGTACACGGTCGTGGAGACCTTGCGTGCCGCGATCCACGCCGAGCTGACCGACACCCCCGACCGGTCCGGCGTCGTCCCCGGCGCCGTCGCCTGGGACGCATGCGACTGTGGCATCCTCGCCGTCAGCGTGGGCCAGGTCTTCATGTCCGACGTGTTCCCCGAGGAGATCACCACCCGCGTCAGCGCCGAATGTGACCCGGTGTGGGAGGTCGGTGAGATCCTCATCCAGATCATCCGCTGCGCCCCCAACCCCGACGGGCAAGCCCTGTACCCGACGGTGGCCGAGCTCGACGCATCCGCCCGCGAAGTCGCCCGGGATGCGTACGAGACGCTGCGCGCCACCTCCCACACGCTGTGCGCCATGCGCGACGCCGACGACATCGTCGATTTCCTCATCCGCCCCCAAACCCCGCAAGGCCCCGCAGGCGGATGTGTCGGCACGGAGCTGCGCGTCCTGGTCGGGCTGGAGCGGAACTAGCGGTGGCGGAGATCCGGATCGACTGGGGTGCGGTGAACCGGATGCTGCGCTCCCCGAACGGCATGGTCGGCCGGGATTTGCGGCGTCGCGGGGACCGGGTGGTGAACCGGGCGAGGCAACTTGCACCCGGCAGCATGCCGTCGCTGATCACGCCGCCGCAGATCGGGCACCGGGCCGGTGACCTGTCAGCCAAGATCGAATCACGGCATCACGCGTCCCTCTGGGTGCTGCGAGGGACCGGGCTGTACGGCCCGAACGCGCGCAGGATCACCCCGGTCCGGGCCAAGGCGCTGCGGTTCGTACTGAACGGCCGCGTCGTCTACGCCAAGTCAGTCAGCGGCCAAAGACCGAACGATTTCCTGGGCAAAGCGCTGCGTCAAGCGGTTCTCTGAGCTGCCACAACCGCCCGGAATGATCTTCTCGGGATCGGGCCTACCGTCAGCGCCATGACCGAGACCACCAGCGCCGCGCCGCCCACCGGGCCCAAGGACTTCAGCCGCCGACGCGACGCGAAGACCTTCGTCATCGACGGCGACACCTTCGAGGCCACATCCGCCCTCCCCGGCGAGGTCTTCGTACAGTTCACCGAACACTTCGCCGAGTTCGAGGAATCGGACAGCTGGCGGAACAACTTCGACGCGCTCGCCGCCGCGCTCGAACTCGTGCTGCTACCCGAGTCCTACAAACTACTCCGCTCCCGACTCGCAGACCTGACGAACCCGGTCGACATGGAGCAGATGGCCGACATCGTGCTGTGGCTGATGGACGAGTACGGGCTACGCCCTACACAGCCTCCCTCGGACTCGTCGGATGGGTCACCCGACCCGGAATCTGGCACCAGCTCGACGGAGAATACGCCGCCCGAGGAGCCGACTTCGGCGCCCTCCGAACCGATCGCTTCCTGAACGCGGTCTACGCCGAAATGCTGCAGCGGCTGGACGTGCGCGAGGGACAGACCGAGGAGCAGGCGCGACAAGCGTTCGACGCTGACCTCGGTGTGTCGCTGTGGCGCGCCCCCGGCCACACGCCCGTAGCCCCCGAGCCGCGCGACCCGGGCGCGCCCTACTGGTGGCACGGAGAAGAAGAGGCAAGCAGCACCTTCCTGACGGCGATGGGGGTGGTCCTCGATGGCTGAGCTGGTGGGCACCGCGGAGATCCGCGTCGATATGGCCACCCAGGCTGCGGTGCGGTCGTTGCAGCGGATGGTGGCCCGCACCGACGGACCACTACGGCAGCTCAAGCAGCGCATCTCCGATGTGCGTAGTGAGCTGCGGCAGCTGCGCGGAACGAGCGTCGCGGTCACGGTCGATGACCGCACCGGTCCGGGTATCGCTGCGGTCAGGGCTGCGGTACGGGATATCGAATCTCTGGGTCCGGTGCGGATCCGTGCCATGGTCGATGACCAGACGGGGCCGGGTGTCGCAGCGGTCAGGGCATCCGTGCGGGACCTGGAACGCCTCGGGCCCGCACGGATCCGTGCCATGGTCGATGACGAGACCGGACCCGGCGCGGCAGCGGTCAGGACAGCGGTACGGGACCTGGAACGCCTCGGCCCTGTCAATATCACCGCCCGCATCGACGTGCACGCGACTGACATCGCAGCCGCCACCACCGCACTGCGCAACCTCAAGGACGCTGCCGACGACGCCTCCCGCGCACTGCGCACCCTGAGCATGCGCGCCGCCGCAGCAGCCGCAGCACTCGGGGTCCTGTCCGTGCAGGCCCGCGCTCTACGCATCCAACTCCACGACCTGGACGGGGCTCTGCGCAACGTCGGCTCCGGGATGGGCGGCCTACGCGGAAGGCTCGGCACCCTCTCCACCTCAGCCGGGAACGCTGAGAGCAGCACCAGCAGCCTGGTTGCGGCTCTGATCGGGCTGGCGTCGGCTGCTATCCCGGTCGCGGCCGCGGTGGTGCCGATCGCCGCATCGCTGGGCGCAGCAACCATCGCGCTGGGCGCGTTCGGTGGGGCGGTGGCCGGGCAGATCGTCAGCCTCGCCGAGCTGAAGGAAGCAGAGGACAAGGCAGCCGATGCCGCCGCCAACCACGGCGCGGGGTCAAAACAGGCAGCGGAGGCGCAGCGCGGGTATCAGGGGGTACTGGATAGTCTGCCGCCGGCGACGCGGAGGGCAGCGATCGCGTTCGGTCTCCTGACCGAGCAGTATCAGGACTGGTCGGACGCACTGGCCAAGGACACTATGCCGGTCGTCACCAAGAGCATGGCGGTGTTCGGGGCGCTGTTGCCGCGACTGACCCCTTTGGTGCGGGGCACGTCGACTGAGCTGGACCGGATGATGTCCGTCCTGGGTGGGATCGTGCAGTCCGATGCGGTCGGCCGGCTCTCCCAGAGCTTCGCTGAGTTCGCGTCGGGCGCGATCTCGCGGGCGACCACGAGGCTGGCCAATTTCGCGCAGACCGCGAACACCGGGCAGATCGGGGACAACTACCGCGAGTTCATGGCCTACGTGAGGGCGAACGGTCCGCTGGTCTCCTCCACGCTGCGCGAGCTGGGGCAGGCCGCGGTACGGATCGTGGTCGGGTTCTCCGACCTGGGCGTGTCGGTGCTGACGGTAGTCAACGCGTTGGCGAGCCTGGTCAACACCATCCCCTCCGGCGCCCTGTCCACGTTTATTCAGATGTATGCGGCGCTGAAGTTGTTGCGGCTGGGCATGGCTGGGGTGGCTGCGGTCCTCGCCTCGGGGCTCGTCGCGAATATGCGCGCGTTCACCCGGGCTGCGGTCTCCGGCGGTGTGGCGTCGGCGTTGCAGGGTGTGGCGCAGCGTATGACGATGATGCAGAAGGCCGCGCTCGGCCTGGGTGTGCTGGCTGTGGCGGCGGTGGGGATTGGCGAGCTGGCGAAACGCGCTAGGGGCGCGCCGCCGGATGTGGACCGTCTCAACACGTCGCTGAAGGAACTCGTCAACACGGGCAAGTCCACGGGCGAGTTCCGTCAAACGTTCGGGGATGTCGACGGCCTAGTCAAGAAGATCAAACAGCTCGGGGTGGAGACGAAAAAAGCGCAGGACGCTGCAGGCGCGGGCACTGGATTTCATATCCCCGGGCTCGATGACCTGGCGGGAAAAATCAGTGGCGCGGTCAACGACATGGTCAAGGGCAAAGACTCCCTCAACGCGCTGAAAGACGATTTCAAGAGCTTGGACGCGGCGCTGGCCGGGCTCGCTACCTCGGGGCATGCGGATACCGCCGCCGATGCGTTCAACCAGATCAAGACGGCTGCCCGCCAGCAGGGCGTCTCTGTCAAGGAGCTCAACAGGCTGTTTCCTGAGTATCGGGAAGCGGTGGCTGCGCTGAAGGCGGAGCAGGCGCTGGTGGCTGCGTCGATGGGCTTGTTCGGTCAGCAGGCGCAGGACACCAGCGCCAAGCTGAAGGAGCAGAAAGCGTCGGCGGATGGTCTGCGGCAGGCGATCGTCGCGCTGAACGACGTCAACCGCAGCGCGCTCGGCGGCATGATCGGGTTCGAGGCCAGTATCGACGCGGCGTCGAAGGCAGCAAGGGAGAACGCCGGCAGTCTGCGCATGGTCAATGGGCAGCTCGATGTGAACTCGCCGAAGGCGCAGGCTGCCGCTACAGCTCTGAATGATCTGGCGGCGAAGACCGACGACGCGGCGGGGGCTGCGCGGGACAACGGCCGCTCATGGGCGACCGTCAACGGGATCTACGACCGGGGCCGTCAGAAACTGATCGAGTCCGCGATGCAGATGGGCCTCACCCGCAAAGAGGCGCAGGCCCTGGCGGCACAGATCCTCAAGACGCCGGACAAGACCGCCCGCCTCAAGGGCAACATGGAAGACCTCCAGCAGAAGGTCGACAAAGCCAAGCGCGAGATCAAGTCGGTGCCGCCGTCGAAGCGGTCCCGGTTCTGGGGCAGGATCGCCGACCTGGAGAAGAAAGTCCGGGACGCGAAAGCGCGCATCAAGTCGGTGCCGCCGTCGAAGCGGTCGGAACTGCGCGCCACGATCTCGCAGCTGGAGGCGCAGGTCCGCAAGGCGAAGGCATCCATCGGCTCGGTGCGGGGCAAGACTGTTTTCATCACCGCGATCCGGCGCGGCTTCGACATGTCTTCCGGCCCGCTGCGGGTAGGCCGCCCGCGCGCTCAGGGCGGCCCGATCGGCTACGCGGGCGGCGGGGGTATCCGCGGCTACCCGCACGGCGGCCCGGTCCGCGGCCCTGGTACCGAAACGTCAGACTCGATCCCGATCATGGCTAGCCGTGGCGAGTTCATGATCCGGGCCGCCGCAGTACGCCGCTACGGCAGCGGCCTGTTCGAGGCGCTCAACTCCATGCGCGTCCCGGCCCACATGGGCCCGGGAGGCGCCACGTCTAGTGGCACAACTGCGGGTCGCCAGATGGTGCAGGGCCTCATCGACGGCATGCAATCGCAGCTTGGTGCGCTGCGGTCTGCGGTCCGTGACGTCGGCCAGGAGATGGCCGACGGGCTGGTGGCATCGCGGCCTAAGGTCGCGGCTGCGGCGAAGAGCGTAGCGTCCAGCGCGGCTGCGAGTGCATCCGCTGGCGCCGCGAGGTCGGGGGCCGGTGGCACAGCCAGGAGCACCGGTGGCGGCGGGGCGAAGGCCCGTACGGCGCAGCCCAAGGGCGGGATGGAAGCCGCAGTCGCAGAGCTGCGGAGCCTCGTCCTCTCCGGGCGGTGGCTGAAGAAGAAGTCGATGCTCTTCGAGGACATGCACTTCTTGGGTATGTCCAGGAACTATGAGAAGCACGGGCAGACGGTCGCGGACCGTTTCTGGTCGGCTGTACAGCAGGTCAAGAAGGCCACTGCGGCGGGGAAGCCGGTGTCCTCGGGCATGACCTTCCGGGGGATGTCGGGGAACGTCAAGAAGTTCGCTGACATCATCGCGGCGATCTGGCCGCGAGGCCCGCGGGGCGTGAACTTCGGCGACTTCGGGCGCTTCGCCCGTGGTGGCCTCATCCGCGGGGGCGGCACCGGCAGTTCCGACTCGGTGCCGATCCTGGCTTCCCGTGGCGAGTACATGGTGCGCCAGGCGGCGGTGCGCCAGTACGGGCCGGAGTTCTTCGACCAGCTCAATTCGATGCGCGTGCGGCCCGGGGCCGTGGGGTCTACGGTGCCCCGCGCCCGGTCCGCAGTGTCTCCGACCGTGACGTACAACGTGACCGTCGAGAACCACGGGGTGCTCGGCTCCCAGATGGAGGTACAGAACTGGCTGGCTAAATCCCTCGACACGATGGCACGCACAGGGCGTCTGCCCGCCGCCGTGGGGGGCCGCTGATGCCGCTGACGCAGGAACTCCGCGACTCTTTCAACGACAACACAGTCGATCCGGTCAAGTGGCCCAATAACTACAACACCGGGTCGGGCGGCCTGCCGACCGAGACCGGTGGCCGGGCCCGGGTCGACTGCGACACCGGGTTCTCCGGCTACGCATCCGCGCCCATCTACACCCTTGAGGGCAGTGAGGCCCGATGCCGTGTGTTTCCTCCTGCCGCGGGCGGGGGCACGGAGGTGTGGGCGCAGCTGCTGGTGACCTCGTCCACGGCGGGTACGGACGCGGTGATGGAGGTCGACGTCGCCTCCGGGAACCTGACGATGGCGAACCGGGCGGGTTTTTCCGATCCGGGTGCGGAGGTCATCACCTATGCTCCGGTGGATCATGCGTGGGTGCGGATCCGGGAGGACTCCGGGACGCTGTTCTTCGACACCTCGGCGGATGGCATCACCTGGACCAACCGCCACAGCGATACGTCTCCGGCGTGGGTGTCGGATACCGATATTGAGATGCAGATGCTCGCCCACCGGGACGCGGGCACCGCCGACTTCGCCGAGTTCGATGATTTCAACATCACCCCCTCCACCGCGGTGTTCGCGGACCTGACCGACACCTTCGACGACAACACCGTCAACACCACGAAATGGCCGGACAACTACAACACCGGCCCAGGCGGGTTGCCGACGGAGACGGGAGGCCGTGCCCGTGTCCCGTGCGACACCGGGTTCGCGGCGTACGCCTCCGCGCCGATCTACCGGCTTGAGGGCTCGCACGCGTTCGTGCAGTCCTTCCCGCCGTCCGGTACGGGCATGGTGGAGGCGTACTCCCAGCTCCTCATCCTCTCCAATGTGGCCGGCACGCAGATCGTGTTCGAGGTCGACGCGGCCACCAACATCCTGCTCATGACCGTGCACGTCGGTTTCGCCGACGAGGGCGGGCAGACCATCCCGTACGACCCCGTCGAGCACGCGTGGCTCGGCATCCGGGAAGAGGCGGGCGTCCTGTTCTGGGAGACCGCCCCGGACGGACGCGAGTGGACGGTGCGGCATACGGATACGGCGCCGGCGTGGGTCGCCGACAACGACCTTCAGGCGCAGCTGCTGGCGCACTGCTCCCCCGCAGTCACAGGCGGCGGACCGACCGACGCCTTCGCCGAATTCGACGACTTCAACATCATCCCGGTATTGCCCGACGGGTACACGGTGGCCATCGACTGGAACGGCGACGGCGACTTCGACGACCCGGACGATGACGTCACCCTCGCCGTACTGCAAGGCGGGCCCGTCCACTTCCAGTACGGCCGTGACCAGGCCAGAGCTCTGTCTCCACCCAGAGTGGGTTCACTCGGCTTCACCCTGTGCAATCCTGACGGACTCTACTCGCCGGAGAATCCGGACAGCCCGATCAGCCAGGACATCGAGCCTGCCGCACCCATCAAGGTCGAGGAGGTCATCGACGACACCCTCTACCCACTGATCATGGGGCGTATCGACGACTTCAGCGTGGAGACCAGCCGAGGCAACCGGTCGGCTGCCATCACCGGCCTGGACAATCTCGCGCTGCTGCGCGGGAAGAAGATCTCCACCAGCCTGTACCAGGCGCAGCGCACCGGCACGTTGATCGGCGTCATCCTCGACGAGGTCGGCTGGACCGCGCCACGCGACCTCGATCTTGGGGCTACGCATGTGCCGTGGTGGTGGGCCAGCGAGCAGGACGCCTTCGACGCGCTCGTCGAGCTCCTGGCATCCGAAGGACCACCCAGCGTCGCCTACGTCGCGCCGGACGGGACATTCATCTACCGGGACCGTCACCACCGGATTCTCGACAGTGCATCGCTGACCTCCCAGGCGACATTCGCCACAGCTGGTGTGGCCTGCGACAGCCCGGCTGTCACCGGCTTCTCCTACATCGACCCGTTCGAGTACAGCCACGGCTGGAAAGACATCGTCAACGACATCACTTTCCAGGTCGATGAGCGGCGCCCTGATCCTCTCCTGTCGCCGGTGTGGGAGTCCAAAGACACCATCGCGCTGTCTATCGGCGAGTCCGTCACCATCGACGTGAAGGCCAGCGATCCTTTCCGGGACGCCCAGGACATCACCGAAGCCGACGGGGACATCGTCTTCGCCGGGGCCGGCGTACCGAGTGTGATGCTGTCCCAGAGGTCGGGGCAGTCGGTCCGGGTCACCATCCTCGCCGTGGGCGGGTCGGTCACGATCACTTTCCTGAGGCTGCGGGCCCGTGCTATCCCGGTGGCCAGGGAAGTGAAGGTCACCGCCACAGATTCCACATCCATCGCCCGGCATGGCGCCCGGACGTATCCCGATGACGCGCCGTGGACGAACAGGCATGATGCGGCTGCTGTGACGCAGATCCTGCTGGCTGCGTATGCGGAGCGGCGGCCGGTGGTGGGGCTGCGGCTCGTGTCCAGCGATCTGGCGCACCATCTCCAGGTCGCGACCCGTCAGATCTCGGACCGGATCACCATCCGCAATGGGCAGCTGGGGCTGGATGCTGACTTCTTCATCGAGAACGTCGAGCACACGCTCGCCCGCATGGTTGGTGAGGACGTCTGCCCCGGGCCGGTGCATTACGCGACGTTCGGGTGTGAGCGCTCGGGTGTGGTGGTGCCGGATAATCCGTTCACGTTCGACAAGGTGGGTGCCGGGTTTGACGACGGGGTGTTTGACCCTGCGAGCTTCGACGATCCCGACGCGGTGTTCATCTTCGACCACGCCACGCAGGGCCAGTTCGGGACGGGCCAGTTCGGCACCTGAACCGGCCGGAATGATCTTCGCTGGGTGGGCTCTACCGTCGCGCGTATGGTCCAGCTGATCGCGCACCGAGCACGAGCGTACGTCTACTCCGGGGACTGGGTAGCCGACTGTCCGCGCGGATGCGGCAACGTCGAGCACTGCTACGGCCGGCTGAATCCGCGCGACGCGAACAGCCCACGCATGCGGCAGCTGCCGGGCTTCTACTGCTCGTACTGCAAGCTCGGCGACACGGACACCGTGCCGATCGACTGGCCGCCGGACATGGCCGACATCATGGCCGTCCTCGCGCTGCGGCCGATCCCGCACACCCGCAACTGGTATCCGGAAGGCCACGACACGGCGCTGAAGTTCCATGTCCCGCACGGGCAGACGGTGGACGACCTCCGCGCGGAGAACGCCGAACACGGGGTGCCCGCGACACCTGAGGGAGGGCAGTAGCCATCGCCTGGTCAGCGCCCATGACAGCGGTCGCAAACACCACATTCACGGCCGCGCAATTCAACCAGCACGTCCGGGACAACCTGAACGAGACTGCGCCCGCGAAAGCCACCACGGCCGGATCGCATTTCGTCGCCTCGGGCGTCAACGCGATCAGCGAGCGGTTCACGGACGGCCAGATCGTCCTCACCTCGGAGACGACAATGTCGTCCGCGTTCACGGATCTCGCGACGGTGGGGCCACTCGTGACGGTCGACACCGGACCGAGCGCGCTGGTCCTCACTCACTCCCAGGTATCGAACTCGGGTGCCGGGGCGTCCAACGCGGGCGTCGAAGTCAGTGGCGCTTCGTCTATCGCCGCCGCACTGAACCGGTCCATCAACGTCGTCAACTCTGCGGACACAGTGGTCGGCGCGGGCACCGCGGTCTGGTACGCGGGCGGCCTGACCCTCACCCCCGGCTCGAACACCTTCACGATGAAATACCGGGCCAGCTCGGGCACGGGCACGTTCGCTGACCGTCGCATCATCGTCGTCCCGTTCTGAAAGGAGGTGGTCCAAATCGCCTGGTCAGCGCCCATGACAGCGGTCGCGGGAAGCGTCTACACCGCCGCACAATTCAACACTTTCGTGCGCGACAACCTGAACGAGACCGCACCCGCGAAAGCGACGACGCTGGGCGGCTACTTCGTGACGACGTCGCTGAACGAGATCGCCGAGCGGATCGGTCAGAGGCAGACGATCGTCACCTCGGAGACAACGTCCTCGACGTCGTTCACGGACTTGGCCACGGTCGGCCCGGAGGTGACGGTGACGACGGGCGAGTTGGCTCTGGTCCTGTGGGGTGCGCAGATGGTTAATGACACGACGGATACGACAGTCCGCGCGTCTGTCGACGTGACAGGCGCGAGCACGATCGCAGCAAGTGACGTGCGCGCGTTGTCATACCAGACCTCGTCCGCAGGTTCACTATTCCAGGGGTCGCACACCGTGTTCTACGACGACCTCACCCCGGGGTCCAACACGTTCACCATGAAATACCGGGTGGGCGCGGGCACAGGCACTTTCCTGCGGCGCCGTCTGATCGTGCTGCCCTACTGAAAGGAGACGTGTGATGGCCATACCGCTGACTGCTTCGCGTCTGCTGGCTGCGCTGCGCGCGGAGGGCTGCCGTGTGGTGGAGGTCGCCGGGTGGCGCACTCACAACCGCAACACCATCGGTGCCTGGGGTCCGGTGCACGGGACGATGATCCACCACACCGTCACGTCCGGCGCGGCGACCACGGTGCGGATCCTTCGGGACGGCTACTCCGGTCTGCCGGGTCCGCTGTCTCTGGGTGGAATCACGAAGGACGGCACGGTCCATCTGATCGGCTACGGGCGGGCGAATCATGCTGGTGGCGGAGACCCGGCCGTACTTCAGCGGGTGATCGCGGAGGACTACGGCGACCGGCCCCCGAAACCGACGGTCGGCAACCGCCACGGGGTCGACGGCAACGCACGCTTCTACGGCTTCGAGTGCGAGAACCTCGGCGACGGCGACGATCCGTGGCCGGCCGTCCAGTTGGATGCGATCGAGCGGGCCAACGCCGCGCTGCTGCGTGCGCACGGCTGGTCCGCGACGTCAGCGATCGGGCACCTCGAATGGAGCTCGGACAAGATCGACCCGCGCGGCTTCTCCATGGTCGAGATGCGTGCCCGGATCGCCGACCGGCTTACACACCCTGCGGGGTGGACACGAGGCACGGCCAGCACGCCACCGAAGGAGACGACCATGGCCATCAGCGAAGCCGACGCCAAGAAGATCGCACGATCGGTGCTGACGCTCGACTGGGAGATCGACGCCCCGTGGGGCAGCCCGACAAACCAGCACTGGATGCTCAAGTCCTGCGTCACACACCTGATGAAAGCGGTGCTGCGCACGGAGAAGGCTGTGCAGGAGCTGGCCGCACAGGGTGCTGCCCGTGACGCGGTCCTCGCCCGGCTGGCCGAGGGCGAAGGCATGTCGGCGGCTGAGATCGAGCGGGCCGCGCAGGCGGCCGCCACCGCCGCATTGGACCGGCTGGCGATCGCGCTGGCCGCAGAAGAAGAAGGCTGAACACCATGACTGTTTACGACTGGCTGGCGTCGCTGTGGCGCACCGTAGTGCCCTACATCGTCGGGTTCGCGGCCGTGCAGCTCGCCCGGCTGGGCATCGACCTCGACAACGCATCGGTCACGGCCGCGCTGGTGACTGGCTTCGGCGCCGTGTACTACGCCCTGTTCCGCCGCCTGGAGCAGGTGGCTGGCAGTGGCTGGGGTTGGCTGCTGGGTCTGGCCCGGCCGCCGGAGTATCCGCGCGGTGACGGAAGCGAGGGGGCTGCGGGGCGGTGAGGGACTGACCCGTAGTCCATCCGAACACAGCAAGAGGAGACAGCAGATGTCGTTGGATGCACGTATCCGGCAACTCGCCCGGGAAGAGGCGGCCACCGTCGCAGGTGGCGGTGATGGCGGCGCGATGGCCGCTCGTTGCGCCGAGCTGGAACAGCAGCTCGCCGACCAGCAGGCGCAGTTGAAGGATCTGCACGACCACCAGCATCGGGTGCTTACCCGCATGGAGCAGCTCGCCGCGCGGGTGAAGACCCTCGAAGCCGCCGCCGCTGCGCTGCCTGGCGAGTCGGAGCCCGCGCCTCAGCGGCGTACCAGCAGTCGGAGGCGGTCCGAGTCGTGAGAGTGGTCGTATTTCCTGCGGATCGGTGGGGATGTGGCAGTTTCCGCATGATTTGGCCTGGTGAGGCGCTGGCTGCGGCTGGGCACGATGTGCAGGTGGCGCGGCAGGGTGAGCGGCTGCGGCTGGTCATGGAACGCGACACGGTCAAGGACGTCCTCGTCGATGCCGACGTGGTGGTGTTGCAGCGGGTGACGCATGCGTGGATGGCGCAGGCTGTCGCGGTGATGCGGGCGAAGGGCGTCACGGTGGTTGTCGATGTGGACGACGACCTGAACTCCATTCATCCGCATAATGCGGCGTGGGGTCAGATGCACCCGTCCAATGAGGGCAGGCGTGGGACGGATGGGCAGGTGCACCGGCATTCGTGGCGGAACCTCAGCGCGGCGTGCCGTGCTGCGTCGTTGGTGACGGTGTCTGCGCCGGCGCTGCTGCCGGTGTATGCGGCGCACGGGCGGGGGCAGGTGTTGCACAACTATCTGCCGGATATGTACTACGGGCTGCCGCGCGAGGACAGCGATGTGATCGGCTGGCCGGGGTCGTTCCATTCGCATCCGGATGATCCGCAGGTGGTGGGCGGTGCTGTCGCGCGTCTGGTGGGTGAGGGCGCCCAGTTCCGGATGATCGGTGACGCGTCGGGGGCTGGGGCTGCGTTTGGGTTGGGTGAGGATCCGCCGGGTGGTCCGGTGCCGATCGCAGAGTGGCCTCGCGCGGTCGCCTCGTTGGGGGTGGGGATGGCGCCGCTTGCTGACACGAAGTTCAATAGGAGCAAGAGCTTTTTGAAGCCGATGGAGATGTGTGCGGCTGGTGTGCCATGGGTGGCGTCGCCGCGGGCGGAGTACGTGCGGCTGCACAAGATGGGCGCTGGGGTGCTCGCGGACCGGCCGCGCACGTGGTACCGGGAGCTGAAGCGGCTCCACGAGTCGGCTGCGTTGCGGCAGGAGATGACCGAGGCGGGGCGCGCGGTCGCCGAGCAGCTCAGGTTGTCGCAGCATGCGTGGCGCTGGCATGAGGCTTGGAGTCGGGCGTACGAGGTGCAGCAGGCTACGCCGCGCACGGCGGTCCCGGCGTAGGGCTGCTCACCACAAGTTATAGAACCGGATCACCTTGACACGCTCCGGGATGTCCTCGGTCTTGACATCGATGACCTGGCGGTGATCGTCCTGCCAGTTCTGGTGCGGGATCTCGACTTCCTGTCCTTGCGGGTCGGGTTCCTCGCCGCCGAAGAACTCGTCAACCTCGTTGGGCACCTCAATCCCGGCGGCAGTGCACGCGTCGAGCACTGCCTTCATCTTCTGCCAGTGTTCGTCTGGCGGGACGAAGCCTTTGACGTGCGTGGACATACCCAATCGTTGCCGAGCCATGGCGGCATCCTCGCACAGCGGTCCCGGCGTAGGGCTGGGCCTACTGAAAGTCCCTCGTCTTGATCTTCGCCATCGGCCCGTCAGGGTGGTGGTAGACCAGCCCCTCCCACTCGTGGCGCGCAAGGAAGTTCGCGATCTCGTCGTAGGTACGGATGTCGAGGCCGGGGGCGACGGTCTCTGCGGTCGCATGCCGGATGAGCGTGTGCCGGTCGAGGCCCTCCGGGTTGCCGTTTACCTTCGGGCCGCATAGTTCGTAGGTACCGTGCGGCCAGTCGCGCAGGATCTCGGCAGCTTCGGCGTGGTACTTCGCGAACGAGGACTGCTCGATGGGCTCCCAGCCCACTGTCTTGCCGGTGACCTCGTCGCGCTCGACGGGTGCATAGTTCGGAGGGGGCGTCTTCCCAGGCTTGACCTCACGGCGCGCCCACCACTCTCCGGACTCGTCGAGCAGCACGCATGTCCCGTCGTACTTGCGGGTCGCTACGCCGTACCCGTCCATGACCCATTCGCAGCCGGGCGTGACCTCGGGCAGCACGTGGCGGCGGTCGTCAGGGTTACGGACGAAGAGGGTCGGGATCTTCTGCATCGGGCGATGCTCCTTCGCGGTTCAGGCTGCGGCCGATGGTAGCGGTGTAGCGGCGATCGGCTCCTCACGCACGTCGCGCACCCAGGAGATGCCGCAGGCGAGGCACAGTTCGTGCGGGTCGGTGTAGACCAGCGACGTGCCCAGGCACAGGGGGCATTTGGCGCGGGTACGGACGCGGCGCAGCTGGCTCCGCTGATACGTCGTGGTCCCGCCCCAGTAGCCTTCGGCGCGGTGGAGGGTGGCCCACAGCAGGCACTCCTGCCGCACGGGACATGCGCGGCACCACCGCTGCACCTCAGCGAGACTGGCCTCGGTCTCCTCATCGGGGACGAAGTCGAAATCGGCGGTGGCGCACGGCGCGTCTGCCTGCCATTCGGTGCCTTCGGCGCTGACCGCGTCGAGGATGCGCTTCTCGAAGTCCACCTGCTTAGGGGCAGGGGGTGCCGTCGGCGATGGCCCACACGATGGCGGAGTCCTGGATGCACTGGCGGATGCGTCCGGTGTGGCGGAGCCGGTCGAGGGCGAGGTAGACGAGGCTTTTCTCCAGCCCCAGTTGGGTGGCGATGCTGTTGCGGGAGCGGGGCCCGTCAGCCAGGAGTGCGTAGATTTCTTCGTCGCGGGCGATGGTGTTGGCGGGCCGGGGCCTTCCTCGGCGTGGTGTGGGGGCGGTGGTGGTGGTCATCGGCTCACCTCATTCGTGCAATCGTGTCAACGTTGTCATGGTATCGGGGTGCACGAAAGACGGGCCTGCTCCGATGGTCCGGAGCAGGCCCGAGGCGGTGTTGGGCGTAGCTGTCAACCAGGGTCACAGCAGCCCGGACAGCCGGGCCCGGTACAAGGCGGCCAGCGTGAACCCGTCGTTCATCAGACCGTCACGTACATGCTGCTCGGCCTGCTCCACAGTCCAGTACTCAGCCCTGCGGATCCCTTCGTGGTCACACAGAGTGCCGATGCTGTCGATCCTGGCCGCGTACAGCCACACGGCACCGGCCAGGATCCCTGTGTCGGGGTGGACCTCGCCCAGGTAGTGGAGCTGGGTGACGGTCGCGCAGATCTCCTCGGAGAGCTCGTCGGCGGCTGTCTGCTCAGCGCTCATGCCTACGGTGCCGAAACCTCGGGGGATTTCCCAGTGCCAGGTGCGGGTGGAGTGCCGGAAATGGTCGACGACGACAATGCGGCCGTCGGGGAGGATCGGCAGGACGGCGCAGCCTTGGGTGAGGTCTGTGGTGATGATCCTGGTGTAGGTGCCTGCCCGGCCGTCGGGGAATCGGACAGGCTCGGCGAGGAGGGTGAAGTAGGGGTCTTGGTAGGCGACCCCGGTGTCGGTGGGGAGGAGGGTGATGCCGCCGGTCTCGTTGCGGAACATTTCGGGGTGCTGTTGCTGGTACTGGCTGTATGAGGTCATGGGGGATCCTTTCCCGGTTGGGTGGTGGTGTGTGGGGGTGTGGCGGGGGCGTATGGGAGCTGGCCTGTTCTGATGGTCCGGAGCAGGCCCAAGAGGCGGCGGCGCGGGTGGGGTCAGTCGTCTTCCGGGCCTCGGAGCGAGGATTCCCTCACGAGTCGCAGCGTGCCGCCCCAGATCTCGTCAGTGAGGCTGTACAGCGGCTCGCCGTGGACGAGCTGCACGCCGGTGACGCGTTTGAAGCCGTGGCGGCGCCATTGGGTGCCGACGTAGTCGACGAGGTCGCCGTGCTGGAAGCGGGGGGCACGGGCGGTGGTGTCCATGTCGGGGCTCCTCGGTGGTGGGGGCCCGGCTGCGTGGCCGGGCCCCGGGGTGGTGGTCAGATGGCGCGCATGCCGTGCAGGCGGGGCGTGTTGGGTGCGTGGGTGCAGGTCTCACAGGCCCACTCATCGTTGTCGGCGTCGTAGATCCAGCCGAGTTCGGTGGTCTCGTCGGCGATCGCGGCGGCGGGGCAGTGGTCGCAGGTGACCAGTTCGATGGGGTCTGCGGCCAGGGTGGTGAGGGTGAGGGTCATGATGGGTGCTCCTGTTCCGTGTGCGGGATAGGTAGGCCCGGGGCGGTGTCTGCTTGGCGGTAGGGGCCGCCCCGGGCGGCGGTTGATGGTCAGGACTGGCGCAGGCGCTTGCACTCGTCGCAGGTGACGTAGGCGAGGTTCTTGGCGTAACGGGTCTCGCCCCAGGCCATGTCCCACCCGGCCGGTGCACCGCACAGCGTGCGGCTGCCGTTCTCGCTGGGCCCGTATTGGACGCGGTAGAAGCTGTTACCCCACTTGCGGGCGATGCGCTGACGGATGTGGACGGGCGTGTCGTCGGGCTGTGGGGCGGGGTCCGTGGCGGCCTTGCGCTTGAAGAACGTCAGCGGGTCGGCACTGTCGCCGTTGTCGTCGAGGGCCACGAGCCACTCGTCGAACAGGTCGTCGCCGAGGCGGTTGTGGAGTTCGTGCATGATCCAGCCGCGTGTGATGGCGAGTTCCTGGGTGACGGTCGCGGCTTCGGTGATCATCCATGCGGTGCACAGTGCCTCGTCGTTGAGCTTGGCCACCATCGCCAGGCCCTCGGCGTCTGCCTGCTCTCGCGTCTTGTCGTCCATGTCGTTCTCCGTTCAGGCGGCGAGCAGCAAGCGGGCTGCGAGCTGGTGGTAGCAGGTGCGGCCCTTGAGTCCGCCGGGGCAGTTGCAGTTGGTGGGGTGGGCGAGGTAGGTCTCGGTGCCGTCGGAGGAGACTGCGGCGAAGACGGTGGAGCGGAGGGGGATGATCGCGCCGTCCTCGATGAGTTCGCGGGCGCTGTCGACCTGGTGGGTCTTGAAGTCGGTGAGGTCGGCGGCGGCGTTGCGGATCTTGGCGGCGCAGCCCTTGCCGTAGCCCCGGCGGATGCTGGCGGACGAGGTGAGGGTGCGACCGCAGCGAGCGCAAGTACCGGTGGTGGGTGCGGTGGTGGCTGCGGCGTTCATGGTGTCCCCCTCGTTCGCTTCCTTGTGAGACCAATGTATGCCTACGCCGTTCCCATGTCAACACTGTAGGCACATTGCGTCCGCCTACATTGGTGGCATACTGAGGTCATGGCAGACAGCTACCAAGAGCAGCTCGAAGAGGTCCGCGCCATCGCGCGCCGGATCAAAGAGCGCGAACGCAAGAACGACGAGGACCGCGACCGCATCCGCGCCCTCATCCCGCAGCTCTTCCCCGAGCCCAAGCCGTACCCGCGCGGCCGACTCAGCGAAGTCGTCGAAGCCACGGGCTACACGCGGGAGTACGTTGCCCGTATCCGGGACGGGAAGGTGACGCCCTCATGACCACAGCGACCACCGAGCGCACCGCCCTCTACCGCTTCTACGACGCGGAGGGCTCGCTGCTGTACGTCGGGATCACCAAGAACTTCGGCCAGCGGTGGAGCAACCACGCCCAGAGCAAGCCATGGTGGCCTGAGTCGCAGAGCCACACCGCCGAGTGGTTCGAAACGCGGCGCGAAGCGGAGGTCGCCGAGAAGGAGGCCGTCATCTCGGAGGGCCCGAGGCACAACGTGGTCCACAAACCCAAGGCGCCCCGAGTGCCCGTACCGAGGCCAGCCCCGCGAGTGAAAACGTTGGTCGACCCGAACGCCGACTACTGGACCGTTGCCGACGTCGCCGACTACTGGGGCGTCACAGCGCAGACCGTCCGTAGCTACCGATCCCGCAAGCGCGGCGAGCTCCCTGAGCCGGACAACGTCTTCGGCCGTTCTCCCGTCTGGAGACCTGCGACCATCATCAACTTCAAGCGGCCAGGCCAGGGCGCGCGAACTGACTTGGGGAAGCCGACCGCCGCTGAGCCCGGCGAGGGGAACAGCCGGTGAGCGTCGCCGAGGTGGCGTCTGTGGCAGGCTGATGGTGGTGGAAGCGGAGCGGGGCGTCCCGGTGGGGGCGCCCCGCAGTCGTGTCCGGAGCTTTGGCCAACGATCCCGTGTGACACTGCCCGCGAGCCCCGCCACCCGCGCAGAACGGGGCCGGAGGGAGGACCCCATGACCACCGCAGATACCACCGGAGTGGCCGCAGTCGACAGCCTCGTCGTGTGGTCCGTCGCCGCAGTGGCCATCGCTGCCGGGTTGGCGTTGCTGTGGCAGATCGCCCGCGCGGTGCTGCGCGGGCTGCGACGCCTGGACGACATGGCGGATGACTGGTCGGGCACGCCGGCACGCCCGGGGGTGCCCGCCAGGCCGGGGGTGTTGGAGCGGTTGGACGGGATTGACCGGCGGGTGCAGCGGATTGAGTACGAGGTGTTGCCGAATGGTTCGTCGTCGATGCGGGATGCGGTTGACCGGACGGACAGGCGGACGGCGCGGTTGACGCCGGAGGGTGAGGAGTAGGCGGCTGAACTACTAGTAGTACTAGTCGAGCTACCAGTTGATGCAGGTCTAGCAGATGCGCGCCCCGCTCGGCTTGGCCGGGCGGGGCGCTTCGTCGTGCCCGCCACCCGCACGCACGACGGCCCCCACCGTGTGATGGGGGCCGTACGGCTGTCGCTCCCGGGGCCGCCGGGGCTACGGTTCTGAGTGTCGAGTTCAGAACATGGAGCCAGTATGCCCGAGCAGACCGACATGCACATCGGCGCACGCGTGCGGATCGCACGTAACGCCGCCGGACTCACCCAGCTGGAGATGGCCGGTCACCTGGGCCGCTCCGAGCACTGGGTACAAGACGTCGAGCGCGGACGCCTCCCGCTCGACCGCTACTCCCTGATCACCGCCATCGCCGAACTCACAGACGTCGACGTGGTGTGGCTGCTGGGCCAGCCGTACCGGCTTCAGCGGGGCGGCGGTGCCCACGCTCACGCCCACATCCCCGCGTTGCGTAACGGGTTGCGGCGCGCGGGGCTGATCCTCTCCGGGCATCCCGGTCTGACCCCGCAGGCGGTGGCCGCCGATGCCCGGCCGCTGGCTGCACGCGCGGAGAAAGCGAACCGGGCGCGGCAGGCCGCGAACCTGCCGAAGGTCGCGGATCTGCTGCCTGCGCTGATCGAAGACCTGAATACGGCGCTGCTCCTCGAGGTGGACGCTGGCCGGGAGGCCGCGCTGCGGCTGATGGCGGATGTGGCGCGTACGAGCCGGATGTGCCTCAACCAGCTCGGCTACCCGGATCTTGCGTGGGTGGCTGCTGAGGTCGCGGCGGGTGCTGCGACCGCGTTGGATGATCCGCTGGTGAAGGCTGCGGTGGCGTGGGACCGGTGCGGTGCGCTGCTGCACCAGGCGTCGCTGCCCGAGACGCTGGCGGTCGCTGATGCGGCGCTGCGCGACCTCGAGCCTCTGGCGACGGCGCGGCGCCCGGAGGATGCTGCGCTGTCGCTGCGGGGCGCGCTGATGCTGCGCGGGGCGATCGCCGCGGCGCGCGGATCCCGGTCCAAGGATGCCTGGGCGCGGATCGACGGGGCACTCGAGGATGCCGACCGGCTCGGCCCCGACTGGCATGACCTCGAGTGGCAGACAGTGTTCGGGCGGGGCACGGTGGCGGTGCACGCGGCCGAGGTGGGTGTTGAGGTGCAACAGCCGGACACGGGGCTGAAGAGGGTGCCCGATGTGAATGTCGGGGCGGTGCCGTCGAAGGAGCGGCGTACGCATTACGAGATCGATAAGGCGCGTGCGTTCCGGACGATGGGGAAGTTGCCGCAGGCGGTGACGACGTTGCGGGCGGCAGCGCAGGGCGCGCCATACTACGTGTACGCCGATCCGATGTCGCGTGCGCTGGTGTCGGATTTGCTGCGGGTGGGGGTTCCCTCGCAGGCTGCGGCGTTGTCGTCGCTGGTCAGGAACATGGAGTTGGTGCAGTGATGCGCCGGGTGTAGGTACCCCCAGGAATTCTGGGGGTCGTGGTCGTGGGTGTGCGTCAGGGTTCTGAGCACTATGACGCACAGCACACGCATAATCACGATGGGGGACGGCATGCCGCTGCTGCCCGCACGCGACGCCGCAGCCTACGCCCGCGCCTACGCCTCGAGACTTAGTTGGCCAGTTGCTCCGGGGCACCGTCACCGGCCCCGGAGCGGATGCACCTGCCTCGACAGCGCCACGGCCAGAGACTGCCCGGCTTCGGGCGCGCACCCGCTGGCGACCTGGGCTGTAGGGGCTCGTGCGGACCGTATCGGGGAGGAGTTCGGGGCGCCCGGCGTGTCGGTGATCGCCCCGACGCAGGGATTCGACGCGGTGGTGTTGCCCCGGCAGATCGGCATGGCCGTCATGGTCACCCTCGACCGGCGGCGGACAGTGCCGTGCCTGACCCAGGGCGAAGATGCGGTGCTGTTGGTGCAGCCGGGCACGGGCGGCGTGTTGGAGATGTGCGACTCGAGCGTGTCGGTGCGGTCCGGCGCGGATCAGTGGACGGCTCTGCCGCCGTCTCATGGGGTGCGGTGGGATACCCCGCCGTGGCATGAGGTGACTGGGGTGCCGGTCCCTTTGGTGCACGGGCATGCGGTCAAGCCTGCTGTGTCTCAGGCGTTTCATCTTGCTGCGGGAGCGGCACGGTGACGAGCCTGTACGTGCGGCGCACCGCCCGCATCCACCCACTACGGCCCCACATCGCCGACGCGGAGCACATCGACGGCGACGCGACCGCCATCATCCGCCCCTACCTCGCCGAACAGGAGGCCGCCGACCCGGACGACACGCCCTGCTGGATCGGCGACATGCCCACAGGGAGCGCGCCATGACCGAGGCATGCTTCTCGTGTCAGGAAGACATCCAGGACCCGGAGCCGGTAGGAGTTCAGGTCACCGCGGAGTCCGGGCCCGAAGGGCGGCCGCTGTACCGGTGCGCCGCCTGCACATCACAGGTCCACGCGATCACCGCCTCACTCCAGGGGTCTGTCCGGTGAGCGCTGACACGCAGCTGGCGGCGAACTGCCGCCTCGCCACCGAACACCCGGAGTACGCGGACGAGCATGAGCGGTGCCGGGGCACCACGACGGTGCAGGTTCCCGGCGGCTCGTTCACTGGGCAGCGCTGCGACTGCCCATGCCACCAGCGGCAGGCGTCGCCACCCTGAGACCGGCCCCGGCCGTCTGCGTCCCCCGCGCGGCGGCCGGGGTCACCCGTCGGGCATCAGGCTGCCCGACGGGACACCAAGCGCGCGGGCGATGGCGAGAATCCGGTCGAGCGGGGGGCTGGTGATGCCAAGCTCGATGCGGACGATGGTGCGCCGCTCGACCCCCACCCGCTCGGCCAGTGCCTCTTGGGTGAGGTTGGCCTGTATGCGGGCGTCTCGTATGCGGGCGCCGACCTGCCGACGCTGAGCGAGGAGCCAGTCGGGGAGTGGATCACGGGGCGGCACCCGACGACCGTGGTGTGATCACTGCCGAATGTCTGTGCCACAGCATGTGACAGTTTTGGATCAAGCCGGGCGGGTAACTGCTCCACTACCCCCCCAGTTGAAACACCCGTCCTGGGCCGGGGTGCGGTCCTCAATCCCAGGACGGGCCCAGCCCGGCCACCAGCCACTGGCGGCCGGGCTTTCAGCCCTTCCAGTCAATCTGTATCGCGTCGGTGTCGAAATACCGGTCCGCACCGGGGATACGGCCCCTGCGCGCGGGAAGCACCGTGACCGTCATCAGATACGCCAGAGCCGCCCGCTTACGCGACAGGTCGAACCGCGCCCAGGCCTCCTCTGGATTAGAGGACCCCACGAGCTCTCCCACGGGGTTGGCCTCCACCGCGCGGGACATGGCGTCCTGGCCACGTTTCAGCCGTGCGCGTGCGCTCTGGGACGCGATCCGCCACTCCTGCATGTCCATCTCCCCCGCACCGCGCGCCGCCGCCAGCTCATCGAGTGTCTGCCGGGCCTCCCGCATGTCCCTCTGCGCGCCCCGGACATCCACGGGGTCTTTGCGCTGGGCGAGGAGATCGGCGGCGTCTTCGGCTGAGACGCGGTCGAGGATCATGATCTGGATGTAGTCGTCGAGGAGATCGCAGCGCCGGGTGAGGTGCTTGCTGGCGCGGCAGCTGTAGGAGGGGACCAGCAGCCCGCCCCGGGTTTTGTTGCCGGTGGAGCAGCGCATCGTGGTGCCGTCCGCGCACACCCCGCACAGGTACAGGTTGGAGCCCAGGTATTTGCGTTCGTTGCCGGGGGCGACGCGCCGGCCGGGGTCGTCGAGGAGGGCGCAGACGCTGCGCCACAGTGGCTCGTCGAGGACCGCGGGCCAACTGGCGGTCCCGGCTTCCTCCCCTCGGTGTTTCAAAATGCCGGCGTTGCGGGGGCGGCGGAGCATGCCGCCGACCTCTGGACCTTCCCAGTCGCTGCCGGTGCTGGTGCGGATGCCGCGCTCATTCCAGTCGGCGGCGATGGAGCGCAGGGAGGTTCCGGCGAGGACGGTATCGGCGGCTTCACGGATGAGGGTGGCTTCGGTTTCGCGGATGGTGACGCCGTCGCTCTCGTATCCGAAGGGGCGTCTGCCGCCGAAGTACTGGCCGGACTGGGCCATCTCGTCGCGTTTACGCCGCTGTCGTTCGACCATGCGTTCGACTTCGTAGCGGGCTTGCACGCCGAGCTGGCGGGCGATCATTCGTCCGGTAGCGGTGGACAGGTCGAGGTGCCCGGCTTTGACCGTGCGGGTTTCGATCCGGCGGGGCTCACACACGTCGATGTATTCCTCCAGCTCTGCCGGAGAGCGGTGGAGACGGTCGGTGTGCCAGGCGAGGACCACGTCGATACGGCCGTTGCGGATGTCGTTGAGGAGCCGTTTGTAGCGGGGTCGGGGCTTCCCGCTGTAGGCGGACAGGTCATTGTCGGGGTAGATGCCGATGACGTCGAATCCGAACTGGGCGGCGAGGGCTTGGCAGTCCTCGGTTTGTCTGGTGACGCCGAGTCCGGCGCCTTCACGGTCACGGCTGATTCTGCAGTAGATGGCGGCGCGGGTGCCGGTTGGTGGCTGGTTGGGCATGGTTGAGCATGGCACATCAGGTGGGTGGTTGGTGTTGTTTCGCTAGTGCGGAAGGGTGGGGAGAGCTGTTTTAAGAGTGCTGGTCAGCGGCTCGGGGTGCGGATGCCGTCGGTGGCGAGGTGGGTGCTGCTGTGGGTGCGGGGGTGGTGCTGGCGCCTCCGTGGTGGAGGCTGAGGTGTTTTTTGCGGCGGACGGGTTCAGGGAGCTCGGTGTCGATGAGGTGCTGGATTCGTTCGCGTTCACGGGTGAGGCGCAGTGCCGTGTGCTTCCGGGTGAGTGTGGTGTTCTGGCGGTGTTGCGCTATGACGGTGATGGCGAGGGTGGCGCTGATGGCTATCGGGGCGATTGGGTGCATGCGCTTCTCCGTCGACAGTGGGTGGTGCCGCTGTCGGGGTGCGGTGTCCGTGCACCGTGCGCCTGCTACGGAAGGCATGCAAGGGGTTACTGTGGGGTAGTGCTTGTTCGTATGTCCCGAACAGCTTTCCTAGCCCGTCTCACGCCGCTGCTCCTCACGCTCCAGTCGCTCTTGCAAGCGCCGCAGATCCGCATCGATCAGATCCCGGACGCCCTGGACCCGCTCGGCCAGGGGGACATCCGCAGCCAGGATTGCGCGGGCGCGCGGGTCGCTGAGAATCCACCCCTGCTCACTGGCCTCCACGGCCTGGATGGCGGCTCGCTCTTCAGGCAGAGGCGTGGGGTCTCCGCCTTCGAGGACTGCCTGGAGCGAGCCGGCATCCCAGCGGAGGGCGGCGTCGATTCGGCGTTTGGTAAGGCGTCGGGGGTTCGTCTTGCCCTGCCGGAAGTCGAGCAGGGACTGGTAGGACATTTTCGCCGTAGCTGCTACGTCTTTCCACATCATGTCGAGCTGCTGGCGACGCTCGTCCATGAGCTTGTCAGCGCGTTGAAAGTCGGGCTCGTGGGAGGTCATGTCGGCAGGCTACCCGAATTGGCCCACATTTGATCTAACTGTGGCCTACTTTACTCACTCGGCGCTAACTTTTGGCCAAACCTTCACAGCCACCAAACCCCACATCACACCAAGATCCACCCGCCATCTGCGCCCCGGAGCAACCCAGCAATCACCTCCCCGGTCACCGGATCGACAGCCTCACCACCTGCATTGACATATCGCACATCCACCCGCCGCGGATCCGGCTCCGGACTGCCAGTCCGACGCCGCTCGGCGAGGCGGGCGCGCTCACGCTCCCAGTGCTCCCGCTGTGCTTCATGACGCTTCCGACGACGCTCACCCATCCCGTGCGTGCCCAGCCGGAAGGCCGCGTCCTCCCAGCTTTCCACCGGGCCAGGGCAGTCCGCGCTCGCCTCGCCGACACCTTCGAGGGCATGCTCGGACAGGTGGTACAGCTCCCCGACGTGGACGACCAGGCCGAGGCCCGCAAGCTTCTTCAACTGCCGGTACACGGTCGGACGGGAGACCGACGCAGCGCCCTGGATCTGCTGCACCGTCTGCCCGTCGTTCTCCGCGAGCGCAGCAGTGATGGCCAGTCCGCTACCGCCCAGCCCGAAGTGAGCGAAAGCGTCCTGTGCCATGAGTCTTGCCGCGGCCCGGGAGTCGATGTCGGCGTCCGTACTGTCCTGTCTCACCGATGACCCACCCGCTAGGGGCCGCAGGCTGGGGGGGCCATGGGTGGCCAAACCGTGAGACTGACCCTCCCCGGAAGGGCTGATCAGCATCCACCTCGCAGCGTCGGTCGCCGTCCCCTGGTCGAGCTGCCTCAGCAACTTCGCTTCCTTCAACCGCCGGTTGGAGGTGCGTGCGGTCTGCTGACTGCATCCCATCCGCTCGGCGAGATCCCGCTCGGAGACGGTGTGGTCCCAGCTACCGGCCTGCTCGCAGATCGCCAGGCGGGCGATGAGGTTGCGCAGGTCGGTCTTCCCGGCGATGCCCTTCCAGGGGGTGCGTTCGATGCGGGCGCGGAGGTGGGCAAGGGATGCGTGGAAGTCGAGCCGGGTGGCGATGCGGTCGGTGGAGTTGACGTGCTGCTGGGCGCCGTCCCATGCGCGTGCGAGCCACGCGTGGGCGCGGTCGTAGCCGTGGCGGTGCTGGATTTGGCGGGCGTGGGCTCCGGCTTTGTGGGGGCCGTTGAGGAGGGTGTGGGTGAAGGCGGAGCGGGTCCATCCGTTACGGGCGGCGTCGGCGGCGATGGCGCGGGTGATGGCCCAGGCGTGGTTGGAGTCCGCACTGTTGGTACCGCCGCGTTGGCGGTTCCAGGTGGCGTATGCGCTGTGGGTGTCGCCGTCGGTGAGGAGTTTGTGCATGCGGGGCGACAGAGGTGGGGTGCTCTGGCCTGCGTAGTTGCGGGCTTTTGTGTAGTTCTGGCTATGCTGTGGCACAGCGAATCTCGTCTCTGTTGCGTTCGCTCACGCCGTCGGGTGACTTGCGATCACCGCGTTCGGCCTTAGACCCCCCGGGAGGTGACCGGGGGGTCTTTTCTTGTGCCAGCCTACAGCTAAGGTCATGTCTTACCAGGTGTGGCTAGAGTTGTTACCCGTGAGTACCGGTTGTAACTTGACCTAACTTGAGTCTATGTTTGGCCCATGGCAGATATCCGACTTGATCGGGACAAGCTGAAACGCCGCCGCGAGACCAGAGGCTTCAACGTGCCCGCCCTGGCACGCGCTGTAGGCGTCAGCTCCGAGCACATCTACCGAATCGAATGGGGCACGCGCCGCCCGTCGCCCCGCCTCTACGCCAGGCTCCGCGAAGTCCTCGACGTCAACGAAGAAGAACTACTCACCGATGCCCCGGTCGGGTCGGAGGAGTCCGCCGAGTCCCCGGCAGGTGCGGTGTGAGCCCCCGGCCCGAGTCGTGGTCGCGTGCCGCCGCCGAGAAGCGTCTCGGCCCTACCGCCGTCGCAGCAGCCCGCCGCCACGTAGCCGCCGCACCCCCGCTGAGCCCCGAACAACGCGCCCAACTCCGCGCCCTGTTCCAGTCCGCCCCACCCCGCCATGCGGCCACTGACGCCGCCTGACCCACAGATGTGGGCCCGCCCCTAACTCCGCAGTCCGGGACGGACCCCTCAGTTCACCTCACCACTGATGAAAGCGAGGCTCACTGTGAGCATCCAGAATACCGACTCGATGTCCATGGCGGTCGCCGCCCTGGACGCGATGGACAACCACACCACCCGCGTCCGCGAGGTGGCGGAGCGGCTGCTCAGCGTCCACGCCGACGGCCTGCCGAAACTGCTCACCGTCCGTACCGACGCGGGGGCCTCTGGTCCCCGTCTGGAGCTCCAGCCGCGTACGAACGAGGCCGCTACGCAGTGGGCGCAGGCGCTCGGGGTGACGCTGACGGAGTCGTTCGCGGGTGACCGTGACGGCTGGCGGCGGTGGCACACGAGCGGCTCTGTCGATGTCGACGGGGTGCGGGTGCATGTGGGCGCCTGCGAGTGGGTGCTTTCGGCGGTGGAGGCCGGGGCGGCTGCGGACTCCATGGCGGTGGCCCGGTGAGCGCGGCGGGCCGTCTTCAGACGCGTGAGGGCACGGCGTGGACACTGCGCGGCCTGAGCTTTGCTGGTGAGGGCTTGTACGCGCCGGAGGCTGTGCGTTGCTGCCCGCAGCAGTTGTTGGTGACGGCGGGCGAGTTGGCGGAGCACGGTGTGCGGACGCTGGTGGGCCAGGAGGACGTGGCCGAGCTGGACGTCGCCGTCCAGGTGGCCGTGCTGAAAGGGCTGCTGGCCCCGGCAGAGGCTGCCGCTCCGCTGTCGGCCGTGCCGGAGTCGAGGTGTGTCGAGGACGAGCTGACCGGCGCGCGGCTGTCGCTGTGGGAGGAGGAGCAGGAGAACGCGCGGCTGCGGGCTCGGGTTGCCGAGTTGGAGGACGTGGAGCGTCGTCTCCTCGACCTGCTACCCACCGAGCCCCTGCCCGCAGTGATGCTCGCCGAGGACATCCCGGCCGCCCGCTCGGAGTGGGCGGTGTGGCAGCAGGTCGCCGAAGCGCTGGACGTGCAGCTGCCGTACGTGCGGCCGGTGGATGAGGACCCGATCCCGTACCAGCAGACCGAGGCGGCGGACGCTGCCGGGCCGGAGGTGACGGTGTACCGGGCGTCGCACGACTCGATCGTCATGGGCCTGTACACCGCACGCGAGGCCGCGATGGACCACGTGCACGCCGTCCTCGCGAACGAAGAGGGCTGTGACGTGACTGCCCGGGTGATCTGGCGTGCGGACGACCCGGAGGCTGACGAGCCCGTGTGGGAGTGCTGGCTCTTCGACTCCGACATGGCCGACGACGAGCCGACCGGCTATGTGGTGACGCCGCTGGAGGTCGCCTCCGCCTACGACGAGGAGGCGGACGAATGATCCGGCTGTTGGTCGTGTGCGTGTGGCTGTTCGTGGCCGCGTTCGCGTGGCTGGGGGTTGGTGCTGCTGTCGAGTGGTGGCAGCAGCCGATGCCTGCGGTGGAGCCTGCCAGCCCCGCCCCGTCCGCCCGTGAGCGTGCGGTGCCGGGTGGGGAGTTGGCGCCGTGCAGTCATGAGCTGCCGGATGTGCCGCGCTGCGCCCTGGACGGGGGCGAGGGCCGGTGACTGAGCTGCTGATCCTCGCCTCCTCGATCGCCACCTACGGCGGGCTCGCCACCGTGGCGAAGTACGCCATCGACCACGACGGGCACGTCCGCGAGGACCTGCGTCACGCCGCAGCGTTCCTCCTCGCACTCGCCGCCGCACTCGCCGCCGCACTCGCACACCTCAGGAGCCACCGATGAATGAGAGCTGCAAACCGCAACTGTCCGTCTCGCTCGACTCGACGTGGCTGCGTGCGGTGCTGCGGGTCGACGGCATCCGCTCCGACACCCTGTACCAGCTGGGTGCCACGTGGGCGGAGGACGACGGCCGCGAGGACATCACCGAGGCGCTTGACCGGCTGGCCGAGCTGGCTGTTGGGAGCCCGACAGCGGCGGAGCTGGACGCCGGGATCGACGCGTTGGACGACGCGGGCTGTTCGGAGCTCGCCGATCTGCGCATCGGCCTGGATGACGCGGAGCGGCTGCGGGACGAGTTGAACGCGGCGATCGCCAAGCTGTCCCGCTTCGGGACGGCCGCCGCGAAGGTTGTGCCGCACCAGCGTGAGCGGGGTGCAGCCTGATGAGCGCCCGGTCTCGTCTGCACGCGATGGTGCGGCACGACAGCGACACAGACACCGCCGAGTACGAGGCACGACTCGACGCCTATCGGGCCGAGGTGCTGGCCGAGGCAGCCGACGCGATCGAGCAGGCACAGTCCCGCGAGGAGACCGAAGAGATCGACCGGTTCGGGCAACTCGATTACGAGACCGAGCTCATAGGCGAAGCCGTCCGCATCAAGGCCGCACTACTGCGCCGCATGGCCACCGAGGCGGGTGGTTCCCGGTGAGCCGCTGCGCTGTCCGGCCCATGGCGAATCACGCCCAGATCGCTGCCGCATGCCGTGCCAACCCGGGCCGGTGGCAGTACGTCAGCACCCACCGGTCCAGCCAAAACGCGGGGAACCAGGTCCGCGCTATCCAGATCGGGCGGGGCACCAAGCGGGCCTCCTCCTACGAGCCGCCCGGCGCGTACGAGGCCTGCATCCACACGTGCGGCGATGACTACGGGGTGTGGGCCCGCTACATCGGCCCCCCGCTGACCTGACCGAACCGCAGCGCTGCCCCGCCCGACCCAACCAGGCGGGGCAGCACCCCGACACCCAAGGAGAACACGCCTTGAGCACCACCACCGTGCAGACCGGGGCTTCGGCCCCGGCCGCCGGCCCGACCATCCTCGGACGGTTCGAGCCCGGCTCTGAGCCGTGGCACGCTGCCCGCGCGAACGGGATCGGAGGCTCGGAGATCGCCGCAGTCCTCGGCCTCAGCCCGTACGAGTCCCGCTTCTCCCTCTGGCACCGCAAGAAGGGACTCATCGGCCCCGTCGATGAGTCGGAGGAAATGTACTGGGGGAAGGTCCACGAGCGCGGCATCTGCCGCCGGTTCGCCAAGGAACACCCCGAGTGGTTCGTCCGCGGCGCCTACACCTACGCCGCCGCTGAGCGTCCCTGGCAGATCGCCAACCCTGACCGCAACCTGTGGCCCACCGACAGCCACATCGATGACCGCGTCCCCGCCGCCGTACTGGAGGCCAAGACCTCCCGCGACGACACTGGATGGGGCAAGGAAGGCACCGACGATATCCCGGTCCACTACCGCGCCCAGGGCCTCTGGTACATGGACGTGACCGGCGCCCGCCGCTGCTACGTCGCCGTGCTGATCGCTGGCTCGGAGTACCGCGAGTACGTCATCGAGTACGACCCCGCCGACGCCCTGAAGATGCGGCAGGCCGCCGCCGAGTTCATGCGCACCCTCGCTGCCGATGAGCGCCCGGACATCGACGGGCACTCCGCGACCTACCAGGCGATCCGCGAGATCCCCGAGGGCCTCGACCCGGTCGACGTCGAGATCCCGACCCTGCTGCGCGACCGCTTCCACGCCGCCCAAAACGCCTTCTGGGCTGCCGAGGACGAGCTCACCGCCTGCAAGGGCGAGTTGCTCGACGCGATCGGTACCGGCCAGCGCGCCGTCTGCGAACGCCAGCGCGTCGCCACCCGCACCGTCCGCGACGGCCACACCTACTCCCTGATGCCCGCACGCACTCGAAGGAACGCCCGATGACTGAGAACACCGTTTCCAACGCCGTCGCCGTCCGCGACACCGGGCCCGGCGCCATGGTCGAGCAGTACAGCCAGGAATACGCGGCGCTCGTTCCCTCCCACGTCAACGCCGACCAGTGGATCCGCCTCGCGGTCGGCGCCATCCGCGGCAACCCAGACCTGGAGACGGCCGCCAAAAACGACGTCGGCGTGTTCCTGCGGGAGCTGAAGACAGCAGCCCGTCTCGGTCTGGAGCCCGGCACAGAGCAGTTCTACCTCACTCCGCGCAAGTCGAAGGCCCACCGCGGCCAGAAGATCATCAAGGGGATCGTCGGCTATCAGGGCATTGTCGAACTGATCTATCGCGCTGGGGCCGTGTCGTCCGTCGTCGTCGAAACGGTCCGCGCGAACGACACCTTCCGCTACGTCATCGGCCGCGACGAGCGCCCCGTACATGACGTCGACTGGTTCGGCGGGGGCCGTGGCGATCTGGTCGGCGTGTACGCGTACGCGGTGATGAAGGACGGCGCCACTTCGAAGGTGGTCATCCTCAACCGCGATCAGGTGATGGATGCCAAGGCCAAGTCTGACGGCCGGAACTCCGACTACTCGCCGTGGAACACCAACGAGGAAGCGATGTGGCTGAAGACGGCCGCGCGGCGCCTCGCGAAGTGGGTACCGACGTCCGCCGAGTACATGCGCGAGCAGCTGCGGGCGCAGGCCGAGGTAGCCGCTGAACTTCCTGCGGGTGACGGGCCGGTGATGCCGCCGTCGTCTGCGGGGCTGCCCGACGACGAGGACGACGGCCCGATCGAGGCCGAGTTCGTCGACGAGCCTGGTCCCGTCGAGTGGCCTGAGGCCGCGCAGCCGGGATCGGGGGCACGCTGATGCGCGTCAGCCGCCGCACGCTCGTCGCGGAGAACCGCGAGCTGCGGGCCAGGATCGAGCGGCTGACCGAGCAGCGCCACGACGACCGCGATGACACGGAGACAGAACGCGGCGCCCGGAAGGAGGCAGAGCGGCTGGTGGCCGAGCTGCGCGGCAAGCTCCGCACACTCACCGCCCGACACGAGGCGCTTCAGCGGCGGTACGACGCGGCGGTCGGGATGGACGATCCGCAGGTCGCAGCGGGCCGTGACTGGCAGTCCCGCCGTGCGGACCGGCCCGGCCCCGGGAAGACCGCCCCGTCGACGCCGTCGGCGCCGCTGCCGGTACGCGAGCCGGGCGAGGTGGCGTCGTGACCGGCCTCGATCTGGCAATCACCATCGCCGTCACCACCGTGGCCGTGCTGCTGCTGTGGACCGCGATGGTCCGGGTCCAGACCCGTATCGCCCCCACCGTGCCGGAGGGGATGACGACGCGGCTGTGTGACTCGGTGACCTGCCGCCGTCCGGTGCCGCATGTGGTGATGCCGTGCGGCGCCGCCCTGTGCACCCGGTGCGGCACTGAAAGCCCCACCCCCTACCAGACGCCCTGAAACCGGTGTTGCCGGGCCGGTCGAGCCCTCCCCCACGGTCCCGGCCCGGCAGCGCCCCAAACCCACCTCCCCGGGAGGCACCAATGCCCCGCACTCGCCCCGGCAGACACCGCGCCGTCGATGAGGTCGCACGCCTGGAACGCGAACTGGCCGGAGCCCAGCTCCTCATCGACGGCCTCCGCATAAAGGTGGCCGACGCCAACGATGCCCGCGACAAGGCCAACGAACGCGCCAACCTCCTCACCGAAGCAGACACCCGCGCCGGACGGCTGGAGGCAGAGGTCACCGTGCTGCGCGCCGCGCTGGCCAACGCGCGGCGCATATCGGTGCCGTCTGGAGAGCGCGATGTGGACGACGACGACCAGCCCACCGAGCCGATAGACGTCCGCCCGCTGTGGGCCGTGACCCAGCTGAGCCTGGAGGCATGACGCATGGGCCTGTTCGAGTTTTTTGACTGGCTGTGGGTCGTGGCCACGGTCGCCTGGGCTGGGGCTCCCGTCGCGTTGATCGCCCTCGCTGTGTGGGCGGCCCGGGTCGCTCGCCGGAAGGCGC